ATTAGAAAAAAAGTATTAGAAAAAAAGTATTAGAAAAAAAGTATTAGAAAAAAAAAACGGTGTTGAAAAGTTGAAAGTTTTCAACAATATTAAAAGTAGTTTTCAATATTTTATTTTCCTATATATTTTCTTCTTCCCGGACCTTTATATATATTATTTGCGTCTGTTAACATATAAATAGTATCTGGATTTTTTTATTTTATACAATTTTCGGAACAAACATATTTTAAAATTCAAGGTATCGGGCGGATCTTGGAATCCATAATTTACAAACTGTTCATAAAATCAATATAAAAACTACTTTTAATTTTTGCGGCAATGGTGTATAATAATAGTATCAAATATGAAAGTAGGAATTAGCAATGGAACGAATAAAAGCAAATAATCAATTTTTTGGAAAAGCGTTTGAAATTTTGGTGGTGGAAACACTAACCGGAAAAACCCCCGAAAATTCAGTGCTTGAAAAGTTTTCTGATTTGTCTGAAATTCGTGCGGATGTCAACAACTTTTTAACGACTTTTGGTAACCATAAGAATGTAGAATGGTGTGGAAATCATACTAAAACCGCCGTGTGTGATTTGATAGCAGACGGAAAACACATTGAATTGAAGTATACAAGCAGTGGAAACGGAACTTATTATAATACCACTATTTATCAAATGATTGAATATGGTTTTGACTATAGAGATTATATGAATTATTTTGCTCTTTATGACGGCATAGCAACTATACCAAATATAAGCATAAATAAAAAAGCAGGTTCTCCAGTATCTATTGAAGATTCGCTTTACATCCGGAACAATTTTCCAAATGAATATAAATTTATTTCGGGCATTGAAAAACGGTGTAGAGAAAAATTTGTTAATGATTTATTTGACTATTTTTCACAAAATTTTAATGTTTTTATTGACTTTTTGGATAAAATGTTAAGAAAAGAAACAAAAAATGGACTGCCGGACACAATTTATATATATAATTATAAGAAAAAAGAAACAAAAGTTCTTGAAATTGATAAGATTTTAACAATTTCGCAACATTTAGAACTAAAAAAGACAACAAATTCTTTAAAATATGGCAATATTCGTATTGCTTTTGGTTGGCAAAATGGAAATGGTTTAAATAATCCAACTATCAGAATATTTATAGATTAAAAGTATTGAGAGGGTAAATATTTATCCTCTTTTTTTTTGTGGTGCGGACCGTTGAATTTGAAATAGACTGGCGGGACCAATTACGTGATAAAAAGAAAAGAGGGAATCCAAAAGGAAACCCTCTTTATTTTAGCCTTTAAGAATACTTCTTAATCTATAATCAATTTTTTTTAAGAACGACAAGACTTCTTCTTCTGTTATATTTGAATTATTAAAACCTCTAAATTCTACTGTTTCATTCATTGATGTGCTATATCGACAAGTATAAACGCTTTTTGATTTATCATTTTTCTGTCTGATAAAATAAATTAGAGAAAAATTTGCAGCAATATCATCACAATAATAGTATCCAACACAATTATTTTGTTGTTGTCCTTCTACAATTAAATCTTCTAAAGAACGAGGAACAACGACACAATAATTTTCTGTTGTCATATCTTCTATTTCAAGAATTTGTAATTCATTTTTAGCAATTTGTTTTAAAGATTTGGCGTTTTCTTTTAAACAATAGATTTTATAAATGCGGTTAGATACTTTGAAAAAATCGTCTTGTGGTTTAACTTCTTTCCATAATTCCGGCATTTCGTCCAATAAATCAGTAATTCTATAAAGTTGTTCTTTGTTTATTTGTTTTTCACTATTGTTTTTTAAAAGTCTTGCTAATTTGATAAGGTCTTTTTTTTCAAAAGCAAAAAATTCATCGTCACCGAAAATATCTGGATATTTTAAACATACTTTTTGTAAGTCTTGTGGCATTTGCTGTTTAATTCTTTCAAGATTTAAGAATTTACCATAGTAACATGAACTGAAAGGTACTCTTTCATCTAAACAGAATTGAATAAATTTACCGTTAAACATTTCGGAATCAATACTAATGCGTCCGTTGAAATTTAAATTTGGATACAATTCTTTCAAGGAAATAGCTTTGTCTATCAATTCAATTTTTTCCCACTTTGCATCATATTCAGTTAAATATGGGTTAAAAATTGTTGATAACAATTCATATAGTAAAATTGTGTCCACATTAGCACAAATATCTCCATTTTCAGTCAACAGAGAAATGACACCGCCAGAAAAATTTAAGTCATAATCTTCAAAATTGATTAAAGCTTGTTTTTTAGGAACATCAATAACCATTTTGCGTTTACTATCAGCATCATCAAAAGTATAAACACCCTTAACTCTTGTCAAAAAGAACATAGTTAAAACCTCTTTTCTTTAATTTCTATATTTATTATAGCATATCCAGAATCAAAAGTAATTATGTTTTTCTAAAAGAAATGTAAACTGTTTATGAATTGCCGCCAACCGGGACCGTATATAAAATAAAAATAGGGACACCCAATTTCTGGGCATCCCTTAACAGTCTATTCAAATTTATATCTTATTCTTCTGCTGCTGCTGGAATATCCTCTTTCAATGCATCTGCTTTTCGCTGTGCTCTTTCCGCTCTTTCCTTAATATCACGAGCAATCTTTTCTTTCTTTTTACGGGCATTTGCTGCTTTTGTGTTCTCTTTTGCTACTACGTAATCGTCATAAGCAGTAGCAGCTTCTTCAAAATCGAAAGCCGGAACTGGCTGTTTAGAACGAACAGTTTCAAACCAGTTCTTAATTTTTGGGTCAATAGTGACAACTACATCTTGTGGGAATCCGTCTGAATCAGTCAAGGAAACCTTGAAACCGATTTCATTTGTCAAGCTGTTAGTACCTGTTCGCAACATATGAACATTTTCTTCACCAAACTGCTCTGTTAATGTGTTGATGAAGAACTCAACCATCTTCTGCTTGATAACGGTTTTCATCTGGTTGTTGGTGGTAGAAGCATCCTGTGTGAAGTTAATCATGTTTTCCATAAAAAATTCCATTTCTCTGTTTTAACGACTTTATCAGCTGTCATTCTCTTTACTACTCTTATATTATATCACATTTTTCTCAATTTGTCAAGTAAACATTTTATGAACTCTTTACCATTCCTTTCTAATTCTATTCGATTGCTATCGTTCTTTTCTTTACCTCTCTTTCTCTCTTTCACTATAATTATTATAGCACACATCCGGCAAAATGTCAAGCAAAAAGTTTTCAACAATAGCCGCAATTTTTTGTCTATTTTGACGAAAACGGCGGTTGCGGACCTATCATCCGTAAAAAAAACAAAAAGTTCACAAAAACCAGTATACTTGTTAATTTTAAAAGCGTATAATAGAACTATAGCTTAAAGAAAGAAAGAGGTAAAACCGCATGAAAAAAATTATTGTATTAGATACAGAAGGCATGAGTTCTCATAATCCATATAATATCGGTTATGTTGTCGCTGATAGAAACGGCAATATTTATTTAGAACGAAATTTTGCCTATTTGCCTGCTATCATTGAAAATGTAATTGATTGTGAACCAGCAAAAGAACTTGTTATTCGTGGAGCTTCTGAAATACTTGAAACCGAAAAATATTTCTATGTAAGGGATAAGCAAGAAATTTTGAATACTTTAAGAAATGATATTATAGATAATAAAGTATCTGATATTTGGGCTTATAATTGCCCTTTTGATAGTCGAATGTTAAGTAAGCTTTTTGGGGCTGAATGTGTTGAAGAGTTAGGTATCACATTCAAATGTATTTGGTCGGCAATTGTCTTTAGCAAACTATTGTCTAGAAATTATTTTAATTTTATTGAGAAGAACAATTATTTAACAGAGAAAGGTAATCCAATCTCAAAAGCTGAAATTGTTTATAGATACCTCTTTGATGAAAATAATTTCATAGAAGAACATACCGCTTTAGAAGATTCTAAAATTGAATTATCTATTCTTTTGAAAGCCTTTAAGACTAAAAAGAAATTAGTATGGGATTGCCGCCAGCCGTGGAGAATACTAAAAGAAAAATATGATAAAGAAAAGAGGTAAATCCTCTTTTTTTTATCTATAGGACCGTTGGTTCGGACCTTTCATAGAAAAAAAACAAACGGGAATCTTTCAATTCCCGAATGCTTTCGTTTTATATATTATCGTTAATAAAGTCATTAATACGGTCAATAATTTCTTCATCAGCACCATCTATATCACAATTATTTTTATATTTACATTCTACAATATCTTGTTTATCAATATTATAACGACAAGTAATATAACTCTTTTCCGGCTTATCTTTCTTTCTTAAAAAGAAGATACAATTGTCACCTCTTTCTATACTATCATTATAATAATATCCAACGCAATTATTTTGCTGAATACCTTCATCGGCTAAATCCATAACATTTTGCGGAACTACTACAACATAATCATCAAAACATTCCCCATTTAAAAAATTTAATTTTTTCAAAGTGCTTTCAAAAGCTTTATTGTCAATAAATTTTTGCTGTTCAATAATTCTACAATTTTGAGATATTGTACGATTAGTGTTTAATAGTTTTTTATTTTCGTTTGTTAACATATCCATTAAATCACAGAAATTTTTAATATCATTGACTGCTTCTTCCGCTCTCAAATGACAGACAGTATACTTTATAATTTTTAATAATTTAAAAAGCGTTTCTTTATCTACATCATCCAGTGCTACATCATGAAATTTCATTATAACATAATATGGTTTTAATTCTTTTGGAATAGAATCTTCTAATTTCTCTCGATAATATTGTTGTGTTGAACCCAAACAAACAACTTTTCCATGTTCTCTACACCAATTTAAATAATCTTTTGTTAATTTCAAGTTACACATATCTTCTAAATCTATGTAATATTTTAAATCTAAATTCTGTATAGCAATAGAAACAAAGCTTTCTGCTCTACGATAATCTTCAAAAGAATTCCCACTCACATGGACTAAAAAAGAAAGTAGAGAAGTTTCGCTATCATAAGCTTTTGGATGCTGACAGCACGTAAAATAAAATTGTGTCACATCAGACGGCAATTTTTTAATTTCTTTACCATTAGACAGAATCTTGTCATTCAAAAAGTCGATAACATAAAGTCGGTTGTCTGTCTTAACTTCAATAGTTCCCTTGTTCTTTCTCATGGTCAAAATGTTCATTTTAATTCCTCTTTCCGCTGTCTAACAGCTTTCTTAATTTCTATATTTATTATAGCATATCCAGAATCAAAAGTAATTATGTTTTTCTAAAAGAATCATGAATAATTCATTAAAATGTGCCGCCAAAAATTTCCATAACAGAGTTGCGGACCAATAGCTGCAAAGAAACACGGCGACTATAGCAGTCACCGCATTTCGTTTAGTGATTAACAAATTGGCAAGTAATTTTCTTCTCCGTGGCTTTACATTTTTTCTTACGAATTTTTTTCAATTGCTTTTTGCTATAGCAATCTTCAATGTATTTGCCCGTAGTCATTTTCTTATAATCACAGTTTTTCATATTTATCAATTCCTTTCCTTTACTATGGTTATATTATACCATTTTTCTGGATGCTTGTCAATGGATTTTTTATGAACTTGCGGCAAGTCATAATAACTCATCGCCATGTTTTTAGTATTTAAAAAATTCAAAACCGTCTTCATCAAAACAAAATTGCTGTCCATCAGAAATATCAATCATCATATCCAAATACAAGCTATCCGGAATCATTAAAGACTTTTTGTTAAATTTTGCTACTTTATCAAAATAGTCACATACAGCCGACAAATTATCAACCATACATTCCATAACATGAAAATCAGAAAGCATATAGTTCGCAAAATCATCAGCATTCAAATTTACAATTGTGTTTTCAGTGTGGTCAAAAAATCTCATGATAAAAACTCCTATTCTCCACATTTAATTGAGTGTGGTTCTCTTTACTACTCTTATATTATAGCATACTTTTCTCAATTTGTCAAGTAAACATTTTATGAACAAGCTGCCGGGACCATTAAATTCTAAATGAATTGGCGGCAAGTCACAACAACTCACCGCCACATTTTAACAATATTCTTTTAAGTATTCTACTTCACTAATCAATTCTTCTTTTAGGTCTGAACACAGCCAGAATTGATTGTTAAAAGTAGTAAATGGTTCTTTAGCCAAAAGTCCATTCAAAATATCATTATTTGAAATAAAGTCGGCTAAATCAGTTTTTGCTTTTGCTAATTTGTTTGCCATGGTAAAAAATTCAGTTAGCTTTTGAGAATCCTCTTCAATACAATTCCAAACATCACCATTTAACATTTCATCAACAAAATCGAGTTCACTTAAATCAATAGTTTGTTCTTCTGAAAGATTAAAAAATTTCATATTTCCTCCTATTAGATAAAGCCTTTAAAGCCTGTTTTAGCTTTATAAATTTGTTCTAAATGATAAACTACATTTCTTTTCCCTCTGAAATTTACTTGAACTGCAGACACTTTAGAAACAATTTTGCCGTTTCTCTGGAAAGTTCCACCACCATCTTCTTTGAATTGTCGGCACACATTGTTATTATCATCGAACAACCACATTTCATCAGTTCTTTCTATTGTTGAAAATTTAGGCGTTCCAAAATTCACAATAGCAATTTCAGAGATAAACGGCAAATTCTTTTTAATCCATTCCATTTTCTCTTGATAACAAATTTTTAAATAATCATCACTAACATTTTTCGGCAACCACGTTGAAACGGCGAACTTTACGCCAATTTTCAAAAGCTTGTTAATGATAGTATCAAAAGATTTGCGTTCAACCATAAGCATTTCTTCTTTTGAAAACATACCCACTTCTTCACGCTCAATTCTTTCAATAGCTTTTGTATAACCTTCATTATACAAATCATACAGAGTGTTGTCCAAATCAAATACAATTTTTGTTTCCATTGAGATTTCCTCTTTTCTTTAATTTACTATAGTAATTATAGCACACTATCACCACAAAATAAACAGATATTTCTTTAAATAATTGTAAATTGTCTATGAATTGCGGGCTCCGGACCTGTGTTCTGTATCCTTAACAAAAAGTTAAAAAACATTTCTTATTATATAGTAGATTTTAGCGGCGACCTGTGCTATAATTATTATAGAAAGTTAAGGAAAGGAACTGATAGAAAATGTGATATTGTTCATAGAATGTTTACTTGACAAATCGGCAAAAACGTGTTATAATAATAATAGAGTTAGGGGAAACGCTCTTAACCACAACTTATTTAAAAAGGAGATTTTATTTATGGCTTATTATGTAAAGAATTTGAATGACTATTGCGAAAAGTGTGTTGCTGAAAACGTATCTATGTTTCAAGGCTCTGAACGATGGGGGTTGCTTGTAAATTCGCCAGCTGGAACGGTTATGATTGTAGATACTGAACGAGGACTTTCGTGGGCTGCTCACTGTCATGAAGATGATGAGTTTGATTTTAACATTGGCTTTACTTATGCTTATCACAGAATGAGGGGTTGGGATTTGCCAGAAGAAAAGAAGAAGCCAAAGGTAAAGATTGAAGCACTTGAAACATTTGATACTTTTATATATCGTGGGCATAAATTTAGATTTTTGGGATATACAAAGTACGGAAATGATGTAAATGCCGAAATGATTGGTTATGAAGGCAAGTATGCTACCTTTAGTGTAGGTACAGAGGTAGAAATAGCATAAAGAAAATGGGGATAGGTTAGAAATAGCCTATCCCTTCTTTTTATGCCACCTCGGACCTAAGTTTTATTATTAAAAAAAACAGACCTCTCATTTCTGAAAGGTCTAGTAATTTTTTATTTAAGATAGTTGTTAATTAGTTCATCTATTTCTTTTGCGAAAGTCCAGAATTGTTCATGGGGTTCTTTGTTATTTTTTTCTTTCAGTTCAATTGTTTTTCCAACGCTTACGTTATAACGTGCGGTTGCTACTGATTTTTTAGGGTTGTCTTTTCTTCTGATAAAATAGATATAATCTCTACCGCAAAGAATATTATCATTGTAAAAACTACCAACGCAATTATTTTGTTGCTTGCCTTCATCTATTAAATCGTCAAGCTTTTGCGGAACTACTACAATATAGTTTCCTTTAGTGAATTGGTTTATAAAGTTAATCTTTGTTAAGTTTTTAATAAATATTTCTTTTTCTTTTTTATCTCGATATTCTCTTATTATTTCTAAATTTCTTTCTATACTTCTGTTAGTATCTAAAAGTTTTAGCCCTTCTTCTGGATTATCCATTAAAAAACAAAATGTATCGTAATCAGGCACGACACTACGATAGCAGCAAAAACTATTTATTAAAGTCTTTTTAACAATTTTCAAATAAGTTTTTCCACATTCAGTTTTTAAAAAGTTGATAATATTGGTAGAACTCATAATAAGACTGTTTAAAATTAAAGCAATATAAGGATACCATTCAATAGAAAAACTTTCTTTTATTTGTTTTTCTAAAAGAAAATTAATCATATTTTCATGTGAAAATATTTCTCTTTTTTCTTTTAACCAGTTAACAAAACCCGTTGGAATATGTGATTCTATTCTACTACTTAAATAGCATTCAAGATTGTTTTCATAACAAATAGAAATTGCTGATTCCAAACGTCTTAAAGACGCTAAAATAGATTCTTCTCTTCTGCACCACCATAGCAAATAACGAAAGTGAATAACACCTTTTATTTGTGATAAAAGGTCTTTATGATAGTTTTGATAATCATCAGCATCATCATCTATATGAATATACTTTTGTAAAACAGTAAAATCATAAAATGTTTCATCTAAAAGGCTATCATATACAGTTCCTTTATTCAAATCAGCCACACAATAAATATCGGGTCTTTCAGTATAGAAATAAAGCTTTTCTTTCTGCTTTTTGAAGTTCACAAAATCCATAGTAAAACCTACTTTCTTTTTAATTTCTATATCTATTATAACATGAATTGCCCGAAAAGTCAAGTAAACTTTTTATTGACAAATTTTTAATAGAATGTGCCGGGACCATAAAATGATGCTCTTAACAAATTATTAAAAATATTTTTAATAAATGTAGTAGATTTTGGCGGCGACCTGTGCTATAATAATTATAGAAAGTTAAGGAAAGGCGGTAAAACCGATGATAAAGAAAACAAAAACGGTTGAATTTATTCGTTTCTTCAACCCAAAAACACACAAACTAATTTTCAAAATGCCGACAGTAAACAGCAATTCTATTCTTCTGGATTCAGAAATTCGACAATCTGTTCCTTTTAGCGTTTATAGTGAAATTTATAATTCTATCACTGGAAAGGAATTAGAAAGCGATGGTTTTTCTACTTATGATTTTTGTACTAACTTTTTGGAGCAGTTTGAAGACGATTCAGAGGGGACTTATTGCTATCTTAAAGATGAAAAAAACTTCATCGACTTTTGTTCAGAAGTGGTAGAAATTACCTACCCAGAGAATGCTGACTATTATCTTGTTCAATGGGAAAATAGTTATGGAAACTGGCAGAACGATAATAGCTTTAAAACAATAGAGCAGGCTTTAGAATATTGTGATAATGATTTGAATAAATATGAATTGATGAGAATTATTCCGCAATATTTCGGTAAATATTTTCAAGAAGAACCAAAAGAAAAAGGCGGTTGCTCATTTAAAGATTGGAGAAATTTTCTATTTGGGAGAATTGGAACGACCTTTAAGATGTTGTGGCCATTCTAAATATGAAGATGTTTTGTATGAATTTGATGGAGGAAGCAATACTAATATTTACAGATTAAATTCAAGTATGATAGTTTACATCAAAAAAGAAAACAAATAAATAAGGCAGGCGGTAGATTTTTTCTATCGCCGTTTCTTTCGACCGGACCGTAATAATAATAAAGTAAAGGGGCTATTGATTTAGCCCCTCTTATCAAACTTGTGTCCATTCTTTTTCTTTAATATCACTTAAACTCAACTTTAAATCACCTTTAAAATCCTTTACAAATTCTTTTGCTTCTTGGTAAGTTTTAAAGAAAGCAATGGGGATAGGAAAACGAGCGTTATTATCAGCAATATCAATCATATAAAAATCAGCTGCTTTTTTCTTTTGTGGAATCAAGTAAAAATAACTATAAAAATTGGAGTATGCGTTCTTTGTTTTCAGAACGGATTTAAATGCTTCAACCTTGTCTTTCCAATTATCATCATCATCAATAATAGTATAGTATTCAGAACAATGTTTACAAAAATTAGAAAAACTTACATTGTCTAATGAATCCTTTGCCATTTCATACATCCTGCAAAGAATACCATTCTCAAAGCAGCATTCTTTAGAAGCATCTCTATTATTATTATTTGTAGTTCCAATATACATATCGGTTTCGACATTAAAAATTTTATAAGTCATTTTTATCTCCTCCATCTTTTTAAGATGATATTATTAACATTCATATTATTCTTATTACAATATTCCATAGCAGATTTATAATCTGAAAACGCTATTTTTAAATCGTTGCATTCAACTAAATAATAATCAGCGTCTACCACGTTTTTTTTGGAACTAAATAGAATCCATAATAAGGGCTATCAGAAGATTCTTTCATTATATCTAACATTTTTTCTCTTTGGATAAATACCTTTTCGCATTTTGAAAAAAAGATATGAAGTTTCTCACAAAAAAATTGAATTGTTGTATCAGTTAAATACTTATGTGTGTAATCATACATTTTAAAAATAGCATCATCTTTTAAATAACAATACTTCACATAAACAACTTGTAATATAAGAAAATCATCTAAATAATTATTATTATACTCTGTTGACGTTATGTATTCACCAGTTTTAATATTATAAACCTCGTATGTCATACTCTTTTCCCCTTTTAATAAACAATCAAATAATCATCAAACAAATCCATGTCATAAGTCATTCTAACTTCCATCTTGCCAATGACTTTTTCTGGCACTGTTCTATTTCTTTTCAAGTTTCTTTTATAGCAATCTTTAATTGGTGTGGACATTTTAACACCAATTTTCGTATAGTCATTAGTCAACAGCTTTAGAATGTTTTCTTTCTCTTTCCGGCTAATATTTGTAGCATCATAAACAATGTTCTTTTTTCCTTTTGCTGCTTTTGCTATTTGATTAAACACTTCTTGAAAAGTTTCTCTGTTGTGTTGTTGGTCTTGTTCATTTCCCCATAGTTCCAGTCTAATAGAATCAGAGCCAATATAAATAGCATTATCCAATTCTTTTAGCTTTTCTTTTGCCCATGTAGTCTTTCCAGAAGCTGGAACTCCAATCATTAAATAAATAGTTGGCATTTCTCTTTCCTCCTTAAAAAATGTAAACATATTCTTCTTTCTGAATCTGAATCGTTTCTTTTGTAATCACATCTCTTGCAGTTGTTTCACCTGTTTTAATATAGAGCCGTCCGTTATACTTAAAGCAAGAGAAATAAATAACAGTAGAAAATCTAATCATGATTAGTTCTCCTTTCCATCTTTTAAAGCGTTCTTTAGGTATTCAACATAGCTGCCATAGATAGCAGACTTCTCTTTGTGTTCACGTTCTAATCGTTTACATTCTAAAAGTAAATCTAGAATTTCAGCTTTTGAAACTCTCCCACAACGATATAGAATCAGTGCCACGGCAATTGAATTTTCCATTTCAACCGCTCCTTTCCTTTACTGTAATTATATTATAGCACAGTTTTCTCAAAAAGTCAAGTTAATTTTTTTAGGACAAAAAATTAAAAAATTATTGCCACCAGCAGGACCGTAGTAAGATTAAAAAATGAAGGGAATTGAAACCAACTCCCTTCCAATTTTATTCAATTATACGCTCATATTCTCCCCATTTTTGCGGCACAATGTTGTTGATATTAATATTTTCTTTATTACAATATTCTACAGCCAAATTGTAATTTGAAAAAGCAGCTACAACATAAGTATCATCACATCCGTAATCTTGAACATCAAAATAATCAGCCTTTACTGTTTCTTTTCGTATTACATAACGGGATGTAATATAAAATAAGTATTCTCTTTCTTTTTGTGCTTGTTTGAAGTCTTCTATTGTATTATATAAATACCCTTCACCCACAGAAGCGTAGCAACTATAAGAAAACCAATTTTTCACAAAGTCTTCCAAAGAAACTTCGTGAAATTTAGAATGGAAAACTGGATACATCTTTTTTAAAATTTTTTCATCAAAACCATTTTCAAAGTATACATCATTTGTCAAACCATTCTTTACTCTACCTATTTTTTTGTAGGTATTCGCATTGAACACATCCCAAACCAATTCTTTTCTTATAATTTCTACTTTAGCCATAAGCTTTTCTCCAATTCTCTGTGTTAACGACTTTATCAGCTGTCTTACTATGTTTTAATTATAGCACATTACGTTCTAAAAGTAATTATGTTTTTCTAAAAGAACTATGAAATAATTGTAAATTGAGATGCCGGAACCATGAACTCATTTAATCACAACAATTTAAAGTTTCTTAACAATTATTCACATTTTATCTATTAACAAATATCCGAAAAGATGCTATAATAATAACATACTAAAGAACAAGGAAAGTTCTAAAAACCAGAAAAGCTTTATATTATGGGAAAATATTTTTATGTGGATAATCTTCATGAATACGGACGTAAATTGAGTTGTAAAACTAAATTATCTCCTCTTAATTGAAATTTTACCGAATTAGAAGATGGTGTTTATTGCTTATATAACAGAAAAACTGGAAAAATTGTAATGTCAAGGAAACATCCAGAAGATAAATCAGATTTTTACATTGCTTTTGCTATTTGTTACCATAAATATATGGGATGGGCAGAACCAAAAGAAAGAGTACCCGCAATAGCAAAACAGGCTGCTCAATTAAAGATTGGAGAAATTTTTTATTTGGGAAATGTGAAACGACTATTAAAATGTTGTGGCTATTCTAAATATGGAGATGTTTTGTATGAACTTGTTAAGGAGAACGATTATCATATTTACAGATTAAATTCCAGTGCGGTAGTTTACATCAGAGAAGAAAACAAATAAAACAATGGGCGGTAGGAGAACCTATCGCTTTTTTTTATCTGCCGGGACCGTAGTTTTGTAAAGCAATAGGACTTCCATTTCTGAAAGCCCTACTATTTTTTAAAATTCAAAAGTCCAAGTTGGTAGTGCTCCCTCTGTTGGTAAGTCATTTGCTGCTATCGTTTTAACTCTTACTTTTTTATCATTCTTAACTTCTTTTGTTTCTATAATTTTTTTAATAAATTCACTTGATTTGAGAATTGCTTTTATATCTTCCTCTTTAGACACTTCATCATTAAATTTGTATCTTGCTTCTTCCGTTTCATTAGTTTCCACATTAAAACGGCAAGTAATATAACTCTTTTCCGGATTATCCTTTTTTCTAATGAAATAAATAAAATTCTTTCCTTTACTCATAGAATCATTATAAAAAGAACCTATACAATTATGCTGCTGTTCACCTTCGTCTATTAGTTCTTTTAGCGTTGTCGGCACAATGAAACAATAGTCTTTATAAACCAAAGTTTCTAATTCTTTAATTCTCTTTTGGCTCTTTTTGATTCTTTCTTGGTTTTCTTGGTCTTTTAATAATTTATAATTTTTACCTACGGCATTTGTTGCTAAAGCAAAAGAAGACTGAGTATCTATTAATTTAATTAATTCTGGATAAGTTGCTACAGCGGTAAACACATTAGAAAGCTTATGACAACCATCAAAAGTATATTCACCATACTTTAAAAGGCTGTTTTTATAACACCTTAAAATTTTTACAACGTCTCTTTTTGGTAATTTGCTATTATTTATCATTTTATCAAATTGTGCTACCAATAGTCTAACGTCTTCTGGATAGTCATTAATTTTTTTACTTAACTGAAAAGCTTCATAACTAATTTCATTAAGTGTTATATCATTCTTTAAACAAAAGTCCACAAATCCTTCTGGAATGTCGCCATTATAGTCCAAAAAAACATTTAAATTTGGATTAGAAATCGTTAAAGAATAAATTTTATCCCTCTTACGCATTTCGGAAAAGAAATGCTTTTTTTCTTTTCTAAAACCAATACTTATAAGAATGCTGGGTTCCATTATCTTTGGTTCTTCCCAAATACCAGAAATAAAAGTTGTAAACTGCCCCTCATCACACGCTTTAGATAAATCTTCAAATACCGTTGTTCTCATAGTTTCATAATCAATAATTTCTCCCGTTTTATTATTGATTATAATTTCTTTTTCAATATCAACATAAAGTTCCCATTCTTTATATCGAATAATGTAAATGTTTTTGTTCTTTTCAAACGAAAAATTTTTCATAGTTTTACGACCTTTCTTTCATTTTCTATATTTATTATACCACATCTTTTTTCTATTGTCAATTATTTTCTTGTTAAATTTTTATGAACAGTGGTCAGGACCTTTGTAAGATAATAGAACAGAGGACTTGCGGCAAGCCCTCTTTATTCTTTTAGTCAAAATTATATTTCATTTCGGTTGTTGGCGGCAATGGCTTTGTTTTTATTCTTTGGAGAATTTGCTGAATCTGCAGAAGAGAATTTTTTACTTTTCTTCTCTCTGTTCTTATATTATAAAGTTTATCATATTGTTCAGCTTTCTCTTCTATTGTCAACTCGCCATTTGCTTCAATCCAATGTAGAACCTTTTGCTGTTTTTTGTCTAGTTCTGATTGCTTTAGAGATAGGTTTTTTGCTTCGTTCTGCAAGTCCTTTAAATAGGAATTAAATTCCATAAAATATTCATTTGTTCTTACAAAGGTTTTTTTCATGATAGTCTACCAACTTTCTTTTTTTTTATTTTTTTTTCAGTAGTAATGGTTTTCTTTAATTTCTATACTTATTATACCACATCAAGAATTAAAAGTAATTATTTTTTTCTAAAAGAAATGTAAACTGTTTATGAATTGCCGCCAATGCGGACCTTTCTTTTCTTTTATATTTTCTTTTCTTTTTATTATTTATATTATTATTATAATAATAATTTTTCTAAAAGCTAATTAACTAACCCTAACCCCTATAAAATATTATATAATATTTCTATACTATAAGTCAATATTTTAACAATAGTAAAAAAAAGAAAAATAAATAAAAAGAAAAAAGCGTAGCAATGAACTCGCCAGCGTTAGCTGTCGAGAAATTCGGGTTCTTAGGGCGTAATTTCACGCCCTAAGGGGGTAGATAGGGGTTGAGAAACCCCTATCATGGGGTTCGGGCAAATTAAATAGTAGTATAATATATAGGTCATAATCTAATAATAGAAATAGAATCTATTAAGTCATAGCGAACCATTCAATTACAGAACCAGAGAGGCTAAAATAGCCCTCTTTTTTTATTATTCAATTTCTGGCACTAAAATAAAATGTCCATACAAATTCGGAAAACAAGTTTGATTCCGCATAATATCTTTTAGTTGCTCTAAACTATATTTTTGAATATCAGCGACAACATAACGGTCAATAGCCCGGCATTCATCACAAAATTGTTCAAAAGTCAAATTCAAAATTGTATGTCTTCTGGCATAATCATACATTTTGTAAAGAACAAGATTTGCAAAACAACATTCTTTCTTCGGGTCTTTTCCTCTGTTCTTTGTGGTAGCGATATAAGTATCGGTTTCGGCATTGATAATAGCATACGTCATAAAGCAAATTCCAATCTCTGTTTTATTGAGTTTATCAGCTCTCTTGTTATGTTTCTATTATACCATAGGTCGTCACAAAAATCATTATCTTTTTCTAAAAGGTCTATAAACAATTTGTTAAGAAGACTTGCGGGACCATGGTTTTATTGGCCACAACAATTTAAAGTTTCTTAATAAATGTTCATAAAAATTCAATTGCTATTGTTGTCAACTTGTGTTATAATAATAACATACTAAAGAACAAGGAAAAGTTCTAAAAACCAGAAAGGTATTTATCATGAACAGAATTGTAAAAGTTAGCGGTGTAGAAGTTGTATTGGGTGGTTATCCGGCATATCGTTCAGCAGACAAAGACTGGTATGAATTTGTTCCGAATTTCATTTATGAACACATGGCAGCAGCGATTCATGTTAAATTTACAAATCCTTTTGATTTTATTTTTGATAACATCAACGAACTTTACAAAAAAGGTCTGCTAAGAGATACAACAATTGAAATCGAAAAGTCATATGAAGAAGGCGATTTCTATGCGGTTCAGTTTCATTGTGCTGATGGCTCATATAATGAAACCAGAACGGCAATCTGTTTCAATGACTTTAAGGACGCTTGTGGTTGGGTTGATAGTCATGATGATGAACATTATGAAATTGTGCCGCAAAAATTTGGTCATGAATTTGTGAACTATTGGGATTAAAAGAAGAAGGGCAGTAGTTGAAAAGCTATTGTCCTTTTGCTTGTGGCACAGGACCGTTTTAAAAATGCCCGACCTGACAAACTTTCATTTTAGTTTTCATCAGATAAAAATTTAAAAATTCTTTTCTTTGCTCTTCGACAGATAAATATTATTAGATAAATAGTATACTCGTTTTTACAATCCATTATTCTAAATTTTACAAACCGTTATTCTGAAATTTACACTCCATTATTCTGGATTTTACACTTCTGATATTTTTGTAAATATAATATTATTTTTTTACATATAAAATAGAGAGCAATTCTCTAAATAAATTATAACAAGGTGATTTTATGTCAAAAAAGATTAGAACATTAGCAAATGATAGTCGCAATGAAATAAACTACTCAAAAATTACAGACAAATATTGGTCTGTATATTACTATTTGGTATCTATTTCATTGTGGGACATGGCAAGTAAAGAAGACCATAGATATGTTGACAAAAAGAACATAAATATTTCAAATGTATCCAAAATGTTAAATATTAGCCGACCAACTTTTTATAAAGCAATAGAAAGATTACAAGAATATAGTTTAATCTATACTTTAGGAAAAGAGGACCATTATTACTATATCCCTTCACCGCCAATCTATGCTGAAACAAATATTAAGACTATTGATTATTTATTACACTTTAGAAAATACGTTGGCATTGATTTATTAAGAACTTACCTTATTCTTTCAAAATATTTTAAACTACATAAGCAAGACGGCAAAGAAAAGTTTTTTGTTAGAAAAGAAATTGTAGATTTACTAGGATACAATATTAGAGATACAAGTTATTATGGCTATATTGACATTTATTTATCTTTATTACAAGGTTGGGGACTTATTGAATTAAAATCACAAACAATCACAACAATTAACGGTGGTTATGTAAAATATACTTTGGTGAATGTGCTACCAGATAGCGTTTATACATTACAAGAATTTTATAATGAAGTTGATGAATTGAATGCTGTTGGAATTAGTAAAGACGATTATAAAATTTTGAAGTCCATTAAGTCATAACCGGGACCGTTCCAATCCAAACAGTTCACAAAACATTTACAAAAAATCTATTAACATTTGTCGCCAGCTATGCTATAATAATAACACAAGCTAAAGAAAAGAGGTGTTAAAAAATGAGCATAATCATTTGCTTGGCTATTATTACTATTTACAGTATTGTTCGTTTGGTACTCTATTGGATTCACAAAGATAAAGCAATAGAAGACTTTAACGATGGACGTTGCTTTTGTGGTGATGTTTTCAAATTTTCTCATGTCGATTTCAAATACAATGTTCATTTCAAATGTCGCAAGTGTGGCAAAGAAGTAGTATTTCGTTTTATTCGTTAACAAAAAGTTTACTTGACAAAATCTACAAATCGTGGTATAATAAAAGAGTAATAAGGACAGCTGATAAAGTCATTAAAACAGAGATTGGAGAACTTTATGAATCCGAATGTTATGAACTGGAGAAATCAAAAGGGTATGCCAGAAATTGAAAAAATTATTGCTGATTCTTATGGCGAAAGATATGTTGGCAAGTGTAATAACACAACTTTTGTCATTAAGTGTGGAACAACAAAGAAGAATGGTGACGATATTCCGTTCTATGCTCAAATTTCTATTAGAATGAAAGATACTACTGGCTATTCTTCCGATGGTTTTGATTATCATGATAAAAAAGTATCGCCGTCTTCAAATTATTGTCATGCCTACAATGGTGAAGCCCACGTGAAAGAATGGGAGGCTTATCGGGAAAGAAAGCAAGCCGTAGAAAAGGGAAAACAACGGCGGAAATTAAAAAGTATGTTAAGTAGTTTGCCTACCGATATGAAACAAGAATTGCTTGCTGCTTTGTTATCTGAACTGAAAGGAGAATAAGTAAAACAGAATAAGGCGGTGCTATATTTCAGTAGTACCGCCAATTATAGAAAGGGAAGTTAAATGACATTATTTATTCAAACATATCTATTTTTTTCAATAGTTCTTATACCTTTAAATTTTTTTGTAGGCATTTTCGATTTGGATATTAAATTTAAAGCTTGTTGCGTAGGGATAACCGTTTTAGATGTGCTTTGGGCAATCTGTACTTTAGTATGTATAATTATGGCGTTTATTTATTAAGAAAGGAAAATCAAATGAAAACAACTACTTTTATTCTATCTTACATAATCACCCTTATTATCATCGTCACTTTGTGTGTGGCAGGAGCGATATATCAGCAAAAGAAAGACGCTCAAGTTTATAACAATGGTATTCACTCTATTGACGGGGGTAAGTGGATTTACAAAGACACGAGCGGAAGATATGGAGGTTATTATACTTTTGAATGTTCAAAATGTAGTGAATTTGTAACTTTATGCGGGGTCGATGGAAACTGAAAAATAAGGGTCGGTTTATTTCAAGCCGGCTCTTATTCTTTTATAGGAGTCTAAATAAAATACCGGAATGGGATATAAAAAATCGACACACTTAAAATAATCAAGTTTCAAATCCTCATAGAAAATAAAAGTTGACACAATAAATATTTTATGTTATAATATAACTACAATAAAGATAATACTTATTCCCAAAGGTATTATCAAAAGCAATGTTATGTGGTTCTAAATCTCCCAGTTCAGGACCAATGAAATTGACAAGAGAGAACAAGTAGTCCTCCCAACTGCCTGTTCTCTCAATGCTTTAGTTATAAAAATATTCTTTAAGTATCTTAACCAAATAATTCCAATCAGCGTAGGTATAATCTGTTGAATTGTGTAGCCAGATGTTAATGATACAAGCAGCTACATAGACAATTAAAGCCAACATAGCTAAAGTGAATAAGAATTTAACAATAGCCCAAATGATAAAAATAAATTTTTTCATGGTTGTTTATCTCCCTTTTTAAGAATAGTTTCAGTTACTTTTCTTTTCTTTCTTTCTACTATCTATTATAACGCATAAAAATTAAATATCTGTGAAATCGGAAAAAATTTTTATGAAAACAAAAGTAAATAATCTGTTAAGTAGTTGCCGCCAACTCAAATATTTATACTATAAGACATTAAAAAATAAAGTAATGCGGTGGCTCGGACCTTGAAATTATGGAACTTTTAGAATTAACAAATTGTTCATAGTTATTAACAAAAAATCTATTTACATTTTTGGTGGCTTGTGCTATAATAATAACATAAGATAAAGAGAACCACAACTCAATAAAAAAATGGTGGAGAAAGAGGTATTGACTATGAAAAAAGAAATGCTTGAAAGCCGCTTTGGAAATCGTTGAGGAATCGTTGTTTGATTATCTGAAAGAAAACAATGACTTGCCTACACTTTACAGGGCAATCAACACTCTAAATGAAATTGGCAACGGGCAAGTCGTATATCTTTTGAAAACTGTTCCGTTTTATAAAAAAGTAGACTATTGTGAAATTGAAATGTTAGGTGGGCAAGAGTTCTACATTGAACGGAATGACGGTAAAGATAAAGTCATTGTTTATGAAATGATGGTGGAAATTTGATAGGCTTAACGCAATCTATAAGAACAAATCTTTATTACTGAAAGAGGAGATAATCATGTTAGAAAAGATAAAAACATTTGGCTTATGGTTTTTAATCGCTATTGCCATTATAGGCTCTGTTGTTTTGCCTATTGCTTATTATTATAATGTTAAATATGGGGACGTGAAAGAATACAATCATGGAATCCATGCTATTGATGGCGGACATTTTGAAATTGTAAATGTTGTAAACTATGAAGGCAAGGGTTCAGATGTTAGAGTTTACTTAAAGTGTGATGAATGCGGTGAAGAAATCAGTATTCCATATTTTTTAGTAAAATAAAATGCTCAAGGGCTGTGAGAAATCGCAGCTCTTTTTTCCAGCTTTTTGAAAGTCATTTTCCAGCTTTTTTGAACTGCTATATAAATATTATATAAAACATAATAATAGACTCACGAAAGCTTGTGGGCGTGTCTTGTTCCTCCCCTTGTGTTCCGGATGGACCGTTAAAAATGGATATTAAGAAAATGTTATATTTTTATGAACAGAGATACTCACCGGACCGTAATAATTGGTTCACAGAAATTTAATATTTCGGATTGATTGGCGGGACCGCTACAACCCAAAAAGAACCGCACACCACAACAATTTTTTTCTTGCTATGGTATGCGGTCTATGCTTTAGAATGTTGGCTAACTACCACGTCACCAAAGACTGTTGAGAAATGCCGTCCTACTGGAATTTCGCTGTAGTCATGCCATTCATCAATAAAGGTGATACATGGGGAACTATAAGAAACGTGTTTTATTGTGTGGATAGGCGTTCCACCACTTAAAAACAGCGTACCATAAAAACAGAATACGTCTTGCCCTAAAGCTGCCGTCATCATGGTTTCAATTTTTCGCTGAAACATTCCAAATTCGAACAAGAAGCGGTCTATGCTCCAGCCGTTTTCATATCCGGTTTTCAAGAGTTTGTCGGCTCTGTTGTCAATGTTTTCAAGAAGCAGTTGTGTATAATATTTCATAATAAACTCACTTTCTGCCCATTGTGGGCGGTTGTAAATCAGCCCCACGGACGTATATATTATACCATCCGTGGCAACTGGTTTATTTGATTTTAGTCGTTGATTTTCGGCATAACATCATCACACGGAACTACAACTGGTTTCCCCGTCCGTGGGTGTGGCATTTTGATGAAAAAGCTATGTGGATATTCATTGAACCACCACGAGCATACAACGCCCATTGGAACTTCTGAAAGTTCCTTGTATCTCTCGCCCTCTTCGGTATAGAATTCTGACCCTTGAATAGTGAATATAGGGTCGCCATCACTGTCAAAAAATGTTCCGAATCTGAAAGTAGTCCCGTTCTCTTTTTTGAACTGCTCAAATTTTAGAGCGTCAAACAGGTTAAGCAGTTTATGTTCCAAGAAGTTCAACTGCTTCTCTTCGGCTACTGAGTCTGAGAAATTGGTTATCAGAATCCGTTCAGCTTCTTTATTGGCATAGCTGTCAATAAGAGCAACGAGTGCAGCAGTTTTAACAATGGTATTATCAGCTGCATCCTTAATGATGGTAAGAACTGATAAATATGAATAATCGTAAGCAAACATAATATTTCTCCTTTATTGTATATCCCCACGGGTAATCATTCCACCCGTGGGAATTTACTTGCTTGTATATGGTTTGTGGTTATGCGAACTTTAAGATTACAGGCTTATGGTCATAGTTAAACATCAGACTAAAGTTTGTTAGCCCTATTTCTGTAGCCCCTACGCCAACAGTCGATAAATAACCGCCGTATTTTACAATATCTTCAATCTGTTCAGCAGTGAATTTTTCCTTATTTTCAACTGCCAGAATATGAATCAGAGAATCAATCATTCTTTCCCCTCTGTTCATAATATTGCGATGAATGACTTCCAGCATATTGTTCCAGCACCGCTGAAAGGTTCTTTCTGTCAGCCCGTCAGCGTTGTTTTTCAGAATTTCTACAACGTATTGTGCAGAAAAAAGAAATTCCATATCGTCATGTTTGTGTGCCGTAAAATAACGTGCCACGTTGGAAAGGTTTGTTTTTGCGGTTGCGGTGTTTGTATTGTTGAACATAGTAAATCTCACTTTCTCCCCGTTATGCCGATAGGACAGCGTTATTATATTGTTAACCCATCAAAAATGTAGGCATAAAGCACGTATACTTTATTCCGTGAGTTTTGCCGTAAGCGTTGACTTTTTTTGTAGTACCATCAATCTTTACAGAGATAGCACACTTAAAGTCGACAGTTAAGCAACGCCGTTTTCCGTCCTCTGAATAAAAGCTATACTGCCCATCGTATTTTGCAGTGGCATCTTTCAGACACCACGCAGATAGCTTCTCAGCTATAGTTGTACCCTTGCAGTGGAACACTTCTAGTATATGCCCCATATTCTGCGGTATTCTATCATAGTCACCATTTTCAGCGACAGATAGCATCTCTGCTGACATTTTTGTAAAGTCAGCTATAGTGTAGCTTCTGACAGGTTTTCTTCCGCTTGCTACAAGTGTAGCGTAGTTGGTAGACGAAGCCCGTAAAAAGAACTCTTGCTTTACGGTATCGAACGATAACCAATCCGTAGGAATGGGATTATTCCTATTAAACAGATATTCTTCGATGGTTTGCCCATCTGGTGTGGATAGAGCTACTACATAATTACTCTTTCCGCCTATGCGTGAATTTACCATGCAGCTTGCTACAGTTTTGGCGTTTGCTATAACGTCAATTTTAGCAGTGTTATTGATTGCTGTTTTTTCCAAAAACCGGAAAAATCCAATCTCTGGCTTATAATAGTAATCATTTTTCTCACCGCCTAAACATTCCATTTTAGCAGCGTAAAAACTATATTTTTCGCCGTTGGTGTTTACCAATGTTATTGTACCACGCATTTTTTTCACCGCCTTTCCATGTTTTTATTGTATCATACTTTTTTCTTTTTGTCAACCCCTATTTTTTAAATTTACAAATTTTTCACATTTGTTTTTTTGGGGTTTTCTATCACCTCTTTTTTCTATTGTATCATACTTTTTTCTTTTTGTCAATAGGATTTTTGAAATTTACAAATTTTTCACATTTGTTTCTTTCGTTTTTGTTGCGGTGTTTTGTTAACCGTTCCACGTCCTGTTGACATTTATTATTATAACCGATGCACCGTCATTTGTCAAGCAATTTTTTCAAAAAAAAATAGAATTTTACGTTTTGCACAAAAAGGTTTACAATGCTTTATGCAAAATGACGAAAAGAGGGGGGGTCTGTTTCTGGCAAAAAGTGGAATAAATCCAATTTTCGGCGGGACCTAGCAATAAATTCCCAGAAGTATTTTTTAAAATTAGGACCATTCCCAGAAGTATTTTTTAAAATTAGGACCATTCCCAGAAGTATTTTTTAAAATTAGGACCATTCCCAGAAGTATTTTTTAAAATTTGACACTACTTTATCCCAAATGTTATACTATTATTATAGGAGGTGATGTGTGTGAATTACTATCTTGATTTCGGCATTTATTATTCAAAAGATAGATGCGAATCAATTAAAAATTTACCACTCGATAAATTATCAAGAAAAGAATTAGAACAAATCGCTGATTTTATTTTATATGGAAAAGATGAAGACGGCACTTCTTCAGTAGACCGCAAAGAGGTAGAAATTAAGACTAAATTTAATACGTGGTCTAAAAAGAAACCCGAATCGCTAGAAGCTTTAATGGAAACACCCGGTTTTAACGAAGCAACGCTAAAACCACTAACACCATACAAAAAGCCAAAGCCGCAAATTACAGAAAAGGACTTAAAAAATGTGAAAGGTTTGGCTGAACTACAAGAAACAATTAAAAAGTTTTCTGATTACTTAAAGGAGTATGGTGATTCTCTTACTAGAAGACAAAAATATTTGCTAAATCATCAGCTAATTTCATTGCGGCAACAGCAATACTTGCTTTTGGGCGACCGCTGGACATCTACACCAAATCGTTTACAATATTTTGATTGGGAAGCGGCAACGCACGTAGGTTTTCCTGTGTATCCAAGAGGTGTAATGCGGACAGAAGACGACACAGCTTTTAAGTTTCCAAGAACCGATTCAACAAGAGAAGCAAAAGCAATGCCAGACCCCAAAAAGCTTTATTTCAGCTTTTTAGAGCCTTTTCACATTTATGAGTTAATTTTGGCGTATTATGACTTAAAAGCTTTTGTAGCTGAAATGCCGGATTCCCTCATTCACAATTTACTTTGGACTTTGGATTTTTATATTAGTGTTGCCAAGCTAACCCCAGAACAATTACTCATTGTCGAAGAAAAGAAAAAAGGTAAATCAATTAAAGAGATTGCTACCACAGTAGAAAAGCAAATGGGTATTCATCACCAAGAAAATTATATTTCTACTATTTGGGGACGTATTACAAACAAGATTGCCGCCGCAGCCAATTTGAATTATGATGAGTTTTTGTGTAAGGACTATGATAAGGCATGGAAAATTTGTTCATCTTGTGGCAGAGAGTTGTTAAGAGACCCACGTCAATTCTCACGTAAATCCAAGTTGCCGGATGGCTTAAATTCTAGATGTAAAAAATGTGAGAGGGAGGCACGCAGACATGAAAAAGAATTGGGAAAAATTGTTTCAAATAATGAGGAATGATTTTCAGCTTACAGATTTGATTGGTTTTGCCAGACTTTTGGGTGTAAAGGAAAATGATAATTTTGAGAACTTTATGGTTGAAATTCTGGATTCTTACAATCAACAAGAAAAGAAGCGGCAACGGCTACTTTTATCTATGGCACGAGATGTGGCGGCAACCAACAAAGAGCTAAAGCAAAAAGACAAATTGGCGGAACTTATTGAAAAAGGTTTGGAACTAAAAGGTGATTAACTATGGGAAAAATTTGCTTACGTTGTGGACAAGACAAAACGCCTGCTAACTATATTGCTCTTAACCACAATTTGCTGCTTGGCGATAGTATGCCTGTATGCCGTGATTGTGTGAACAGCATTATTGCCGCCGACCCATCATGGAATAGCGTTAATAAAATTTGCCAGATTATTAATATTCCTTTCGTGCCGGAAGAATGGGAAAAGATTGCCGCCGCTAAGGGTAAAGATGCTTTTAGTTGCTATTGTAGCCTTTTTCGACAAAAAGAATATGAGACTTTGGAATGGCAAGAGTACAATGACTTGTATTTGCGGCTTAAAGATGCTGATAAAGTTGAAAGAGTATTGCCGGGAACACAACAAAGAATGGTTAAGCAGCTTAGGCAAAAATGGGGCGAACAATATGATGAAAAGCAATTGGACTATTTGGAACATTTGCATAAAGGGATGCTTGAATCTTCTAACGTGGTCGGCGTTCTAAATGAAGACCAAGCATTAAAATTGTGCCGCTATAGCTTGATTCTGGAAGAAAAAATTCGTGCTGGCGATGATATTTCTAAGGACTTAAAAGCATATAATGATTTAATTGAAATTGCGAATTTGAGTCCTAAGTTGATTAAATCAGAAGATGAGTTTGAGGGCGTTAGTGATTTAATGAGCTATGCTGAAGTTTTGGGCTTTAAGCCAAAGTATTACACTGATATAAAAAGAGACGAAGTTGATACTCTGATACAAAGCACAAAAGCTTATGCTCGTTATATGTATGTAAATGAAAGTGGCATCGGTGAAGAAATTAGAGAAAGAATTGAATCACTAAAAGTTGCCGCAGAACTCAGTGGACAGAATTTTGATGAAAAAGAATTTATTGCCGATTGTCGCAATTTTGCTGAAGAAGATAATGAAGAATTTAATATTGATTATTAAGAGGTGAAAGATTTGAATGTTTACTGTTGAACAAATAGAAAACACTTGTTCAACATTAGCAAAGGTAGCGAAAAAGAAATTTATTATTGATGGAGTAGAAGTTGAAAAAGGCAGTTTAATGACAAAAAAAAGAATTGAAGAAAATTATGAACTTTATACGAAATGGTTAGAACACTGGATTAATTATCCAGACCTCTTCGAACGAGGAGCATAGTGATAAAAGCTATGAAAAAATTTAAAATTGCTGGGAAGCCCTAAAGCTCTTTTGCCACAATAGTTTTATGAAGGAGCGAAAGCAGAAACAAGTAAAGAGATGAAAATAAGGAGAAATTCATATTTTTAATAATGGGCAATCAGCATCCGAATTAGGGACTTAATCAACTAATAGGTTCAACGACTATGGATACAGTAAAATTCAAGCGAATTGAAAGAAAATTGAAAATAATATAGTCTACTCTTATAAGAAATTATAAGCCATAAGGGCAAGAACTAGCGATTCTTGTTAAATACAATGTCGTGGATTTAATAACCCCAAGGAGTTCTAAATTTTCTCTTAAACTTTTTCAACGTGCCTTTTTGCGAGCGTGTTTGCGGCATGGACGTGTTGATACTATTGCTCCTCGTGCTGCCGGAAAATCGTTCATTTGTGTGCTTGCCTTAATTTTAATTTCTGTTTTCAGACCCGGCAGCCACCAGTTTATGTGTAGTCCGGGTAAGCAGCAGTCAGTTAAGATTGCTTCTGCTAAAATACAACAGATTTTCGAGTTATTGCCGCTCTTGAAGAAAGAAGTATTGATTGAAAAAAAATCGAATGAATATTATACTTTGATTTTTAGAAACACTTCTATTTTAGATATTTTGACACCTCTTAATTCCACAAGAGGAAACAGAGCGAATTGCGGCATTCTCGATGAATATCGTGACCACCAAGCAAAAGATATAAATGATATTATTCTGCCTTTACTAAATGTTGATAGACCAATGAAAAATCAAGATTATAATGAATATGAGCCACAACAGGTTCAGTTTTGGATTTCTTCCGCTTCTGATAAGAATACTTATTGTTATGACAAAACAGTTGAATTTTTTGAAGACTCTATTATAAATCCAGCTAAAACTTTTTGTTGGGGATTTGATTTCAGAGTTCCTGTTTCGGCAGGATTACTTTCTAAAGATTTTTTGACAGAATTAAAATTATCTGGAACTTTTAATGAATTGAGTTTTGCTAAAGAGTATATGAGCAGATTTGTGGGTTCATCTGATGATGCGTGGTTTGACTATGAGAAATTATTGAGTTGCCGCCATTTGGTTAATCCCGAATCTCATGCTAAATTTAGAGATGACATTGAATCTTTTTACGTGATTTCGGTAAAAATATTTGCCGCTTAACTTGATAAAAGTTAATGAAAATTTTATTAAATTGCGAGGAAATCTTATATAGACAACTCGCAGCCAACCGTTATTTTAAATAACGCAGGTTCAACGACTATATGAGTAACTATAAGCATAGTGAATGTATAAACAGAGAAGAAATAGTCTTAACTTTATAGAGATATAAAGCAGTTCATAAGAGAACGTGCTAATAAGTAGCGTTATTAGTAGAAAATAATGAGATATTGCCAGATTAAAATGTCAAACAGTAGCAACAATTCTTAAAGTTTTTCCAAGAAGAGACATCCCGTGGAAAGTAAATTTGGTAAACTTATTTGTATTAGGAAAAACAGAAAGTGAAAAGGTTTTTGATAAACAAGTTATTGAATTAAAAAAATTAATTGAACTATTTTGTCCGAAAGAAGTAGTAATAGATATAAATGGCATAGGTGTATCCTTCGCAGATAGCATGATTAAAGAATCTTTTGATGCTACTACAGGAAAAACTTATCCAGCATATGGGTTTTCAAACAGAGATGAATATAAAAACTTGCAGCCCAAAGAAGCTAGCAAAATTCTGTATGGAATTAAAGCAAATTTAGACCTTAATAGTCAAATGCATTCTTTTCTTTATTCCAAGGTTTATTCTGGTTTACTTAATTTTTTAATTCCAGAATCAGTAGCAAAAACAAAATTAATGTCTACTCGGCGTGGAGCTAAAATGTCACCTGAGGAAAGAAATAAAAGATTGTTGCCGCACGAGCTAACAACAATTCTTTTGGATGAAATTATGAACTTAAAACAAAAACCAACAGGAAATAATAACCAAATTGTAGTGGAACAAATTAATAAAAGAATGACAAAAGACAAATTTTCTGCCTTGGAAATGGGAATTTATAGAGTTCAAACACTTGAAAATGACTTTATTAGTAAGAGACAAAATCGTGGCTTAGGGCGGCGACTTGTTTTTACCACTAAGGCAAGGGGGTGAGATATATAAATACACAAGAACTAAAAGACCAAAGAATACTACAATTTAAGAAAGCATTAAAAGATATGATTGCTACTTCTAAGGCGGCTTATGTTCGTTCTGATGCTAAATCTTATAGAGAAAGAAACCCAATGTATTCTAAAGAAGAGATTAAAAGAATTGTGGAATGCGGCGACCCAATTGAACGAGCAAAATTAAGCGAATTCTTTTTTGCTACTTCTGGTCTTTATAAGAGAATTATCTTACACTATGCGACTTTTTTAACTTATTCTTGGGTACTTGTGCCTCACATTAAAAATCCAAGAGATAAAATTTCTAATAAAAAAATTTCCCAAGCTTATTATAATGCTTCTGATTTTTGTACTTCTTTTCAGATAGAGAGAAAATGTACATTATTTAGTAAGGATATTTTGGTAAAAGGCGCTTATTATGGACTTATTCATGAAGATGGTGATTTTGTAGCAATTCAAGATTTACCTTTTGACTATTGCCGCAGTCGCTTTAAAAATTCTCATGATGTTGATATTGTAGAATTTAATATGGCTTTTTTTGACACTATTAGAGATAAAGCATTAAGAGAAGAAATTCTTGAAACTTATCCTAAAGTAGTTCAAAAAGGTTATTACAATTATAGACATAAAGGAAAAGATAGATGGATTTTTCTTCCTGCCGAAATGGGCATTTATTTTTGTTATTTTGATGAAAGACCATTCTTTTTAGATTTAATTCCATTATTAGATGATTTGGATGACTACAAGGACATTGATAAAAAACGAAATTTACAAGCTTTAAAAAGAATTCTAACACAACAAGTAGGTGTGAATGGAACTGAATTGGTTTTTGAACCAGATGAAGCAGAAGTTATGCATCAAGGTGTTGTTGATATGCTAAGAGATAATCCAGATGTGGATGTCGTAACAAGTTATAATAAAATTGACTTATTAGATTTAAGTGGCGATAGTGATGAAAAGACTGAAGTCGAAGATGTTCAAAATCTTATTTATGAATCTGCGGGCATATCAAAAGAACTTTTTTGTGCGACAACAGAAGCAGGAATTAACTATTCTTTAAATAATGACTTAGCTATGACTATGATTTTAGGAAACCGTTATGCTAACTTTTTTACTGCTCTTATGAATTACAAGTTTAGTAATGCTAAAGTAAAATTTAAGTTATTGATTTTACCTATTAGTTATTACAATAGTGCTGATTATACTTCTAGAGCAAAAGAATTGGCGGCATTCGGCTATAGTTTCTTAACACCTATTCTTTCTACTGGTGTAGACCAAACTAATCTTGCCGACTTAAAGACGCTTGAAAATGATTTATTAGAACTCGATGAAGTGCTAAAACCATTACAATCTTCTTATACACAGTCTGGCAAAAAAGCAGGAGAGCCAATTGAAGGAAATGGTAAAGATTCTACAGAAGATAAAAATAAAGAAGAAGAGGTGAATACTGACAATGGACAAGAAGAAGATTCCAAACAGACTTGATATTAGTCTTTATGGCGATATGACAAAAGTAAATGATATAACGTCTAAATGTAGAGTCCGCATTTTTTATAAAGGACTTAATAGAAACCGCACTTTTATATCAGAAGAATTTGCTAATAAACTTATTGCTTCTTTACCATATGTTCCAATTAAAGGAATTTTTGATAAAGATGATGTAGATTATACAGACCATGGCTGGAAAAATTCAGATGGAAAGATTTATGGAATTGTTCCAGAAAATCCTAATTTTGCTTGGGAAAAGCATTTAGATGAAGACGGCGTAGAACGTGAATACGCCTGCTGCGATGTTATTGTTTATACTGCTTTATATCCAGAAGCTAAAATTATTTCTGGTAAGTCTCAATCTATGGAAATTTATAGCGGCACTTTAAAAGGTCAGTGGAATATTTGGGAGGACGGCGACCCTTATTTTAATTTTGAGGATGGCTGTTTACTAGGATTACAAGTTTTAGGCGATATGACTGAACCGTGTTTTGAAGGAGCGGCATTTTTTAGCTTATACAACGATGCTAAAGAATTAATTGACACAATTAAAAGCTTTAGCAAAAAAGATAACAATGATAATAAAAAGGTAGGGGTGAAAAAACCAGTGAATACAAATTTATTTGGCGTAGAAGCGGAGAACTTTTCTGCTATTTTTGCTATGCTTAATCCAAATTATGAAACAGAAAAAAGCGAAACATTTGATTCTGTAATTTTTAGTTTAGATAATGACGTAGTTTCTTATGTAAATAAGGATGGTATTCATTATAATAAGATTGAAAAGGATGAAGAAGGTAATTTTGCTTTAGGTGAATCTGTTGACCCTAAGGAAATGACCGTTCTAAAGGATGAAATTGTCACTTTAAAGTCTCAATTAGAAGAAGCAAAGACAACTTCTACAGATGATGATAAGGACGCTTTAGTAGACTTTCAGAAGAAAATAGATGAAAAGGACGTTGAAATCGCAAACCTAAAAACCAATATTGTAGAGTTTGAAAAGGAAAAGACACTTTTAAATGGGCAGATTTCTGAACTTTCAGAATTTAAGTCCAATATTGAAAATACTAAAAAAGAAGAAATTCTTGATAAGTTTTCTGAATATCTAAATGATTCTCTTATTGATGAATTAAAAGGTAAGATGGATAAGTTTACTGTAGACGATTTCAAGAAGGAAGTTTGTGCTACTGCTTACGACAATAGTTCTACCACTTTTTTCTCTAAGAAAAAAGATGAATCAGATTTAATCTACAAACTTAATGTAGGTAATAAAGCAGAATCGGGTATTGAAAGATTATTAGATAAATATAAGAATGGGGGTAATAAGTAATGGCAATTAAATTTTTCGACTGTCATGGTTTTGGTCAGATTGAACCAAATCAGGTTTGGTTTACAAGAGCTGGCATGATTGAAGCACAGTGTGCTTTAGACCCAGAAAAGTTTGCTTCTCATTTTCCAATGACTGATACAGAAGCAACTACTGGCAAGATTTATGGTGAAAATGGTTCTTTCTACATGGTAGATAAGGTTAAGAAAATCGTAACGATTCCAACTAAAGTATTATCTGATAAGGGCTATCCAATGGGCATTAATTATTCTACTGAAAAGATTTATAATCAATTTACTCCGGGTCGTAGAAATTTCTGCATGATTTGTAATGAATTCTATCCAAGACTTGGTTACGTAGAGCCGGGTATGAGAATTACTACTAATTCTGTTGCTTGGGATACAACTAACACTACACTTTTTAAGACAGCTAATACGAATTTTGATAGTGATATTATGTATAATGATGTAAAGGCTGCTGTAGACAAGGGTGAAGCGGTTTACGCTTATGTTGTAGAAGGCTCTCATGGTAAGCTAACCATTGGTGCTGGTGTCGCAAATGCACTAGGTCATGTATACGCACAGGTTGTAAAGGCTTATACAAATGCTGATGGCACAAAGTCTTTCATGTTCCAGTTCATTAATGAACCGACTGCGTAATTTTAGGTAAAGGAGGTAGAAGAAATAATGGCAACTGATATTAAAGCAATTAAGGACTTAGTTGTATGCTCTTATTATGGCACTAGTCCAAATCCAACTAAGTTTTCTAATAATGATGTAAAAGAAGCACTACATAATGAAATTCATAATCTTTGTTATGATTATAATTCCTATCGTAGAAATAAATTAGACCTTTTTGAAATTCTGCAAGAGGCTTATGATGAAATTCTACCACGTTATGTAGAACAGATTATGGGGACTTTTGCTGAAATTAAGACCGTAGCACTTGGTCAAAAGGCACAGTTCGTAAGAAAGAGAGGTCGCCAGCGGGCTAAGCAGTTTATTACTGAAGTAGGTCTTTCTGGTGCTTATGAATCTTTCAGACTAGATAAGGATACTTTTGAAGTTGGTGGACACGCTATTGGCGGCGCGGCTTATATTGACTTTGAAAGATATTTGACTGGTGATGAAGACATTTCTGAATCTACTGATATTCTACTTGAAGGCATTCAAGAAGCTCTAATGGGCGAAGTTCAGAAGGCTCTAATTGCTTCTGTAAATGCCGAAGACCGTCCAACTAAGAATGTTTATGTTGGTGCTGGTTGGGATGCTAATGCAATGGCTTCTTTGATTTCTGTAGCAAGAGCTTATGGTGGCGGTGCTGTAATCTTTGCTGCTCCAGAATTTATTGCTGAAATGGGGCCTGATGCAATTGGTCAGCCAATCTTTAAGGGAACTCCGGGTTATGCTGGTGCTACTCCGGTATACTCTCCAAAGGATATTGATGATATTGCTCGAACTGGTTATATCACATCCTTTAGAGGAACTCCAATCATTCAGCTACCACAGTCTTACACTGATGAAACAAATACTACTACTCAGATTAATCCAGCTATGGCTTATGTATTCCCAACTGGCGGCGAAAAGGTAGTAAAGGTAGTATTTGAAGGTAATACTCAGGTAGATGATTGGCAGCATAGAGATAGAAGCTTTGAAATCGAAGCATATACACGTTTTGGTGTAGCTATTCTAACTAATCATAACTGGTGTGTATATGAAAATACCACACTAGCTAATACAGAAAATTATCCTACTAAGTATCCAGTAGAATAAGATAAAATAATATTATAAGATGAGAAAAGATGGGCGGGCTTAAAAGCTCATCCATCTTTTTTTGAGTTTAAAGGAGGAATTTAATAATGGAAAGCAATACAAGATTAGTTCAATTACAGAACATGGTTAACAAGACTGTTGGCGTAATTAAACCTGAATATGGAGTCAATAGAAAATGGACAAAGAAAGGACAAACTATTCCACTACCTTATGATGTTGTAGAACAGCTTTTATGGGATGAAGGTTTTCGTAATATGATTGACCGTGGTATTCTTTATATTAATGACTTGCAGGATAAGATTGATTTAGGTCTAGAACCTTATGGAGCTGAAGAGCCAGAAAATATTATTGTTTTATCCGATAAGCAGATTGAAAATTTACTAAAAGATGTTCCTTATTCTGTTTTTAAGACCGAAATTAAGAAATATACTCTTGACCAGATTAATAGAATTGTCAATTATGCTTTAGAAAACGAAATTGTTGATGTTAATAAATGTTCTTATCTAAAAGAATTGACCGGAACGGATATTATGAAGTCTATTGCTACTAAGAGAGATTTAGAAAGAGAAGAAAAAAACCGTAAGGTGAGAGAAGATGAAGACGCTAAGAGACGTGTATAACGCTTTTTTATGTAAAGTGAATGAGGATGATTGGGCAAATTGCTATTCAGAAGAAGATTTAGAATGGTTTACTAAAGATTGGCGTTCATTCCTTGAATCCGCCATCCCTTATTTTAAATTTCCAAGATGCGGCTTAGAAATTGACGAAGAAAAAGAATGCTTTAAAGATGAATTTCTTGGAAATGCCGAAATTGAAGTTTTGGCTTGCTTTATGAAACAAGAATGGCTTAAAAGAACGATTGATTCATGGGAGAATATTAAGACACAATATGAAGAAAGTGATTTCTCACAAGCAAATTTACTAAAGACTTTTATTTCTTTAAGAGAGCAAATTAAAGATGAAGCAAGAAAAAGTGAAGCTAGATACTATCGTTCTATTGGTAGAAAACCTTTTGATTTTAAAAAATTAGCTGGCAGTGGTGGAAAGTCTTGGAATTAAATGATGTAAAGCAAGCTTATATTGATAAAATGAAAAGTCGTTTATATGGCTTACTAAGAGAACGTGAAAAAGGCGGGCAATGGGAGAAGTTCTTAGATACTATTTTAATTGAACTTGAGGGCTATAAAGAAGACCAAAAGACAATTAACTTTTATTTGCTTTATAGTAAATTGGCGGCGTGTCGTTATTTATCTTTTAAGTATTATAGAAAAACGATTTTTGAATGTATGAATCTATTCGATAGGATTGGTGTCTAATGGATTATTTTAAAGAAGTATATTTAAAAAGAATGAATATAGATGGGCACACACGGCAAGAAAGAGTTTTAACCAGAAAAGAAAAAGAATTTGATAAACTTTTTTTGCAGCAATCACAATGGCAAGCTAATATTTATCAAAAAAATTTAGATGAAGCAGACATTTTATGTTCTTTGCAACCAAACAAATGGAATGAAAGTCAAGAAATCTCAAATCTTTTGGTTTCTACAAAGACTGATAGATTTAATACAGGTGATATTTTAAGAATTTATCAGCGTATTAAAGATATTGAGTATGATAAAATTTGGCTGGTTTTATTTTGTGAAGATAAAATTGCTAAAGGCTATTTCTGTTATAAGCTAATTTGTCTAGATTCTATTATCAATTTTACCAATGAATATGGAGATACTCTCTATTCTGTTCCTGTAAAATTTGTAAATAGTTCGGCAGCAGTAGTAAAAGATTTGTATAATTATGGAATACAAAGTAATGGCAATCGTGAGCCAAATAGGGATACAAAGGTTATTACGCAACGCTTTGATTTTTTAAAGAAAGAAATCTATTTTGAATACAAGAACAAGGGTTTTCAAATAGAAGGTATAAATGATATTAGTATTGATAATGTTGCTTATATTACTATTGGCGAAAAACTTAAAAGAGATATTGAGCCTCGTTCTTCTGAAAATATTGAAGTCGGAAAAGATACTAATTTCTTTTTGAATAATGTTTAAATGGTGGTGATGTAATTGGATTCTAAAGTTAAATATGGGCAAGAGCATGGCAAAATTTTAATTAAGATTGCTAAAAAAATTCTTAATAATCAAGATTTATGCAAGCTATTAGTGAATACCAATTTAGACCCCTTAAACAACAAAGATGAAATTAATGGAATGCGACTATTAAATAAAAATGTAAGAGTTGTGCCGCTATTAGGACGAGATGAACAACTATCTGATACAAAGTTAGTTTTATTATATACGGATGGAGAACTAAGTGAAAGCAATTCTGATAATGAAGTTATGACGTTTATTGTTAGTATCTATTGTCCATTTCAACAGTGGTTAATAACAGGTGAGGACTTGCGACCTTACAAAATTATGAGCGAAGTTAGAAAAAGCTTACAAGATAAAAGATTAAATGGATTGGGAGAAATTAAATATATTGGTTTTAATTTTAGCACACTAACAGAAGAAATGGGAAATTTTGTTATGGAGTTTAGAATTTATGCTTTCTCTTAATGATATTGAAGTTATTAAAGAACAGTCTTATGCTTGTTTTCCAAGTCAACTTTCTAATGTTTGTGAAGTCTATCCATTAAAAATGGAAGAAATTATAAAGATGGGGTCAGACAAATATAAAGGATACCTAAATTTATTATTGCTTACTGAAGCGGAAATTGCTAAGATGATTGAGGGAAAAGCAAAGATAGAAGTAGATTTGTCTGAAATAACAACATTATCCTATTTATTACAAAGTGCTAAATTATCTGATTCATTTTTATTAGATTTACAAAATGCTTTCACTACTTTTATAAAAGAAGAAGTTTTATTGCTTCCTAAAATTAATGCCGTGTTAATTGGCAATGATTTTTCTAAAAAGCGGTTAATAACAGAAAAAAATTTTTCTGATTTTCAAGACATATTAAGAATTCAAAATCGCCGCCCGATTGAAGAGCCGCCACCTGAAAATGAATCGCCAATTGCTAAAAAATTCCGTTTAAAAAGAGAAATGAGAGATGCTGTAAAGAAAAAGCAGCAACAAAAAAATAGAACTGGTTTATCTACTTGTGATTTATTGGGAATAGCAGAAACTTTTCATATAGATTGGAGAAACTGCAGTGTTTATTCTTTTTATGTGTTGCTGGAGCGACACCAGCTAAAAGAAAAGTGGCAACAAGATATTCAAATGCTTTGTGCCGGAGCAGATTCTCAAAAACTTAAAACAAAATATTGGGGCGAAAGTCTCGACAAAAAAGATGAATAAAAGGAGGTTTTAAGATGAACAAAGTTCAGAATCTTTTTGATAAATATGGTATCAAAGAAGTTGCTGACGTAACTTTTTACCGTATTGAAAAGAAGCAAGAAACTTATGAATCTCAGAGAAAGATTTTAGCGTCTTCTATCCTAAAAGGGGCTTTAAGTTTAAAAACCGTTTATCCTATGACAGATGGTAAAGGTGATGAAGAAGGCTTTGAAGCATATGTCTTTGAAAATGCTGATATTCTAAGTGGAGCAAATTATGATTGTGATGACAGTTTTGACGTAGTTGAAACTCGTATTTTTACTAAGCAGCAAGATAATAAAGAAGCTTTAAAAACTATTGAATATACAGACGAAGATGTTCAGAAAGCTACTCGTATTACTATGGTAGATACAGTAGAAAAGACCATCGTTAGCCAATCTAAAATCGTGGGTTATACCCCAGCTGGCACATTTGTATCTATTGTAGCTTATGGCGAACCAGTAGAAAAGGAAGTTGCTGATGGACTATCTAGCACAAAAACAGTTTATGAGTATACTTATAAGGCTGTTTTTAATGTAAAGTATACTAATACGACCGAAGGTGCTACAGGAATGACTGCTGGTGATACACCAGATGCTAAGAAGTATCCGGGCACTCACGAATACTCTTATATTGAACAGATTCTAATGCTTTTCGCTAAGAATCAGAATTTAATTACTAAGACTGGTGTTCGTTATCAGTTTAGTGATGCTGATACTATTTTTGGTGATTTGGAATTCACTGATGATTTTGCGGCTGCTCCTAATTCTACTGAAAAGGTTGTTGTATGTAGCTTGCCGGGCAAGGTATCTCAGTTCTCTTATGATAAGGACGATGTTCTTGAAGCTATTGAAGGCTTAAATACTTCTTATACCGCTAAGGCTTATGATGTAAGATATGCTGATTATGCTGAACTAATTGTTGAAGATGAAATGGGTTATTATAAACCGGCATTTTTAGGTTCTACAGCAACTCGTGAATATGATGGCTCTTGGAGTATGACACCATTCTCTACTACTGATACTTATCTAAAGTTTGCTAAAGCAAATAAGGGTGCTGATATGGCTATTGCTAATGCTGTAATGTGGGGCGATGATGAACATTATAGTATTAATGATGCTATTGATGCTTTGAAGCAAAAGAAGAAAGTTCTTGATGCCAGCGAAGAAAGTGCTTTAAAGGGCATTAATTCTATTTTCGGTGGTTATAAAGTAAAATCTGATGCTGACCCAGCTGTTGGTAAGTCTGATGAAGATACGGCTTCTAATAAATATAATTATACTGTAGGTGGCAATAAACTACAAGACACTGATGGCGAAGATATTAAATCCACTTATGCTCTTAGCAAAGTTCTTGATGCTTTAACAGAAATTTCTTATCAGGATTCTGTAGTTGGTAAGGACTTAAAGGTAAATGCCGAAGGTAATCAATCCAATAGAGCAATTTATGTTCGTGTAGATGGTATGGTAGATACCGCCGCAGGTGCTTATATTTATCTATTACACAATAAGAACTTTAAGCGACTTTCTACTGATAAGAGCGGTGTATTTGAATTTGAAGATAAGAAGGGTAATCATTTGTTCTATCAGGATAAGATTTTTGCTGGTGTAGAATACCTTGCTCTTGTTGTTATTGGTAAAAAGGGCTTAATTTTTGTAGTAAATAGACATGGTGCTAAAGATGTTGAAAAGGTTGCTTGGATGATAAATGAAAACGGTTATCCAACTAATGCTCAGTGTGAAACATTAGTTCATAATGGTTTAATTCATACAGTAGATATTACCGTTGAAGATGAAACTTTTGAAGCTACTTGTTCCGTTAAGCGTTTAAGACTACGTAAGATTGAAAAGCAAGTTCTACGTTATGTTCCAGTTCTATTCTTAGATACTCTAAAGGTTTCTACATTAGAGCAGACTGCTGATAATACAGCTGCTACTGGTGGTAGAGGTAATAGTCAGCTAATTATTTGGGACTTTGGTAAGGAAATTACTTTAACACTACAAGATGCTCTTTATAGCCCAGCTTCCATGAGTGCTATGCTTGGTAGTGGCGGCGTAAACTTCTTAAAAGGTGTTAAGGACACGCATAAGATTGATAGAACTGAAAAGTGTATTGCTGAACGCTCTTTCATCGTTCCGGCAGGCAATAGTGTAGGCGTTCCTTCTGAAGGAGATAATACACCACAGGCAGTATATATTGACTTGGCAACCATGGACCCGTATCAAGATGGCACACCAATTGCTGAGGGAGAAGTATACTTAAAATGGACTCGTTCTGCAGCTTATGGCGACAACAGTCTTGGTAACACTATTGAAATTTCTGCTGATAAGTTCCCCGGCACTTACAAGGTTGTTGGTGATACTTATGCTCGCTCTAAGGACACCGGTGAAGACCAACACTTCCAGTTTGTTATTCCACAGGCTAAGCTTGGTAGTGAAGTTTCTATCACACTTGAGGCAGATGGAGAACCAACCGTGTTTGATATGACATTAAGTGTTCTTCGTCCAGAAGATGGCAAAATGGTTAAACTAATTCAGTATGATGTAGTAGAAAATACAGAAGAAAGAGATGGTTCTACTATGGTTAAGGATACAGAAAATCTAAATCTATTAGATGATGCTGAAATGTATCGTGTAAATCCAGATGCTAAGGAAGATGAAGACGCTATTGGTGCTACTGAATATTAATCTATAAAGAGGAGGGAAAAGGCTAATGAACATATTTGAACAATATGGCATTAAGGAAGTAGCCGATTGCACTCTTTATAGTATTCATAGAAAAAAAGATGGGAGCGGTGAACTATATTATGTTCCCGCTCTTTATTTAGATACTTTAAAGATTTCTACTGTTGAAAAAACAGCTGAAAATGTGTGGGCTACTGGTGGTTTAGGAAATGCGAGATTAATTAACTGGGATTTTGGTAAAACAATTAATGTTAATTTAGAAGATGCTCTTTGCACTCCTGCTTCGTTAGGAATGTGTTGGGGTGGCGTTTTATCTGCTGATTGGAAAGACGCTGAATTAGAACACGATTATGGTATTTCTTTTAATAATAAAAATCCAGTAGAAAGAATTGCTAGAATGGAGAAAGCTTTTTATCCAAGAAACGATAGAGAGAATGGTGTTATTGGTAAGCTTATTCCATTAACGACTTATGATAAAGAAGATACAATTGGCGATTTACCAGTAAAATCTTCTGTTATTGACGGAACTAAAATTGATGGTTTTGGTTATGTAAAGAACAGACCTTATCATTGGTATATGAAGATTGAAAGCGGTGCTAAATCTATTGGTGTAGTTCCAAATAAAATTTTTGATAATGGCGGCAAAGCTTATAAAGTTGACACAAGCAAAATTGTAGTATCTGAAATGCCGACACAATCAAATGGTGAAGAATATAAGTTTAGCGTAATTTATTTAATTAATCCGACAGAAAAAATTACAAAGACTTATAATGAGCAAATTGTTTTAACAAAAGAAAATGTAGTTGCCGATGCTGGGTTGGGTGTTAATCTAAAGAATGCAAAGTTTTTAAGAATTTTAGTTGATAATAATAATAATTATAGCGCTCAATTGTCTAAAGGAACTGCTGAATCTCCAGATGCTTTATGGAAATTATCTGATTGGTCGGCTACTGATGAAGTTGATTTAGAGCTATTTAAAGGCATTGATATGTGGCTAAAATTTGATAGTATTAATGAAATGACTTATTTCTTACTTACAAAGTATGAAAAGAATATTAGCTATATTGGAACAAGAGATATAGATTATTCCAATAAGAAAACCGATTTAGATGAAGCAGAAAACGAAACGGATGTAGATAAAACAACAGAAGGAAGACTTTGGGCATATGTTAGTCCAAAATCTATGAAGCCTTTTGATGATGACTATTGGCTTTCTCAGGGTGAACCTTATTTTATTAAGTCATTAACTTTAGCTACAAAAGAAAAGAAGCTAAAAGCACATACAATTCGTATAACAGCCGGACAATTTCCGGGTATGTATATGCTAGTTGGGGAAACTTATATTCGTGATAGAGATACTGGAAAAGACGAACGCTTACAGTTAAAATTCCCATTAGCTAAAGTTCGTTCAGAACAAACATTAACTCTACAAGCTGATGGAGACCCAACGACATTTAATATGGCTTTGGAAATTGCTAGACCAGAAAATGGTATTATGATGGAAATTACTCCGTATGAAGTTGCTGATACTATGATTCAGAATAGTGATGGCACTTTCTCTACAGAAGTAAAAGATGGCTCAACAACAGTTTTGAGTGAGTAAAAGGAGGTGAAACCGATTGAACATCTTTGAGCAATATGGTATCAAAGAAGTTGCGGACTGCACTTTATATAGTATTGAATTGGATGAAAATGATGATGAAATTTATATTCCAGTTTTGTATTTGGATACATTAAAAGTATCAACAGTAGAAGGAACTGCCAGTCAAGTATCTGCTACTGGTGGCTTAGGAAATGCCGAACTTATTACGTGGGATTTTGGTCGTGAAATTACAGTAAATTTAGAAGATGCTTTATATAGTCCAGCTAGTCAATCCATGACATGGGGTGGAAAGTATGGTGCAAAAACTTTTTCTATTTTAGGCAGCTTCGCTAAAGAAGAATATCAATTAGATAAATATGGTCGACACATTTACTTAAACGATGATGGTAGTGTGGCGACACATACTACCCAATTAGCTAAAAAAGCTAAAGTAAATATTGATAATTTTGATTTCTTTAAGGAAACTGGCAATGATATTAAAAAATATATGTGGCGAGTAAATCTTAGAATGATGTCTTACGATAGTGTAGATTCTTATTATAAAGAGGGCGAAATTGGCATTTCTTATAACTATGATGGCGAATTATGGAGATTTGAAACTTCTAATTCTAATTTTGAAAACGCCACTGCTACCACTACTACTGATAATTTAATTTTTTATAAAAAAGTAAAAAACAAGAATGGTGATTTAGTGGAAGTTCCTGTAGGTAAATTTACTATTGTAGATGAATTGAATCAATATGTTGTGCCGCCGCAAGAAGCTATTTATCAAATTAAACAGGGTATTAATAATGTTTATTATTTAGATAGATGTGAAAAAGTTCGAGCTTCGCAAACTTTTGTTATTAATACAGACACTAATACATTACACGCTAATTATCGCTATTTGCCGAAGTATTCTCAGTGTGAACTTACCGTTTTTATCGACCCAAAAACTATGATGCCTTATGAACCAAACACGGATGAGTATACAAGAAAAAATGGTGAAGTTCTTACAGGTAATTTAAGAGTGATTAAGCAATACGATATTTATTATAAATGGACACGTAGCAAAACTTATGACCATACAAGTTTAGGCTCTCAAATTGTAATTGATGCTACTCATTTTCCGGGAACATATAGATTGGTTGGCGAAACTTACTTTAGAAGTAGAAAAACTGGTAAAGACCAAAGATACCAATTTGAAATTCCTCTTTGTAAAATGAGTTCAGATACTAATTTAACTTTACAGGCTGATGGAGACCCAACAACATTTAATATGGCATTAAAGGTTTTACGAAAAGAAGATGGAACAATGATGAAATTAACTCAATATCATGTTAAACAAGCTACTTACGATGGATATGAGAGTGGTAGTACGGTTATTACTCCTATTGATGAAATTTATAGTGAAGACTTGAGTGAATTTACGGATGGGATAGTTAGATACACTATTGATAAGGTTGGGGAAGATGAATGGAGACTCAAAGAAACTATAAATGGAATTTCTGAATATGTCGGAGAACCAGTTAAATTTGAATAACATGATAAAGAGGTGATATAAAAATGAACTTATTCCAAAAGTATGGTATTAAGGAAGTTAGTGATGTTGTTTTCTATAGTATTAATGAAATAGGAGATGAAGTTTTTTATACACCTGTTTTATTTCTTGATACACTAAAGGTTTCTACATTAGAAAAGTCTGCTCAAAAAGTAAGTGCTCAAGGCGGCAAGGGAAATAAGAAGTTGATTACATGGAACTATGGTAAAGAAATTACCTTAAATCTTGAAGATGCTTTGTTTTCACCTGCTAGTATGAGCATGATTTGGGGTGGACTATTAGAAAGCAAATTATCTAAATACACAAGTGCTATTGTTAAATGTAATATGGCTAATAAATATGGAACATTACACTATTCCATTAAAGCATATCCATCTCCAGCTTTAACGGACGAAGAATGGGAAATTGTTTTTGAAGTTGCGGAAGAAAATAATTTGGACAGTGGTAGCGGTAATCAAAATGCTACTAAGTATAAGAAGAATGGTGATATTATTGAATCTTATGTGGCAGAAAATAGAAACTCTTTAATTTATAAGTATTTCAAAAGAAAATGGGCTACTGAAACTGAAAAAGCAATGCCGCAGTCAATTATTGATGCTATTATTAAAAAAATTGATTCTTTAGATAAAGTTGGGACTATTGAAACAGATATTCATGAACTTGAAGTTATTGATAGAATGGAAAAATGCATCGTCAAAGATAGAAAAGGTTTAGAAATTAGCACTAAAAAGCAAAAAGAAAACTTATTACGTTATTACAAAGACGATAAAACGAGTTCTTATACAATTTTTTATGATGCTAAAACTATGTTGCCACTATTGCAAGTCAATGATGCTGGAAAGGTATTAGGCTGGGATGGTGATAAAGATGATGATAATAACGGCATTTTAGAGGAAACAGACAAGTTTAGAATTAAAATTGGGACTGTTTATTATAAATGGACAAGAACAGTAAAATACAAAGAATCAGAGGATGACGGTATTTTAGGTAGAACTCTTGTGATTGATGCTGAAACATTCCCGGATGATTATAAGATTGTTGGTGAAACTTACATTAGAGAACAAAAGACTGGTAAAGACCAAAGATACCAGTTCGTTATTCATAGAGCTAATGTATCTTCTGACACTTCTATTACACTACAGGCTGACGGAGACCCAACAACCTTTAGTATGCAAATTGATGTTTTAACTCCTCCAAATGATATACAAATGGAACTAAAACAATATAATGTTGAAGATGATTTATTAGAAGGTGGAACAAGAATTGTGCCGCAACGCTCTAAATATACATATACTCCAACAAATATTGACATGGTTGAATCTATCAATGTGCCTAATAATGAAATCTATTGACAAATGGGATAGTAGAAATACTATCCCATTTTTTGTAGCTAAATAAATATTTTTATACTTTTTAAAAAGAAGGAGGTGAGAGAATGGAAGACTTTTATGGAATGAAAGAGTTATATAATGTAGACATTAGAGCTTTAAGACCAATTGACATCGGTTCTAAAAAATTTGACACAAATGAAAGCATTTTATCTTTTAAAACAGCAGAATTAGCCAGAGTTGATGAAAACAAAAAATTTGTTTCAGCGAACGGCGGCTATCATAATCCGGCATTGGTTAATTGGGAAGTGGATAAAGAAATTAAATTTGGAATAACTCATGGTGTATTGTCGCCAAAAAGTTGGTCAATTTTAAGTAATTCAAAACTCTTTAGTCCAAAGACAAAATCAGTGCCTTATCAAGAAGAATTGGATGTTATTGAAGATTCAGAATATTGCTTCTGCAATTTAAAATTTATACCTAATGCTTGCTTAGAAATTATGGGAGCGCAAGGCAATCCAAATAATGAGCCTATGCCAATGGGACGTAGACCAGAACTTATGTTAAAACCTTTACCACCATCAAAAGAAAAATATATCTTTTGTTATGATTATGAAACTGGTGAACGCATTAGGAATTTTGATATTTGCGGCAATAGAATTTTTCTTAAAAGTAGTAATTATAGAAAAATTTTTGTTGATTATACTTTTGATTATAACGGTGGAATTGAACTGATTTCTATAGGCAACAGATTAAATAATGGCTTCTTCAGACTTACAGCCACAATGAGCAATAAAAGCGAAATTAGTGGAGAGGTTAATACTACTTTATTAGAAATACCCAAATTAAGATTTCAATCCTCCTTGTCGATTCAGTTAGGTAAAAATTGTGATAATAGTGTAGTAAGTGATTTCTTCTTTGTTGGTTATCCTGATGAAGATAGAAAAGATAAACAAAAAACAGCTATTATTACTTTTTTAGATAGTGAACTAACTGGAGATTATATTTGAGAGGTGATAGGATGGCTTACTCATATTATTATCAATTTTATGCCGGAAAAGCTACTTATTTACCTGAATACAAAGAAAGATTTAATAAAATACAGAATGAATTAATTTCTGCTAAAAAAACTTATAGTGAAATTATTAATAAAAATAATGGCGTAGCGGCGAATAATGGAGAATTAAATATTAATTTTTTGAGTGGTTTAAAAAAAGAAATTGCTGCAAGCCTTAAAGAAGAATCTATTCTCTATAATGCTGTTGGACTTTCTGTTCCCACTTATGATATAGATAATATTGATAGTTTTTTATCTGAAAGTAAACAAAAAATTTCAGAATTAACAAATCATTTTGTAAGCACAGATAATAAAGGATTATTTGATTTTCTAGCAGGATTAAATGACAGTAGAATACTTAACTCATTAGCTGGTTTTATGACAACATTGTCTTTTACAAAAAGAGGGGAAGGTAGTCGTTCAAAAGGTAAGGCACTCTTGACTGGAAGTGTCAATCGGGCATTAGGAAAGCGAGGTTCACAATATAATAGATATAGAGAAATTATGGAATATATTTGGAACGATTTTTTTGCTAATGATGAAGTTATAAAACTATTAGAAAGCTGGAATGATGAAAATAGTATATATAAAAATATTACAAAAGAATCTTTTGCTAGTTCCGAACCAATTTTTGAAATTATTACGAACGCTTTAGATAGTCAATTCGGTGTCATTTCTAGTAAAGGATTACGAAGTAAAAATAACTCCGCTCGTTCTAAATCTTTAAATACAAGCACTGGTGAAACTAAAATTAAGCGTTTTTATAAAAAAGTTTGGACAGACTTATGCACTCAATTTAATGTAAATTCTGCAGACAGACTTTCAAAAGTTCAACAAAAAGTAGGTTTTTTAGGCGGCTCTTTGAAGCTTGAGACAAATATACGCTCTTCAACCTATGGTGAAAAGGTTTTAATGACACTTTATCAAAAAGAAGAGGGCGTTGAAAAAGCAAATAAAAGAATTACAAACGGACAAGTGGTAAAAGCTTTTATAGAAGCTCTTGAGAGTGCTTATGCCGCCATTCCAGATTATGTTGATGCTTTAGACTTTATAAAACAGAACACGAGATTATTAAAAAATTATATTCTATCTTCTTATGGGTTAAAAGAAAAAGCCGCTGCGGCAAACGACAATTCCGCAAAATCTATTTTTGCTTTATTTTCTAAATCTTCTATATCTGGTTTATTGGGTGAAATTGGAGCGGCAATTGCTTTTCGTTCATCAAGTTCAGCTTTGTTATCTTATGACGCTATTATTACTGGAAGTGAAAAAGACACTAGTGGTAAAAAAATAGCAACAGACGTAAAGCTAGAAGTTAGAAAAGTAGGAAAAAATGGAAGAGTTTATAATCCAAAAATTCTAAACATTCAGGTAAAAAATTATACTACACAAAAGAACAACATTCAACTGTATTCCGGAACTGAGTTGAGTATTGGTTCAATGGATTTAAGTCGATATACTTTTAAAGGCTCTAAAAATTTTACTAAAGTATTAAATTTTTTAATAGCAAACCAAGAAGTAATGTCTTATTTTGGTGTCAATGGTTTTACAAAAGAAGAGCTATCTGAGGGTTTTAATCTTTTTATTGATACTTTTTTACGTTCTGCTTCTCAAAGTTTAGAAGGTGAATTAAGCAGCATAACACGGAACGCTTTTTATTATATAAATAATCGAATAGTTCCGGCTTCTTATATATTGGCAACAGCATATCAGCAAGCGTGGGAATTAAAACAACAAAATAAACAACTTTTTAGTTTAGAGGGAATTTTTCCAAATGTAGAGTATATTAACATGGAAGACCCTACTAGAAATTATTTACCTATTGATACGAATTTACAGCCAAGAGCAAGAAAAGGGGGTGTCGGATACAAAAAGAATAAAGCGGGTAGAAATCAGCATTATCCTATTAGAGCCTATAGTTTTGAATTAGGTAGTGAACGCTTTCCTAGAGAAATTAATGAGAATTTGGTAGCTGGTTTAAAGGTAAAATTTAAGGGAATTACAGTTAAATTTTAAATGCCTTTTCGTGAGGTGAGATATAATGGCAAATAAAAAGGTTTATACGATAGAAGGGCAATTAGATACCCGACAAATTATTGATGGCTTTAGAAATATGGCTAAAAGTTTAAGAGGTGCTGTAGATACTAAAGCTTTAGAAAAATTAACAAAAGAATTTGACAAATTAGAGTTGGCAGCAAATGATTATAATCGAATCATATCAGAGGGAATTGTTGATACTGCTGGACTTAAAAAGGCACAAAAAGAAGTAGAAAATTTTTATACTAAAGTTCAGACTGTTTTAGGACGAGTAAAGCAAACCGCTGGCGACCCGACTTTAGCAATTTTATCAGATGAACAATTACAATATTTTAAAAGAAGAAAAAGTGAATTGAGGGCACAAATTACTGAATTAAATAAAATTATTCAGGATTCTAACTTGCGTTTTACAAAGGCTTTTTCAGGAATTGAATTTAAAAATGGACAAACAAAAATTGATTTTCAATTAGATACAGAAATTTCACAAGAATTATCAAAAGCTTTATCTACTGGTAATTTGGCAGACTTTAATAAACAAGTAGATAAATTAGGCGAGAATGTATCTCAAACACTTGCTAAAAAGCTTACAGCTGGTTTTTCAGATGGAATGAAAAGAAATGTAAAGACATTAGAATCATTAGGCGCTAGAGTAGCAACGCAAGTTCAAAATATTAATAAAATTTGGAATAGTGAAAAAAATGTTGCTGATTATTTAACTGGTTCTGATAAAGGAAAAGCTATTAATCTATTAGGGGTTAATAAACAAAGAACTATTTCTAACAGAACCGCTCAAATAGAAGCAATTGACCAAGCTGGGGTAATTAGTTCAGAAAAGTATAAAGATAATTTAGAAGAAATTGCCCGATTGGAAAGCGAAATCACTAAAGAAGAGCAAAAGGCTGCGGAAGTTAGAGAAAAGGCTAATATTATTAATCAAAAAAGACTCGAAATAGAAAGTGAAATCGCAGAGATTAAAAAGAACAATAATATTGAAGGATTAGAAAAACAAGCAGCTGGAGAAGCTACTGTTCCGGATAGATTTCGAAAATATTTAACAGCAACAGAAGTTCGAGAAAATGACATTTCTTCACCGTTGGCAGCGTTAAGAGATATGTCTAAAAATGGTATTCTAAGTGAAAATGTAATTAAAAAATTAAATAATATCGGTGCTTTATCAGGAACAGATACAAAAGGTAATTTTTTAAGGATTTGGGAGAAAGTATCAAAAGATAATAAAGTAATTTCAGAATTACCAAATGAATTACGTAGAGTCTTTAATGATGCCTACAATCTTTTAAAAACAAATAAAGCAACAGGAGCAGATGGCAAGCCTATTGATTATAGTAAAATGTATCAATATGTTGTAGCCAAAAGTCAAGTTGACAAACAAACAGAAGCAAGTTCAAAATTAAATGTTATATATGATAGAATCAATAAGCTCAGCGACCAAGCTAACGCTTTAAAACAAGAATCCAAAAGCGTATTGCCCGGAAAAGCAGAAGAAGAATCAAGAAAAAATATAGCAAATTATCGAAAACAAATTAGCGATTTAAATAAAGAGAATACTCAATTTTTAAACAGAGAAAATTTACAACAAGAATTAAATGAACTAGAAAGACTTACAGACCAAGCAAATATTAATAAATTAGAACAAATTAAAAATATTCTATCTGAAATGGGCATTGACACAGCTGATATTCAAACAATTGAACAAGCAACCGAAGCGGTAAAAGAATTACAAGCTGCTGTAAGTGGTACTCAGCAAAACCGTCAAGCGATTATGGAGCAAGTTAGAACTGCTGGACAATCTGCCCTAGGAAACCAAAATTCTTACTCAATGGATTCTTATGCGGAACAAAGGGATGAAGCTCAAAAACAATTACAAAATGTAGAACAAGAACAAGCTAAAGCGATAAATCAACGAGTAAGTCAAAGCTTAGAATCCATTAGTGAAGCACAAGACGATGTCGCTCAATCAACTGAAAATGCTACTAATGCTCAAAAACGTAGTGCTTCAGTAATTGGTGATTCATTAGAAAGACAACAGCAACTCAATTCTTCTCTTGAAGATTTTAAAGATAGAATTAAATATTTTATTTCATTTCAAAATGTTTTATATGGAGTCAAGAATGCTGTTTTACAAACGTATAACGATGTAGTAGAATTGGACGAAGCACTTGCATCTATTGCTATGGTTTCTGATTATTCTGTGGAAGATATGTGGGGATTTTATGACCAATATGCCGACATGGCGCAGAAGATGGGACAAAATACTAAAGATGTTATTCAATCTAGTGCTTTATACGTCCAACAGGGAATCCTCTATGTCCATAAAGGACAAATTGTTAAAGTAAATCCAGCGTAAATCTACTTCTTTTATGGCGGCACAACAAAATATATTGATTCAATATGTTCGTTTGTTGCAGCGAGTTATGATATAATAATATTGTAATAAAGAAAAGAAAACTTTTCTAATAAAATAAAGGGAGAGATGTTAAATGACTAAAACAATTATTATTGATGAAAAGGAAACACATTATACAATTTCAGACAAGGGTGAAGTTTTCAATAAGAAAACCGGAAAAATTTTAAAAGGCACTTATGCTAGAAACGAGTATCATACAGTTCAATTAACAATTGATGGTAAACCAAAAACTTTTATGACACATAGACTTGTAGCAGAAATGTTTTTACCAAATCCAGATAATTTCACTAATGTTCAACATATTAACGGTGATAAATATAATAATTCTGTTGAGAATCTATGCTGGAGTTCTGCTCCTCAAAAAAGAGTAGATAAGCAAAAAGCAGTGGAAGAGACCGTTATTGATTTAAGTAATGTTGAGTGGAAGCCATTACTTGGTTTTGAAGAAGAATTCCAAATTAGCAATAATGGGGTAGTGAAAAGTAGAAATGGAAAGAAATTTTTAAGAGCTAATAAAAGAAACGGCTATGTAAGATATGCTATTCACGAAAAGAAATATTCAGCTCACAGACTTGTTTATGAAACTTTTGTTGGAGAGATTCCAGAAGGAATGGTAATTGACCACATCAATGGAATTAGAGATGATAATCGAGTTGAAAACTTACGCTGTATCACACAGTCTGAAAATGCTATGAATGCTCAGCTAAATGGACACAAAAGCCAACATAAAGTTGGACAATATGAAATCAATAGTGATGTTTTAATCAAAGAATATCCAAGTTTCGCTGCGGCGGCAAGAGAAATGGGCGTATCGCCTTGTGCTATTTCAAGTGCCGCAAAACGCAATGGAACAAGTTGTGGATATAGATGGAAAGAACTTTAATAATTACTTATGCTCTGAAACGATTTGAATTGCGGGAATCTCCTTAGAGCTTTTGTTACTAAGCAATTATTATTGTGGTAAGATTAACAACCTTAGTATAGTAAAAAGGCAAAAGATTGGACAATCCGCAGCTAAGTTATTTTTAAAAAAAATAAAAAGTCCAACGATTATCCCCTTTCAAAAGGGAGTAGTATTAAACAATGCGAAGTGAATCACCTTATTAGGTAAGATATAATCTTGGCTCTATAGAAATATAGAGCTGTTTTTTTAAACAGTATAAGAAAGTAGTAATTCTTATAGAAAGAAACGCTAAGTTTGGAAGAATCAATGGGATTAACTGAATCTACTTTAAGATTAGCAACACTAGCACAAGAAAGTTTTACAGAATCTACTAAATATTTGACTTCTGCTTTAAGAGGTTTTAAACTCGAAATGTCAGATGCGGATAGAGTAGTAGATGTATATTCTGAATTGGCTGCTAAAGCGGCAGCAGACGTTAAATTAATCGTTAGCGTCTAAAGAAATTAATTGCTGGGAAATCCTTATAGGACAATCAGCAGCTTATAGGAGAAATACAAAATGGATTTTATTAAAAAATTAAAAGATATTTTTTCAAATAGCAATATAACTGTTATTGAATATACTAAACCAAAAGAAAAAATTATTTATAAGTGCAATGAATGCGGCTCAATATACGAATACAAAAATGCTATTTCTCTTTTTTCTAAATTATCTTTATGCAAGAAATGTAATTCTAATTCAAAAAAATGGAATTTGAATAAATTAGCAGGGAGACTTAAAAAAGTATATCCAGAATCAGAAATAGAGATTATAGATTTTAAATCTTACAAAAATCCTATTATTTTAGAATGTAAAAAATGTAATTCGATTTATAAATATAGTAATTTAGGAGTATTATTAAGAAATTTACATGGTGATTTTTGTGAAAAGTGTGATTATAAGAAAAATAAAATTTATAAAAAAGTTATAAATGAATTACCAGAATATATTGAGCTATTAGAATGGAATGGAGCTTCTAAAACGAATAAATTTTATTGTAAAAAATGTTTAAAAGATTTTAATAGAATTGTAAAAAATTCCTCTTCTATGAATTATTGTCCATATCATACAAAATCTAATAATAGCTTGACAATAGAAGAAGCAAATGAAGAGCTAAAACAAAAAATGGGCAAGGCTTATTCGTTAATTACTTATAATGGGAAAAAGAAAAGGAGCAAAATTTTACATGATTGTGGTGCTTCTTTTGAAAAAAGATTAGATGATTTCTATCAATCAAAAGGGTGTCCAAAATGTTATGGTAATTGTTCAAAATTAGAATTAAAAGTTAAAGAAGCATTAGATGAATTAAATATTGAATATATACAAGAAAAAAGATTTAATGATTTTAATAAATATCCATATGATTTTTATATTTTATTAAAAAATAAGGAATTCGTTATCGAAGCACAAGGTAGGCAACATTATATGCCAGTGCCAGTATTTGATAATTTTGAAAAGTAGAAAGAAAGAGATGCGAAGAAAAAAGATTATTGTGCTAAAAAGAATATTATTTTAATAGAAATTCCTTATTATGAAAAGAATATTAAAAAAGTATTGACCGAAAAGTTCAACGACTATCTGAAAACAGAGTAAAATAAAGATATTTGAAAAATTTTTTGAAAAAGATATAGTCTAAACCTTATAGTAATATAAGGCTCTAAGCATTAAAATAGAATCGAATTTTAATGAAATGTAATGTAGCGACATTGCTAATGCTATGAGCAGAACTGCATCAATTTCTGAATCAGCAGGTATGGCTCTTGAAACCACTGCTGCTTTCTTAACACAAACAGTAGAAACAACTCAGGAATCTGCTGAGAATATTGGTACAGCTATGAAATCAATCATTGCTCGCTAAAATGTATGGTGAGGGTAAATTTTCTTAATTGCTGGAAACCTAAGTTTTTAGAATATGGTAATCAGCAGCTAAAAATAAAATAAGTTCAACGACTATCGAAAATAACTTTAGTTATTATTAGAGTAATTCTATGTAGAACGAAACGGAAAATATTAAAGATATAGTCTCAACTTTATAGAAATATAAAGCAGTTTAAAACGCATTAAAAACTAACGATTTTAATGGAAGATAATTGTTACAGAGCTAAAAGAAAATGTTGCTGGAACTTCTGAATCACAATTCAGCGACTTAAATTATAATAACGTAGACAAGGCATTAAAATCTATTGGGGTTTCATTAAAAGATAGTAGCGGACAATTTAGAGATATTGATGATGTATTTCTAGATATTTCTAAGAATTGGCAAGGATTATCAAGAAATTCTCAAAGATATATTGCAACTGTTGCAGCTTGAAAGACAATACGGGTTGCGTAATACTTTTTGAATTGCGGGAACTTTTATTATGTAATACAACCAAACAATATTAGTAATAATATTGTGGCGAGGGTAATGACTGAGGTATGGTAATATCGTATTATGTTAAAAAAATCCGCAGCCAATTAAGCTATGTTATAGCTAACGGTTCAACGACTATTCCTTATGGAAGTAGATTTTTTAAATCGAAGTAAAAAGCACAAAAGTGAAGATATAGTCTAAACTATAAAAATTATAGTTAGGGTAGTAGACGATAAATCTCGTTGTCCACTGCTTTTCACGGCTTTATTAATATGAATAACCAAAAACCTTCTTAATTGTCGGGAATATTCAATAACTTTTTAATAACTAAACATTGTTAGCAATGACAATGCGGCGAGGGTAATGACTGAGGTAAAGTAATATCATTAAAAAGGAACAATCCGCAACGGAGCTTCTTGAAAGAAGAACGCTCACAGACTATCGAAAGAGTAGAATGATAAAAACATTTGAAAGAGAAGGTAGAAATTAATTTTTATTAAGTTTATTAGCTTAATAAAAAGGTTTCTAAAAATATAGTCGGAAGACAAAAAATCACGGAAATTGAACCTGATGAAAACGAATTATTTTATATAAAAAGAGACTTTATAAAGTATTAAAAGATTCAATTTTAAAGTTTTATAGTTATATTAATTTTAAATAAATAAAGTGATGCGGCAAGACAAATTGAAATTTTGCCGGGTTCTATGAGAAATACCATTAGAAGAAATGGTAAATGTTTTAATGGATTAATGTATAAGTATTTGTGATATAACTATGAATCGTGATTAGTTGGTATTTAAACAGTCAAGATTTATTGCTTGTGAATCAGGCAACAATATTTGAATTGCTGGAAAATCCTTAGAGCTTAATAAACTACAGCATAAAAAAAATTTTATGTGCGAAAGTTAAAAATTATTAAGATTGGATAATCAGCAGCCAAGCACCATTTAGGTGAAGGTTCGACGGTCATTTTTTTAGGGGCAAGCGTCCTGAAGCGGAAATTTCAGAAATGATAAGATATGACCTTTTCTTATAAGAAATTATAAGTTCTGAATAAGAAGAAGCGAAGTAGCGAATCGCTTTTAAAAATAAAGATGATGAGTGATTATGACCGCACAATGGAATTAATTGATGCGGCATATAATTCAGCAGGCAAATCACAACAACAATTTGCCAAAAATATGGAAACCATTGAATTTAAAACCAAAAGATTAAAGAATTCATGGGAAACTTTAAGACAATCATTTGTTAATAGTGATTTCTTTAAGGGTGCAGCTGATTCTGCTAATAATTTATTACAATCTTTAAATGAATTATCAGGTAAGGATTATGCTGTATTAGCAGCTTCTTTCTTGCTTTTTGGAAAGAATCTTGCTATGGGAATTATAAAAGGTTTCAGTCAATCAATTACATCAATTAATGCAGCAATTGGAACGACTATAGAAAAAATAAGTCAAAAAATTATTCCAGAAGATTTAAAGATTAAATTGGGATTGAGTTCCGATAGTCAACAAAGAATAGATAAACTAAAACAAGATATTGAAAATTTAAAAAGTCAAAAAGTAGAAATAAAAGTTGATACTACAGATGCTAGAACAAAAATAAATGAATTACAAGACCAGCTAAGTGATGTTTCTCAAAGAAAAGAATCTCTTTCAAGAAAAGATAATGAAATAATAGACAATATAAATAGTAAATTAAATAATATTCCAACATCAAAAAAGTTTTATAAAGCAAAACAAGATTTTTATCTCTTTGGAAATTCTACTGATTTAATTAATTTATTACCAGATAAAAGCAATGCTGATGAAGTTAAAAAATTCTTAGAACAAGAATACGAAAAACTTAAACAAAATGTTGAACTTTTTGATGATTTAGAAAAAGAAGAAAGAGAATTAAATAATAAAATTAATCAAATAAAAGAGACAATACAAGAAGCTCCTTCTGAAAAACAAGCGGGAGCTATAGAAAGAAAAAATGCTAAAACAGATAAAAAAATTAGTAAAAAAGAAAAACGAATTTCTCAAATTGAAAGCATGATGCCAGAGGAAGAATCTCTGATAAAACAAAGAGGAGATTTCTATGGGCAAGTCTTTTCTGCAGCATTTTTAACAGCTACAACGACTGGATTGTTAGCTGACGACCCATTTAAAGCTTTTGGAACTACTAGTTTAACTACATTAGGATTGCTAGTCCCTCAAGTCGTTAGTATTTTTACTACAATGGGTGTAAAAAGTGGATTAGCTTTTATTAAAAGTGCTGGTCCAGTAGCCTTAGCTATTACTGCTGTTACCGCCGCTGCAACAGCTGGTATAGTGGCTATTAGAAAAAAACTTCAAGAGATTGAAGATAATAAAATTGAGAATAGAATTACTGCCGCAAAAAAACGATTAGAAGAGTTGAAAGACGCAGCAAATACAGCAACTACTAACGCAAAAGAATCACGAGATTCAGCGGAATCTATAAGTGATTTAAAAGATGAATATGAAGCTTTAAATTCTAAACAAGTTAAATCTTCTGAAGAACAAGAAAGATATAATGAATTAGTGTCTCAAATTAGAGAACAGTTTCCCGAAATCATAACATATTATGATGAAGCTACGGGACAATTACAGGTTCAAGCTGATTTATGGCAAAGCATGATAGAATCTCAAAAGAAAATTTCCCAAGGAGATATTCAGGAAAGTTATTTAAAAAATCTGCAAGCTGCTAATGAATCTTTTAATCTACCACAATTACAATTAGAAAAAGCTCAATTAATGCCACAAAATTTTGAAAAAGTTATAAAATTACAAAGACTAATGGGTGGCAATGGATATTATGGTAGATATTTGGATGATAGCAGATGGTCTGAAAAAATGGCAAAAGATTATTTGCAAGCATTACAGGCAACCATTCGAGAGTATATGGGAGATACCGATTTTCTTTTTCAAGATTTGTTTGATGAGCAAGGTATCCAAATTGATTTTAAAACTATTTCTGATAAAGATGCGGAAGCTTTACTGGATTTAATTATGGGAAGGGAAAATCCCGATTCTTCAAAATTTGAAGGAGTATTAAATTATTTTGATACGGTAAAAGGTGAAATAAATTCTCAAACTGATGAAGTAAGAAGAGCCCAAGAAACACTAGAAAATGAACAAGTAGCTTATCTATCACAAGCAATACAAGGATTAAAAGACGAGTCAGAAGCAGTTTCTAATTTTGTCGCCTTACAATTTAAGGGAAAATTTGAGAAAACTTATAAGGATTTTCCAGAATTTAGTAAATTTGGTTCATCAGAACTTTCAGCTTTAGCTGTATATGGTATTACAGACGAAAAAAGTTATAAGGATTATAAAAAAGAATCGCCAGCTGAATTACTTAGTATTTTAAATTCAGCTGTTGCTGGATATGAACAATTACAAGCAGCTCAAGAAAAAGCAGCAGAACTAACCGATAAACAAAAGCAATCCATTTCTGAATTTGCTCAAAAAGTTCCAGAATTAACAGCCGCTCAATTACAAGCCTATCAAATTACCGGAATCAACGCAGAAGAATTTGATAAATACAAACAACAGTATATTGATGCTTTAAATTCAGCTCTTTCAGATGCTTCAAGCTTTACAACTTATGGAAAAGATGTCTTTTCTACTTGGACTACTGACCAAATTAATCAATTTGCTTTAAGTATGGCGGATATTTCTGATAGACTTGGGGAAGATACAGCTAAAGATTTTGCTGATGCAGCGTTAAAATTTAAAGACCAATACAATTTAACTGCTAAAGAATTTAGTGCTTTAATGTCTACTGACTTTGTTAATACTGATTTGACAAATATTGAAGAAGCAAAAGAATCTGTCATTAATGTCTTAGAAGAATCAATGACCAGTGATGAAGCTAAGGCGGTAGTTGAAGCCTTTTACAATATGGCTGAAGATATGGGGCCTTTGGATTTAAAGGTAGATACCGAAGGTGCTTTAAAAACAATCGAAGACCAAGTAAAAGGTAAGCTGGATGATATTGTTAAATCTTTCAGTAAAACAGTTCAGCCAGCTATTGAAAACCAGTTGACAAATGGCTTTATCAATTTTTCAGACTATTCATCTTTAGCTGACGAATTAAAAACTATGAAGTTAGATATTAACGATTATGTTAAAGCAACTTCTAATGGTTATGTTCTTGATACAGAAGCACTTAGAGATGCTTATGTAAATCTAGCTTTAACTCAAGACCAATTAGTTGAAGCAGCAAAAGACCAGTTGCGGCAAGCTATTAGTGAAGAGCAACAAAAACTTACTACACTACAACTATATCAGGCACAATTAAATGCTACAAGTTCCCAGATTTCATTAAACAATGTAATTATTTCTCAATTACAAACAATGAATTTGCTACAAGGAAAATATGTTCCTGCTAGTGGAATTGTCAACTTTAATCCAGCTGAATTGTCTGCTGAGAAAAAAAGTGTTTCTGATGCAATAAGTGGTTCTAAAAAGCAAATTGAAGATTTAAATAAGCTTTTGAATGATGAAAGCTACTTAAAGAATATCGGTCTAATGGGAGAATCGGCAGCAGCAGAAATTTTATCAGGTTATGGTGATGCTCAAAAAAAGGCTACAGAAGCTCAGAAAAAGACTGCTGATAATGCGAAGAAAGTAGCGGATGCGCAAAAGAAAGTTGCTGACGCAGAGAAGAAAGTAGCAGATGCTCAAAAAGATTTACAAGAAGCCTTATATGGAACTGAATGGTATGAACCAGCGATTGACCATTTATATAACTATACTACCTTAATTGAAAAATTAGGCAAACAAGCTGATGAAACAAAAGAAAAAATTGAAAGTCTAAAATCAGAAGATAATGTTGATGATTTAGTTAAAAAATACCAAGATTTAATTCATCAAGAAGCTGTAGCAACAAAAGCTGAAAATGCTGTAATTGAACAGTCTGTTCAAAACTTCTTAAAAGTGTTAGATGAGAATTATGCTGGTTATTATTCTATGATAAATGATAGAGTAATGATTGATATTAAGGCATTGGCTGATGCCCCTATGAATGATGACTTAAAGTCTTATGCAATGGAAACAGCACAGCAAATCAATGAACTTTTAGACCAGATTGATGATAACAATGACAAACTAAAAGACAGATTAGACGAAGCAGAACAGATTAGAAAAGATGCTAGAGATAAAGTAATTGACTTACAAGACAAAGTAGTAGAAGTTCTAAAAGAGAAATATCAAGAAGAAATTGACGCTACCAAAGACAAATATAGTGCTTTAGAGGAAGCAGACAATGATTATCTAGATGCTCTTGAGGAAGCTATTGAAAAACAACGTAAACTTAGAGATAGAGAAAATTCTTATGAGGATTTAGCACAAAAAGAGCGTAAATTAGCTTTATTAAAACGTGATACATCTGGTACTAATCAAAAAAATGTTTTATCTTTAGAGGATGAAGTCCAGCAAGATAGAGAAAAATTATTAGATGATGAAGTAGATTCTTTAATTGACTCTATGAAAGAAATGTATGAAACACAAAAAGAAGCAAGAGATGCTGAAATCGAATATTTAGAAGATGTTCTTGATGCCGCTGATTTGTATAAAGAAGCAGCTGAAATTATTAGTAATTGGGCTTCTCAGGAAGATATGACAAGTTGGTTCTTTGAAAATAATCCAGAAGTAGAAAGTATGACAGTTGAAAAACTCGAACAATATAGAGATGAATTAGAAGAACTTTATAATGCCAGAGAAGTTTATATGACAACTTCAACAGTTGACTTTACTAATGCTTTACAAACCACACAGGGGGAAGTAGAAGCTACTATTTCTGCTATTAGTGAGACTTTAACAGATGAAGCTGACCGTTCATTAGGAGAAGTCCAAGAAAAGGTGGCAGATGCTCAAGAGAAAGCAAGAGAAGCATTACAAGATGCTTTAGATGCTTTGGCTGACGCACAAAGTTCTGTTGCTGATGCTATGGCTGACACCGCTAACACTTCTATGAATTATATGAAACAAGTTTCAGATTATTATTCAAGCTTATTGGCTTCCATGATGGCAAATCAAGCATCTCAAACTGTTATTGCTATGGGTGCTCAAGGACTAACCACCGCAGAAAATGAAGAACTTAAAGCTTTACAGAATAAAAAGACTAAAACAGCTGACGATAAAAAACGAATTCAAGAACTACAGAATAAAGGTAAAACACATAGTATTTCTCAGACCGCCGCAAATCCTATCACAGGAATTACAGGACAATCTTTAACTAGTGCTGTTTCTAGTATTAAGATTAAAGCACAAAGGGAACAAGATTGGAAAAACACCATATTACAGCATAAAAGCTCTAAAGATTCTAGTGGGAAGCAAAGAAACTATGTCTTTTCTACTGGAACAGACTCCTATTATTTTAGCACGCAACAAGAAATGCAAAACTGGTATAACAAATGGAAAAATAGCGGCAAAATTAGTGGACTTACAAAAGATTCCAAAGGCAATTTTGCAGCAAAAGCAAAGAAAAGAACAGGAAAACATGGTTTTTCAAATCTTTCTGGTTTCAAATATGCTGACGGCGGCTTAGTAAACTATACTGGCCCAGCTTGGGTAGATGGAACGCAGAATAAACCGGAAGCTTTCTTAAATGCCGAAGATACAAAACGAATTGGACAAGCGGCAGAATTACTAGCTAATTTACCTATCTTCAATAACACAAGTAATGCCAATAACGCAGTTTCCGCAACTTATGGAGATACAAACGTCTCTGTCAACATTACAGTAGAGAGCATTGCTAATGATTATGATGTAGATAGAATGATGAAACGAGTAGAAGAAAAAATAACGAGTGCTGCCAAACCAATTGGAACTTCGGTTATTTTAAAGAAATAACTTTTAGACCTCTTGCCTTAATCCGGCGAGGGGTCTTTTTTGTAGGAGGTAAAAGGATGAAAGATTTTGTTGGTTTTCGCTTTGGAAACATTCATACAAAAGATTTAAATTTATTAGTTGTTTCTTCAAGTGATAGATATAATAAAAATTTGTTGCCTGACCCAACAGACTATACAACAGATGTAGTTGGTTCTGATGGCACATACTATTTTGGTCAGACTTATGATAAAAGAGAATTCTCATGCAATATTGCTTTTGATAACATTTCAGAAGAAAACTGGAGAAAAATTTCACAAGTCTTTTCTACAGACAAATTAAAGGATTTAGTTTTTGATGAACTTCCTTATAAGACTTATAGAGCAAAATTATCATCGAAACCAGATTTTAATTTTATTTGTTTTACTAATAGACATACAGGTGAAAGAGTATACAAGGGTGAAGGAACTTTAAATTTTATTTGTTATTTTCCTTATGCTTTTGGTTTTAACAAATATATTGTTCGGGCGGCGGATTATTATTTAAAGACACCACCTGAAAGAATTATTTTAACTAACACTATTGAAGAAAATCCTTATAAAAAGAAAAAACAAAAAATTTATAATAAAAATACTAAAGAATATTATAATGTTGAAAACAATATGGGAACTCCATGGAAAAGTGGCTATCCAACAATTGAACAAGTTCAAGCTGGCGAACTATACTTTAATACTCCTGATGGAGAAAAAACAATTATTGATGTAAGAGGATATTGGGATAATGTGCCTGAATGGGCAAAATCTTCTAAACTATTGACGACACCAACTTTAGATTATGACCAAGAGCTTATCTATTTGCCGCAATATTCCAAAACGAATTATATCAATATGGATACAGGATTAAATAATGAAAATGCTTTAATCGGTAGTAGATTGTTGGTTTATAATCCGGGTGATATTCCAATAGATTTTGAATTAAGATTAGATAATAATAAAAGAAGTTTTTGGACTAATAGAGGGAATCATTTTCAAATTAGACGCTATAATGTTCAAAGATTACCTATTCCAGCAGCAGTAGATTGGACTGGTTTAACCACTGAAAGTCCAATTGATGAAGATACAAAAAAATACGGAGACGCTTATTTTAAAAAGCCTAATGTTCTACCATGGCCTTTACCTAATGGAATTATAGTGGGACGACCAGACCCAAGATTATTAGGAAAAGCACATCCTAAACATTGTTATATAGCAGAACCTATTCCAAGAGAAAAATTAGCTCATTATATAAAATTATTCTATTGGCAATCTTCACTGTTAAAGGATGATAGCGGAAATCCTTTATTAGAATTTGAAGAAGGTGTTGAATATGCCAATAGATATGAAGAACTTTATGACTTATGTATTGATGATATGGAACGCTATGAATTATATTGGAAAACATTAAAAGAAGCTATCTTAAATAAATATAAAGATGCTGCTGTTTTTCAAAATAATACTTATACGCATAATGATTTTATAAGAGATTATCTATATAATCCGCCAGAATATATTACAAGAAGTAAAGATTTATATTATGGACAAGATGATTTTAATTTATCAATTATGCCGCAGTGGATTACAAATGACTATTTTGATATTACCACAGATGATATTAAAAATGCAACGCTATACCTTGACACAGAAAAAGAGATGTTGTATAATATAGATAACCCAGAGTATAAAAAAGAAGATAAAAAAACTTATTCTAATTTTTATACATATAAGCCTAAAAAAACAATTTATAATGAAAACATAAAACAAGGACATTGGTTTAAACTGCCGCCGGGGTGGTCTTTGATTGAAGTCGCTCCTGTATGTGATGAAGATTTGTGGGGCGGCAAGCGCTGGTTAGATGCTAGACCTTTTGATTGGGGTTATGGCGGCGATGATGGTAAATATAAATATATCCAGCAAAGATTTGATTCAGTTTATTATCTGGCAGCAAAAGAATATTTACTTAAATTAAAAAAACAGATAACCGATTTAAATACAAATGCAAAAATTGACGAAGCGTTAAAATTCCGACACTGGTTTGATGATGAAATTGCTGCATTACCAAAAGATGATAAATTTGGCTATCAATTATATAAACGTAGGGAACAGCAATTAGAATACGGTTTTCTAAAAACTCTGCAACAATATTGGAGAGTTAACGCCGCACCAACAATGGGAATTAAAGGCGACATTAACGAATGGTGGTGGTATGCTTGTAATTATATTTGGGATTTATTTCCGCCACTCTATTGGGGCTTAGCAGATATATTAAATAAAGCACAAATTAAATATACGCCACTGTTTTATTAATAAGAGGTGAGAGAAAAGGTATGTCAATTCAAAAATATCCATATGAATTGAGCATTTGGGAAGAACACTTAGGTAGCAATGGTATTAAGAGCGAAAGACGTTTAGCGACTATTGGTAGTTCTAATATGACTTATGGCGGCAAAGCAACCGAAATTGAATTAAAAAAAGAAATTAAAGGAACTAATACATTAACTTTTAAAATGCCATCTAAGTTTTTTGACTCAGAGAAAGGAGAGTATGTTAAAAATGAATTTATTGATATGCTTTATAATGAACAAAAAGTAAAGTTATTTTATAAAGATAGTTGGTTAGAATTTTATGTAAAGCAAATCTCAGAAGAAAAAAATTTTAAGAGTTTAATGAAGACTTTTACTTGTCAAGATAGTTTTATTGATGAATTATCTAGAACAGGTTATGGGATTACTTTTGATGAAGAATTATATAACAATGTAGATGAATTGGGTGTTTTTATGAACACGATTCTTGAAGATAGTGTATGGGACTACAAACCTGAATTAAATACTGGCGATTTTACAGAATTTAAAGAAGAACGCTTTTACAAAATTCCTCTATCACAATTTGGTGGAAAAATTAAAGCCTATCCAATTACTTTAAATATAAAGCCAGAAAATTTTAATGAAGAAAGTGAATATTATAAAAGCGTTATTGAAAAAGATGGCAAGTTTGATGAACTAAAAGAAGCAACTTTAACAAATATTTTTACAGACGAAGAACGTGCATTGGAATTGGGTGATGATTCAGCAAGAGAAAAAGAAATTTTTTGGGACAATTATTATAAAGATAATGGCTTCAAGTTATTAGATGACAGCAAAATGATAGAATTAAGTGGTGATTATATCTATGTTCCATATAGCGACTTGTCTTTTATTTATGGTAATGTTTATACAAATGCATATAAGGCTACAGAAGAACCAGCTTTATATGGCAATTATGAAGAAAGCAAAAATAATAAGCAATATGCTTTACAGCCGAAATCAAAAAGTCCTACAGATTTGATTCAATTTATTTTCTTTAAAGACGGCGACAAAATTTTAATTGATGAATCTGGAATAGTAGTAAATAATGATTGTCATTACGTTATTAAGGTTTCTCAATGGAATGAAGTGTTAAAAGAACAATTAAAAAACAAAGACACTTTAATCTATTGGGCTACTGCGGCAATTCCAGAAGAATCTAAACTAACAACTAAATATGAACTAAAAACAGATGGTGATATAACTTATTCTGTTAATGTTAAACCAAATACCCGAACTATTGATGATTTTACATGGTATCCTGTTTATTATGATGGATATATGGAAGAGTTGGGCGACAACGAAGTTTATGCGGCAAGAAAAATTTCTATTACTGATAGAACTGAATTTAATTTAAATTCAGAAATCTATTGTAAAATTTATAATAACAAAGCAGAAGAATATGAAAATATCTATTCCGAAAAAGAAATTAATGAAATTATAAAAACTGATGTAGGTAAAGATTTTAGAGTATGTTCAAAAGATGATACAAGGATTATTTTACCTACTTTGGCAAAAAATTTAGTTCAAAATGGCGAAAAAATTACTAAAGAAACAGGCTGGGAATCGCTTACACAAAATGATACAAGTGAATATAATATTGGTTCTTATGCTAACCTTTTAGAGGTAAGTATTAAATCCACAAACGAACTAACGGAAGAAGCTACTGGCGAAATTATTGATGAAAATATTAGTGATTTTTATTTAGAAATTTTAAGCCCGAATATTGTAAAAGGCTATGATATGGATTTAGAAGGAACTGTTTCATCGGATTATTGTTTGAACTTTGGGTTGTCTGCTAATGAAATTAACATTGAAAAAGATAAAGTTTATGCTATTAGAATTAGCACAGGAAACTGGATTATTACAGATTATTCAATTACTTTTAGAAATAATACAGAAAACACCGTTCATAGAGCTAATGAGGACGAAAAAGAATTATATACTAAGGCTTTAGAATCTTATAATGATTTTCTTCTAAGTTGCGATTTAAAAGAATTAACAACAGAAAGTTCAGAAGATGATTTTAAAAATTATTTAAAGAATGCTATTACCGAATATGATAAGAATATTTCAGAATTATATTCGAAATGGGCAAATTGTAATGCCGAAGACGATTACAATTATTTAATTTATAGAGCTTATACAAATGAAAAAAAAGACATTCCAAAAGACAAACAAAATTCTTATGTTGAATTGGCAGCGGATGCTTATAAAACATGGGCTACTGCAGCAATTATTGAGAATAAGGTTTTTACTAAAAATTATAATGTCGATTTAGATAAAATCATTATTGGTCAAGGTTCTGTTGATATTAATGGTAATTATACTTTAAGTGGCGTTAGCAATAGACAAGATACGGATAAATTTATTTCTTTTGCTGATATTTTTGAAGATATGAATACTTTAACTTCTGTTCCATTCAATGATAAAAGCAATTCTGATGCACCTTTAACAACAACTTTACATTATAAGAAAAAGAACGGCAGTTGGACATGGGATGAAATAGAAAGCCCAGAAGCAGATGTTCCAGACAACGCTTATTTATTATTTAAAGCAAAGGCTAATATTACTACACCATACATTGGAATTCGTTCTGATTCTGAACCAATGACTGTTTCTATTGATTCAACAAAAGCTATTAATTACGGAGAAACCGATTATAGCGGAGTTAAATTAGAATTATGGTCTGAGGGCGAAGATAGCAACAGTTATTTAGTTGATAAGGCGGAAGTTAAAATTTACAAAGTGGATAATAAGAATTTCTCAGATAAATTTCTTGAAGCTGTTGGATGGAAAATTGAGGATTCCGGCGGTTCAGGTGGACAAGGGGATAATGATGGAAGTATTAAAGCAAAAGGAATTGATGTTTCTTATGCTCAAGGAAAAGTTGATTGGAAAAAAGTAAAAGAATCTGGAAAAGTAGAATTCGCAATAATTCGTGCTGGATATGGAAAAAATTCCGTTGATGAACAATTTAATAATAACACTCTTGGCTGTGCTGAAAATGGTATTCCTTATGGTATATATTGGTATAGCTATGCTCAGACAGCCGAGGATGCTGTAGAAGAAGCAAAAAAATGTATTGAAACTATAAAAGATAAGAACTTAACTTATCCAGTTTTCTATGATGTAGAAGAAAGCAGCAATATTAATAGTATAAATGAATTAAGTGTTGCTTTTTGTGAATACATGAAATCACAAGGCTATTCATGTGGTATTTATTCTTTTGCTAGTGGATTGGAAAGTGTTCTGTCTGCTGAAAACAAAGAAAAATATCCAATTTGGGTAGCACAATTTGGAACTAATGGAAAACTTACAGCGTATACAGGAAAATATGTTATGTTTCAATATAGTTGCACAGGTAGAATTGATGGCATTACAGGAAATGTTGATTTAGACTATTGTTATGAAACTTATAAAAAATCAACAACAAAAAAGGTTCAATCTCAGCAATTAATGTTATTTACCACAAGTGATGATAATGAGAAGAAAGACGAAGATAAAAAGGATGAAAATACAGAGACTTACGACTATACATTAAATGATGGAGATTTGCTTACAGATGCTAAACCTGTATGGAAAGGTACAACTTCAAGCATAGACCCGCTATTCTTTAATGTTATGTTACCAAAAAATAATGATACAAAATCTATGGCTTATGCTTTATTTATTAATGACTATTATTACGGAATTTTTTGGTTAGAGCAAACTAAAAAAGAAACAGAAGATAAAGATGAAGTAGAATCTGGAGGTGAAAGTTCATAATGGCAAGTGTATCGGTTAGTTATAATTCGAGGCAGTTAGAAGGTGCTATGTCTGCTGTAAAAAGAGGTTCAGGATTATTACTTATTAGTCCTAAACCCTACACAAAAACTGGTAATGCTGCCACCGCCTTTGTGGTAAAACAAGGAAGATTATCCCAAAGCCAAATTAAAAGTTTATGTGCTACTGCTATTACTCAAAATGGTTTGTTTCCTATTGGAACGAATCAATATTACCATGTCTCAGCTGATAAAACAAATGCTAATGGCTCTATGAGAACGGGTATCTTATCAATGAGTATGATTCAATTTAACAATATTATTTTAAACAATATTTATACTGCTTTATGGACAACGGCACAAGATACTAAACATATTTACTACACAAACGATTTAGGCTTAACAAAACGTCAAGTTGGAGCAACCTCAAGATTAGGAAACGGTTTTTATTTTAAAGCAGGTTATTATGATGGCGGCAAAGCTATTCTAAATGGGGATTACGCTATTTTTAGTGTTAATCCCTCTAATGCTGGAGAAAAGAAAGCAATAGGCAATGTGAATCAAATTAGAAATTATCTTAGTTCTGCTATGAGTGCTGACGCTACTGCGGCAAGAGCAAAGAATTTCATGATGGTTAAATTAATAAAAGATGATAAAACACAATATAATTATAAACTTTGTGCTGGTGGATTATCTCATGGTGTATCTTTGGCACAAATTCAATCTTGGTTAAATGATAATGATTCATCTTCCGGTAATTCCGAAGAGCCAGACGGTGGTTCTAATTATGGCGGCATTAGTTTAGATGGAAATTATTCAAGTGCCTATGATACTGTATCTGTTTTTGGTGGCTTAGTAAACCCTGAATCTTCTATTACAGCTTTAGAGTATATAAATGATTTTAGTAATTATAAATTGGTTTTTAAACCCGGTAAAGACGCAAGAACAACAAAAAAGCCTTTGTATGAAAAACCTGAAGAAGGTATTGTGATTGATGAAAAAAAGCTAATTATTAAAGCACAAATTCCAAAAGGACAAGTTCCGACTTCTATGACTTTATCAAATAAATATTATAATTATGTAAAGATTGACCAAGCGAATTATTCTCCAGAAGAGTTCTTTACCTATTTAGACCAAGTTCTTAATTTAGATTTTACTGGAGAGCATATATGGAAAAAAGATTCGCCACCACTAATAAAATTAAATCATGAAGCTGATAAAGATTCGTTAGTTGAAAGCAAATGGGAAAAGTATCCAGTAGAATGGAGATTAATTCCTATGACTTCTTTTGCGGTTGATAAAAAATGGTATAATACATTAAAAGAGGAAGATGTAGTATTAGGAAATATCTTAAAAAATAAAGAATCTAAAGCAATTGGACTGAAAGATTTTTTCTTAAAAGATTCAGAAGAAAGAATTAAAAATAAACTCTTATTTTTTGATGTCTATTATGAAGGGGAAAAAATTAAAACAAAAATTTCAGATGTCAGAGATTTTACTGTTTTCTTAAATAAAATTGCTGAAATATTAGAATTTGGTGAAAGAAAAACATTAGAATGCGTTTTAAAATTTGAGCAAAAACGAAAGTCTGTAAATCTTTATGAATTAAAATTATTTGAAGCTTTTACACGTGGACACGATTTTATTCAAGAAGACTATACCACTGTTAGACCACAAGAACAAGATGTAAATGGCAATCGTTTAATGGATTTCGATGATAACTATTTTGTTTACAAATATACTGGTAGAGATTTTGATATATTGAATGGGCGGCAATCTAATAAATTGTTTGAATTGCCGGATTCAAAAGGCGTTTATTGCTCTTTAGTTCATGAAAAAGATTTACTAACAGAAACTGATATTACCTTAGGAGAAACCTATGGTGTTCAAAAATACTTTGTAGAAGCAATGAAATTTCTAAATCCAAAAACCAATAAATATGAATACAAAGATACCTTTAAAGTAAAAGATTATTTAAAAGCTACTGACCCAACTACTTATACCGAAGATGATATTGAAATTATCACGGCAAAAATTGACTTAACACAGTGCCAATACTATGATGCCACAAAAGCAACCTATCAAAATGATTGGTGTGATTGTTCTTTTGGCGGCAACTTTGATAAAGAATGTATTTATCAAAAATTGGGCTATTGTCCATATAGATTTCAAACCGAAAAACACCCAAGAAGAATCAGAACTTTGTCACAAGAAAAATCAAATCGTTTTAATTTAATTCAGGAACTATCTAAAGTCTTTGAAATTTATCCACAGTTTTATATAGAATTTGATAAAAACGGCAAAATTCTTTTAGACGAGAATGGTAAAATGAAAAAACACGTTTTCTTTATGACAGAAAAAGGTGGTGTTCAGCAAATTGGTTTTAGATACGAAAAGAACTTGGCCAACATATCAAGAACAGTAGACTCTTCTTCTTTAACAACAAAACTCTATGTAGAAAATGTTGATAGTGAATTATCTAAAACAGGAATGTGTTCTATTGAAACAGCTGAAGATAATGTTGGTAAAAATTCTTATATTATGGACTTTTCTTACTACACTCAAAAAGGATTGTTAAATGCTGAACAAGTTGTAAGGGATTTATATGGAATTGATAAAGGAGATTTTGCTTTCTTACCTACTATTGGTTACTATAATGAAAAGTATGATGATTTAACTAATTTAATCATTAATATGACTGGCGAAGCAATGAAAGAATTAAAAGCGGCGAATATTGTTAGTGATGAAGGCATCACAACGGCATTAGAAGAGCGGCAAAAAATTTCACAAAGAATGTATCAATTTAAGGTTAAACAATTGAGCAAAGATACCACAGATGACGAACCCAATGACTATACTACATCAGATTCTTATAAAAATTATTTATTAAAACTAAAAGAACAAGCAACAATTCTTTGGGGACTTGTAGAGGATTTATTCTTTAGCAATAACTATTTTAATTTAATTCATAGAGAAAAGAATGAAAAAGGCGATTATACTTATGAATTCCAAGGTGTTGAATATGGAAATAAATATGAAAAAGATTTAACTGTTTTTGGAGTTCAAAAAGAATTATTAACCAAATACGCCGACTCTTATTGCCGGGGAGAATTATTCTGGCGGCTAATGATAGAAGGATTTGAAAATGAAAATTATATACCACCTTTTGAAAGCTGGGAAGACTTTAGAAAAGAAATAATTCAAAAAAATCTTTATATTACAAATGGTAAAGCCGGGCAATATAAGAGTATGTATGAACAGGTAAAAATTTGGAAATTAAAGCGTTCAGAATGGTTAAACAAGATTAATGATATTAGTGATAAATTTTATAAAAAATACGAGCCTTATATCAAAGAAGGAACTTGGACTGATAGTGATTACTTAACTGATAATGAATATTATTGGGCGGCGGTTAGTGTATTAGCAGACTCTTGTAAGCCACAATTAACTTATAATATTTCTGTTATTGATTTAAGTTCTCTTGACGAAGACTATACTTTTGAATTAGCTGATACCACTTTTATTGAAGATATTGATTTCTTTGGAATTAATGAAAAAACTGGTTTACCTAATAGACAAAAAGTTTTAATTTCAGCTATTAATTATAATTTAGATAATCCACAGCAAAATTCAATTGAAGTTCAAAACTATACTTCTGCTTTTGAGGATTTGTTTGAATCAATTACTGCTTCTGTTCAATCATTAAGTTTTAACGAAAACACTTACAAAAGAGCAGCAAATTTCACAGCAACAAAATACATTTCAAAAGAAAGTTTACAAGGAACTCTATTTGAAGGAGATTTAACTCTTATTAATACAAATGATGATAATATCACCGTAAATGAAGAGGGAACAACTGGCAAAGGAATTGATAATAAATCTTCTCAATATAAATTAACTGGTGAGGGATTATATTTTTCTAAAGATGGCGGACAAACATGGGATACGGGTGTTGGCCCAAATGGTATTAATGCCGACTATATTAAATTTGGACAATTAGACGCTTCAAAAATTCAAATAGTTGATGGAAATTATATTTATTTCTTATGGGACAAAGATGGTATTTCAGCTTATCGCAGTCCTGCCACAAGCACTTCTGGTTTAGTGGACTTTACAAGATTTAACAAATATGGTTTAAGTCTTATTGAAAATAATAATGTAAGGCTAAGAGCAGGCTATGAATTCCGTTCTGGTGATGCTGTTAATTTAACTGGCGATTATCGTCAAGAGAATGAATTAACAAATCAAAATGTTGGTTTTTATTTATATAATGATAGTGGACAAGCAATTTTTAAAACCGAAACCGCTTCAGATTATGCAGATGTTAAAGGCGATTATTCTGCTAGATTAAGTCTTACAGGCGAGATGTTTATTACCAATAAGGTTCTTGAATCAGATAACAATGGACAAACAATTTCAGCAAAGCCAGAGTATCAATATTCTGGCGGTTATTACATCTATGAATCCACAATTGTTTCTTTAAGTGAAAACTCAGCTCTTACAGAAATTGTAAAGCAATATACTGATGGTAAAAATTATAGCATTTTAAGTGATAATTATGACAGTGAGGGAAATTTAATTCCAGATACCGACCACGAAGCTGGTTTAGACAAACCAAAAGATAATGTTTCTTTGCTTGTTGACGAAGAACCGGAAGAAAAGAAATATTATATTACCGTATATAAAGTTAATAATATTTCTGACGGCAATTCTATTTATTATTATTTTAACAACGATAGAACACGAATTACAAGAGTGGATGAAGGACAAGTTATAGAAATTGTTTTATCTTATAGTATTTATCGTATTGAATTTTTAGAATCTGAATTAGAAAATGGAAAAATTAAGCCTGAATTGTTAGACCAAAAATTTTCTGATAGTACACCAATTGGTATTTATAATACTTCCTTATATAGAGTAAAAGATGGAGAAAATAATTTAATTAAGGCAGGTTATCCAGTAAAGGCATTACTCCTTCAAGGGAATGAACCAAATGCTCATATTGAAACAGCGGATGATATTCAAGTAGAAACAATAACGTGCTGGAATATTAAAGACCTTGAAGTCGGGCAAGCTACTGATATCAAAACTGATTATTCGCTTTATAAAATAAACGGGAATTACGAAGGTGTAAGCTATCAATATTGGGCGGCAAAAGAATTAACAGGAAAGCAAATAGAACTAACTACTTCCGAAGTTAAAACAGATGAAGTTGGCATTTTTATTAATAATAAAACGGCTATTCATGGTGGCTCAGAAGTTACAAGAAACGAAGAAATAGTTGAAGAAGAAAACAAAAAAGAAGACAAGGAGCAAACAGAAGAAAAGAGTAAAATCGAAACAGCTCAAACTTATAGTGCTTCAAGTTCTTCAGTGGTTGATATTGATTCAACAGATTTTGTAATTATCGGTGATTCTATTACAGTTGGATTGTCCACAACTCCATTAAAAGAAAGGGCAATTGGTATTGGTAGTGCTTCTGTTGATAGTCATAATAGAGTTCCACATACTGCTTATTATGATAATGATGCTATTAAAAAAGCTAAAAATTTAGCATTCTTTTTTGGCGTTAATGATGTTAATATAGGTTATTCAAAAGAAGAATTTTTCAAATTATATCAAGAAGCTATTGATACTATTCTCGCAAAAAATAACTTAAAAATATCTAATGTAAACATTTATATTATGTCAATGATTTACATTACTTCTGATGCTAGCGGTTATAGCGTAGAAAAAAATAACAAGTTCCAAACCGAATATCTTGAAACTTTTGCTAAGTCTAAAAATTACAAATATATAGATGTTTATAATAAAACACAAAATATCCCTAGAACCGATGGCATTCATTGTACAGGACAAGGATATGTTCAACTATATAACATCATTAAGGACGCTTTTGCTAACACCACAACAAATACCACAAACTATAATGAGAATAAACCAACAGACGCTTCTATTATTTCTTCAAGAGAAACAATTCTTGCTGGTGCTGAACGTATTTTTATGTCCGCATTATCTGGCGAAAGTAATGGCGATATAGTATATAAAAACATTTTGTCAATTTTAAAGAATGGTTGTTTGTATATTGGCGGCACAGTGTCTGATTATTATGGTAGAAAATTAAATATGTCTAGCTTTGGATTGATGCCAGATGAAGTAAGAATTAACAATGCTAAAATCGTTATGGCTAATGATGGTAAAGTATGGATGGATTTCCACAATCTTTATGCTATTGACCAAAACGGCAACCTTACAGATACTTCTTTATGGGATTTGTTAGAACAATTATCGAATGGTATTTCTTCTATTGGTGGCGGAGGAGCTTCTACTGATACTTCGGGCTTAGCTGAAGGATACTATCTAATTGACCCAATCAAAGATTAAGGAGTGATAAAATGAGTAATTATTTCGCACATCCATTAGGAAGTTATGCTCAACATTACATTGATGATGATGCTACCCCATGTCAAAGACCGCATACGTATACTGACCACGGTTTTAGTAAAATGGATTTTGGTGTAGGTGGTGGACAAAAAGTCTATTCAATGACTAATGGAATTATTCAAAATGTTGGCTGGTTTGGTGGCGATGGCGTAAGTAAATATGGTTGTGTTGTTAGGACAACTGATTGTGGCTACTCAAGAATGCAAGCTAAATTACAAGGTGGAACAGCGGATGAATATCCTGTTTTTTTCACCTATATTGAAATGGAACGAATCTCTCCAGAATTAAAAGCTGGAGAGAAAATTAAAAAAGGAACTTATATTGGCATTACAAATAGCGAATATGCTGGTTCGAATCTACACTTTGATATTCAACCCTATGAAAGATATGGTGGTGGAGGTAACTCAGACAAAGCTCAACACTGGTACGGAGCTATTACTTTGGATGAATTTGATGCTTATGGACACAAAGGAAGTAATTATTCTTTAAGAGACCATTTGGATTCTCATTTTACTATGGATGATAAGGGGAACTTAAAAGATTATACTGGAAAATATATCGGTATTTCTGATAGTAATGGCATTTATTATCCTTATGGCTCAAGTGGCGAAATTTTAAAAGTAAATACACAAACTTTAAATGGATTAGACCCAGATATTAGAATCAGCAGATGGTATTCTTATGCTTTTATGATGCAAACACCTATCTATTCTAGCGGAATTAAAGACACTGGCAGTGGTTCTGCTGCCGATTTAAAAATTAATATTTCAGATGAATGGATAAAATTGATGGTTGGCGTAGTAGCTGCTGAATGTGGTTGGACAGGACTTGGAGTTTCACAAGCGGTTCTAATAGTAGCAAGAAATTGGGCTTATGGGCTAAGTAATAGTCAGTTAAATGATGATAGTAGTGCCGCCGCGCAAGCTATTATGAATTGGGGACACGGGCTTTCTAAAGAAGGCTTAATGAGTAAATATGAATCTTTTAAAGATAAAGAAGTAGAAGGAATTAATACTGTTGAATTCGTAAAAATGATAATGAGTGGCACACACTATAAATATGCTGAAAATTGGAATGGAAAGAACACAGATGGAACAACAGGCATTACATATTATAATGGCTGTTCCGCAGCCGATATTGAAGATATAACAGGCTTTCCCGGAGGGAACAGTAATTATCAAAACTTATGGGTATGCCACATTTTCTTTGGAAATCGTTTTACTGGGTGGAGCTTTAGAGGAGATATTCCAAAAGACAAAAAGAAACCATCAGAACTTTTAGGATTGAGGTGATTAAATGAGTAGATATTATTATCATCCATTAGGAGAGTATGCTCAAAAGTATATAGATGGAAATGCCGCACCAAATCAATTGCCGCATACATATGATAAAAATGAGGAAGGTAAAACCCATGGCTGGTCAAAATTAGACTGGGGCGTTGGCCCAGATGTCCCAGTTTATTCAATGACTGATGGAGTTATTTTTAGTGTATTTGGAACAACCACTGGCGGTGGAAAGGGATATTTTGTCAACATTAGAACAGACAGGCAAGACGGCACTGGAAAAACAGTTTGTATTAGATATATAGAATTAGGCGGACTTTCTGAATTGACTGCCCCTTTGGTTGGCGTAGAAGCAGGTCCCGGCAAATTCTCTGGTAATGTGTCTTCTGGTGAGATTAATGTTCCGGTTAAAATGGGTGATTTAATTGGCTACACAAATAATTGGTATAATAATTATTCTAATGTCCATATAGATTTCTTTTATGAGGGTAGTTCTACAGAAGATTATTATAAAGGTGTAGAATATGTTCCACATTGCGATGCGAATACCAAATTAGATTCAGCTTTTAATCTAAAAGATTTAAGCAGTGGCGTAAAAGCTGTTTATTGTAATGGCAATATTGTTGGTTGCGAGAATGGCTATGTTCCACAGCAACCTGACCCCTCTAGTATTTATACCGTTTATCCATGCCTTTCTTATATGGTTTGCTTACAAAAACCTATAAAAATGGAAGGTAGTGTTAATGGTTCTATTGGAACAGGTAATGCCCCTGAGGGTTATTATAAAGATATAATTCCAATTACTGATGAGGAGTTAAACAATGCCTGCAACTGCATTTTGGATGAAATTCCACTTAGTGTAGATGGTGTAGAAGCTTCTAGAAGTGGCTGTTTACTTTACGCTAAGCTCATAAGAAGACGTTGGTTCACAAAGGCAGTCAATCCGGGCAATAGCATTATGAGTATTTTGCAGAATGGTGGTTTTTATGGCTGGGGCGGCAATTCTATTAGCTCTTCAAAAGTTTCTGGTATGAACTATACTATAAATGAATTTAAAGAAAAAGTTAAACAAAATATTTGTAATCCCGGTTTATATGATATTACTATAGATAAATGCATAAAAATAGCAAACGAAGGCCCTTTCTATAATTATGGCTATAGTCCTTCTGGATACAATACCAATTCAGCTAGAATAGAAAGTGAATTAGAACAAAAAATTATTGCTAAACAATTGCCAAGTCATAGTAATTCTCCTTCTTTTAGTATTCCATTAGATAATTTTTTGGGATGCGTTGGTAATACAGGATATTGGAGTGATACAAATGCTAGTTAAAAGAACAGAGATTCAAAAGATTGAAAATTTAATTCTTTCTTTATCAAAAGAAAAGTTCAACATAAAAACTCAGTATAAATTAATCAAAATTCATAAAGCAATTAAAGATGAACGAGAAATTTATCAAGAGCAAATTCAAATAAATTGTGAACCATTTTTGGAAAAGGATGAGAATGGTATTCCAAAAGTAAATGAATCTGGCGGCTACAAAATTAAAAAAGATAAAATTACTGAATGCTTTTCACTTATGAATAAAATGAACAATCTTGAGGTTCAATTGCCGGATTTGTTCTTTTCTTTCGATGAACTAGAAGAACTAGATTTAACTTTAGAACAGCTAGAAACATTAGAGCCGTTTATAAAAAATTAACAAATTGGACAAGACGTATTCTGTTTAAAACACAGAAATTTTTACGTCTTGTCCTTTTTTATTATCCTAAAGTCTTGACAAATCTACAAAATAATTGAACGGAGGTGAAAGTGGTAATGGCTTATAATTTTAATACACAACCACAATATCAGCAACAGCAGGCAGCAAATAATAATATGCCGCAATTCCAACAGCAGAATATTCAACCTTTATTCCCACAACCACAGGGAAATGTTTATAATATTAATTCCACTTTAGAGGTGGCAAATGTTCCAGTAAGTGGCGGAATGTCAGTGGCTTTATGTCTTAACGAAGGATTTATGTATATAAAATCTTTACAAAACGGAAATCCTCTGTTTTGGGCTTATAAAATTACACCTTATGACAATTCTGCTCCACAGCAGCAACAAGAAGAACAGACAAAAGATAACAATAATAATAACGAAATTATTGAACAATTTAAAAAATATGATAATCGGTTTCAATCCATTGAGGGAAAAGTGTTTGAAATTCAGAACATTTTAAAACAAAAATTAGAACCAAATCAAAATGAAAAAGGAGTTGAGTGGAAATTATGATGAATCCTATGAATTTAGTTAGCTTGTTAAAAGGTAGGAATCCACAAGAATTAGTTATGTCAATGATTCAGGGCAATAATATTAATGACCCAATGATTAATGATTTAATTAAATATGCTCAAAATAATGATATAGAAAATGTAAATAAAATTGCCGAGAATTATTTTAATCAGCGTGGTATGAATTTTCAAAAGGAATTGAATAATCTCATGTCAATGCTGAAATAATAAATTTATACTTAAAAGGAGGAATTAAACAATGGGAGAAAACGGACTCAGTGTAGCAGACGCTCTAGCTCTTCAGAACAAGAATGGAACTACGAATGGTGATGGCTTCCTAAATGGCGGTCAAGGTGCTTGGTGGGTAATTATTCTAATCCTATTCTTTGCTTTTGCTGGTTGGGGCAATCGTGGTGGAAACAATAACGGAAATAATGATGGAGGTGTAAATACCGTGTTTGTTCCTACTGGTGGTGGTCTTTTTTGGCGGCAATAGTGGGTATAATAATTGTTGCACTCCAGCGACCCAGCAAAGCTTAACCGATGCCTTTAATTTTAATCAGTTAGATAATGGTATTCGTGGTGTTCAGAATGGCTTATGTGATGGCTTCTATTCCACAAGCTTAGGCATTTCTAACTTGGGTAATGCTATTAGTCAGACAGCAAATGCAAACGCTATTGCTAATCTACAGGGCTTTAATGGCGTTCAGAACACTATCAATCAAACTGGTAATGCTATTCAGTCAGATATTAATGCTGGCGTAAATGGTATTCAAAATTCTCTATGCTCTGGCTTCAACGGAGTTCAGAGTGCTATTGCTCAAACAAATTACAACATGAAAGACTGTTGCTGCGAAACTCGTGAAAGCATTATGAATTCTAATTTCGCAAATCAGACAGGTTTTAACAGTATTCAGAATCAGTTAGCTTCTTGCTGCTGCGATTTAGGTAGAGGACAGGAAAATCTAAAATATGCTTTAGCTCAGTCTACTTGTGATATTATGACAAATGCTGACAAGAACACTGATAGAATTATTAACTATCTAACCCAGAATGAACTTGATTCTCTAAGAAGCGAATTACAATCTGCTCAGCTACAGTTATCTCAGCTTTCTCAGACAAGTAACATCGTGAATAGATTAAATCCAGCACCTGTGCCTGCCTATACAGTAAGTGCTCCATTTTCAACGAATGCCTATCCGAATAATGCCGGATGCGGTTGCTATTGATAATAGATTGAGAATTTGATTAAATTGCTTGACTTCTTTAGTTTTTTGAATTATAATATTTAAAAACGAAGGAGTTGATTGTATATGCCTAAAAAATTGACTATAGAACAAATTAAAGATTTTATAACTGAATTTGACGTGAATAAAGATTGCGAGTTACTTTCCTTAACTTATAAGAATTTAAAAACCCCATTAAAATTTAGATGTAATCTTTGTGGCAAAATTTTCTATAGAGATTTTGGACATTTAAAGCAAAGAAAAAAGTTTAAATGTCAAGATTGTGTTAAAAAAGAGCATAAAAGTAATTTATCAATTGAAGATATAAGAAAATTTATTTTGGAAAACGATAAAGATAAATTATGCTCTTTAATTTCTAATGAATATATTAATAACACGACTCCATTGAAATTAAAATGTAATAAATGTGGAACAATTTTTGAAAGAGATTATCAACATTTAAGTCGAAACGGCGGCAGATTTCAATGTCCCAAATGCGGAATTTTACAAGGAGCAAAAGCTAAAAAGTATTCAATAGACTTTGTTAAACAGAAAATTTTAGAAAGGGGATATACTTTGATAGGAGATTATATAGATGCTCACACGCCTTTTGAAGTGGAATGCGAAAGACATCATAAAACTACTTTAATTTTTTCTTATTTTTTAATAGGTCATTCAGGTTGTAAAGAGTGCGCCAATATAGAAAATAGTGGAGAAAATCATTATAACTGGAAAGGCGGCGAAAGCGAAGTAATTGAATCTTTTAGAAAAAGCATCAAAGAATGGAAACATTTAATTTTAAAAAGAGATGGTTTTAAATGTGTTCTTACCAATAGTAATAAAGACTTAGTTATTCATCATTTAAAATCTTTTAATACTATTGTTAAAGAGTCAAGTGAAATAACTGGAATTCCTGTCTTGAGAAAAATTTCTGACTATGAGAATATAAATGATTTTTATACTTTAAGAGATAAAGTTATTAATTCACATTCTATAATTTTAGGCATCACTCTTAATCGAGAGGTTCATAATCTTTTCCATAGTATATATGGGAAGGGAAATAATACAATAGAGCAATTTAATGAATTCCAATCTTGTTATCAAAATAATGAGAAAGGAGATGATTGAATAAAATGAGTTGCCCTACTACAAAAGCATTATGTGACAATTTAATTATCTCACAAGCTATTACTTTTGCTAATAATCAATTAACAATTAACTTGCCATCTGGCAGTTATAACAATGGACAAAAATATTGTCTTGTAATTGCTCAAGACATTCCAGAAGCAACCACAATTAATGCCAATGTTGTTATTACTATTGGCACAGGAACAACAACTTATCCATTAGTTAATTGCAATTGCACAAATGTAAATGCTTGTCAGATTACATCAAGACGCAGATATTCAACTAAAGTATTTACAAATATTCAAAATGGAGTATTTAAACTGCTTGGCCCAGTAAATTGCTTTAATTGTAAACATTCAGGGTCATTACCAATTACAACTACGACAGAAACAACAGGTTGAAGAGGAGGGATAAATAATAATGGACAAACTATTAGGAAGAGTAGAAAAAGAATTAGAAAATATCGCAGATAAAGGTCTATCCTCTTCTAATCTTGATACTACTTTTAAATTGATTGATATTTATAAAGACATTAAAGAAGCTGACTATTATGATAGCCAAGTTGGTGGCTCTTATGGTGCTCAAAGACGTGATAGTAGAGGACGCTATATGGGAGATAGAGACACATGGAAAAATGAAAAATGGGACTCTGATAGAAGCCACGAATATGAAAATCTCGGACCAATGAAGCGTTATTTTGACAGACTTGGGGACGAAATGGACACATATAATATGAATCGTGGTAGATATAGAAAAGGCGATTCTTCTACAAGAATTGAAGATGGTATTGATATGGTTATGGACGCAATCCACAAAATGGTAGAATGTCTATATGATTATGCTGAAACGGCACAAGAAAAAGAAATTGTTCGTAAGCATATTGATAAAATGAAGAGCTTATAATGTTTCAATATTATAATGCTAACCCTTTGGGGAGAAATGTTGATGATTGTGCAGTTCGGGCAATTTCAAAAGCAACGGGTAAAAGCTGGGATAAAACATATATAGAACTATCGGAGTATGCGAGAATGAAAGGAATTACGTTTTCTGAAATACAGTTTATCAATGAATATCTCAAAGAGCGCTTTCAAGATTTTTCTTTACCTAAAGGTGTGTATACATTGCAAGATTTTATTGATTTAGATTTAGCTGGCACATGGCTAATAACAATGCCCAATCATATAACTTGTGTTATTAATAACGTTTGTTATGATACTTTTTATCCTATAGATAAGTATATTTGGTGTGCCTACAAAGTTAAATAAGCATAAAGAAAAGGGAGTAGACAATTAAATCTACTCCCTTTATTTTTTTTAGAAATTAATAATTTCATTTGGTTTTTGTGTTTCTGCTGCCCATTTAGCAATTAAAACAGCATCCGCTTCATCTTCTGAAACTGCTACCCCATAATTATCTAAAATAAGTAATTGGGCATTCTTTTTTCTATCAGTTCTTGAGCGACCCTTTATGCCTGCTACATTTCTCCATGTATTTGATGAAACAACAACAAATGGAATGCCGCATTCATAGCAATAATTCTTTAAGACACCTTGTAAATGTGCCAATTTCTTAAAAACTAGAACGCCTTCTCCATTACCATACTTCTGTAATTGTATGTCTTCTAAAGCTACTAAAGAAGGTTTCCATTTCTGAATTAAAGAGGCTATAAAACCTTTTGTTTGAGCAATTCTTTCAGTAGAATGTGAACCATTGGTTGTATATTTTCCATATTTGATTAAATCCTTACCATCGAAAATTGCCCATCCACTTGTAATAGTTGCTTGGTCTAGCCCCAAAACTCTAAAACCTTTCTTTCTTACTGGTTTTGTATCCATATTATAGAAAGGATTTTCTTTACAAGTTGGACAATCACAATGCCGCCATTGCTTTAAAGAGAGAACATTAAAATGTCCAGCAGGACACTTTAAATCTAAATCAGAATCTAGATTAACATAAGAGGTTGAGACTAATTCCCAACCTCTTTTTTCTATTTCTTTTTTAACGTCTTCGTATGTCAGTTTACTCAATTAAATCAACTCTTGACTCCAGTAGAACCAAATCCGCCTTCAGCCCTATCTGTTTCTGAAAGTTCTTTAACTTCTTTAAAGAGAATCATAGGGGTTGGCATAATAAGCATTTGTGCAATTCTATCTCCAGCAGAAATCTTTTGTGTTAAATTTCCGGTGTTTTCCATGATAACGCCCATTTCTCCTCTGAAGTTGCTATCAATAATCGAAGGACTGTTAGGAATTCGTAATGGCATTTTATAACTCATTCCGCTACGAGGAACAAAATTAATCATATAACCTTCTGGAATTTCTACTTTAAGTCCTGTCTTAATGATTACTGTTTCATGCGGCTTAATTTCTACATCTTCAGCGGCATAAATATCAGCACCAGCATCTGAATCATGTGCATAAGTAGGAATCTTAGCATTTTCATTTACTTTAACGTATTTAACAACAATTCTTTCTCTTGGATTTTCAATTGCCATTTCAGTTAATTTTACTGCTTCATAAAGAACAGTAGTTAATAATTCTTTCTTGTTCTTAGATAAAGCATTATCATTTTCAATATCGTTAATTAAAGTTTTTAACTGCTCAGCTTCTTGTGCGAATTGAGTTCGAGAAACATTTAATTTTCTCATGTCATTCAAAGTCTTTTCCACAGCAATTTCATCATCATAAATTTCACCAATTGCTTTCTTTAGCTCCGGAAACATAGCGTCAAACTGTTTATCTGGCAAATCCATAATTTCCATAATAGAATCAATACCAGAATCAGAAACGGATAACGTCTTTAATTTTTCTTTTACATTTACATTCATATTTTTTAACCTCCAATAATTTCATCAATAAGTCCGTACTTTAATGCTTCATTAGCAGTTAAATACCAATCTTCTCTAACCTTATTATCATAATCTACTTTAGAAATTTTTGTATCTTCTAAAATATGTTCTTTCATTTGTTTTAAAATAATATTATTATAATAATTTAACCAGTCAACCACTTTTCCAGCTTCATTGCTAATACTTGCTTGTCCTTGATGAATGAGGAAAGAACTATGCTTATTAGCGAATCTTTTTGTGCCACTAATAGCAATTAAGCAAGCTGCTGAGTCAGCTTCACCAATAGTAATGGTATTAACAGGTGTTAAAGAATTTTTCATTTTATCAATTAACATATACGCTGCAATAACACCTCCACCGGAACTGTTAATAATAATATTAATTGGCTTTCTTTCTTCTGTTGAGATACCATCTTTATTATCAATATCTTCATAAAAGTCAATAGTCTTACAAGCATCTAAACAAAGTTCTTTAGTAATTTCATCAGTAATATAAATATTTCTACAATAGAAATCATGAGTTTCAAAAGTTTTACTAATGTCTACTTGTAATTCAGGAGTTGTAAATAAATCAGAAGAAGAAGAAAATTCACTTTCAACAGGCTTCTGTTCTTCTGCTAAATCATCATAAACTTTAGCCGTTTCTTTTAAAACTGTTTCCTTATCTTTTAATTCGCCGTTTTTATCAAAAATATTAATTTCCATATCCTCAGTCTTCATATTTTTCTTCCTCCAATAATTGATTGATTAAATTAATTTCATTAATAATACCCTTTATCTTATCATTCAAAACAAAGGTATCAAGTTTTAATTCTTCTAATTCTTTTTGTTTTTCTGCCTTTTTAGACATTAGCTCAAACTTGGTCATTTTTCTCACCTCTCTATTAATATTATAGCATGATTTAAAATTAAAATCAAATCTTTGTTCTTAGAAGTTTGTTTAATTCCAAATTATTCAATGTAGCAGCATTGTAAATCTTTATCTTTTTTTCATCAGTTGAACAAAAATCATAAAAGCTAATTGGTTTTGTATAACGTGCCCAGACCACTAATTGATTATAAAAATTTCTGTTATCAGAGTCGCCAGTCATTAAGAATAGCGGCAATCCTTCTTTTTTATAAGAAATTGCGGCATTAACTATATTAAACAAGTCTTGTTCTTTTGTTTCTTCTCTTTGATAAATGGGATAAATATTATTATACCCCTTATTATTAATTATAAAATCGTAATCAAAAGTAAAATTAATTTGTAATCGCCGATTTGATTTTTTTGTTAATTCCTTATAAGATTCATAGCACTCTTCACTATCACAAATAATTGGCCAAACAAAGTAATATTTAATATCTTTATCATTTAGTAAATTACTCAAATTGTCTAATCTAAAAGCATTATAATCGGCTATGTAAATAATTTTAGAATCTGTCTTACAGAAAGAATAATCTTCGGTTTCTAATCGAATGTAAGAGTTCTTTTTAATGCTATTAGATAAATATTCCATTGTTTTGGGTAATTCTAAAAACTCATAAGGCATAAAAGTTGGCGGCGTATCTAAAACATCTTGCCGTAAAGGCTTATAACAATTATAAAAGCCGTATCCTCTTAAATAAGAATTACTTGTAATTTTAATTTTATTCGGCAATTTTAAATTAGGATTATCTTTAAAATAATAAATGGCACTATATCTATTTAAATCAGAATCTTGAGGGGAGATAAAATTTACAATATCTCCCTTTTTCCAATAGTAATTAAAAACTTTCATTAAATCTAAATTAAAAATCTTTTTTTTGTAGAAACCATAATGCCAATCTAAATCATAAACGCCAATTCTCGCCATTTCATCACCCCTTAAATTTCACTTTCAATTCTTTCTACTGCTGATTCTAAAATTTCCCCATCATCATTCAATTTATCAATTCTTTGGAACAACGGATAAGGTGTTTTCTTATAAACTTTTGGCACAAAAACATCTTCTCTTCTAATACCAGTAATAATTATCTTATTACCTCTTGTGAACCAAGATTCTTCAAGAATATGCTTGTTTCCTTTTTGGTCAATAGAAATTATACGTCTATCCCAAATAGGAAATTGATTTTTCCAAATTTTTACCTTAACGACACCATCAACAGTCAATACAGTAATTGTTGATTTATCTTTGTTCTTATCAATAATTGTTCCGGCAATTCGACTTAATTTATATGTTGTAATTTCTTTTCCATTCTTAGTCGTCCATTTAGAATCTACTTCTGGTTGTTCCGGTAAATTAAAAAAGTTAGAAATATTATATCTGTCATTCTGTAAATTTTGTAATTCATGTGGATGAAAATAGAAACCAACTGAATCCATTTCCCATTTGCTAATATTTCCTTTGGCATACTTATCGTGATAACTATTGTATAATTCTGTATTAACTGCCGCCAAAATTTCATCTTGATTTTCTTTTAAATAATTCTTAAATACCAACATCTTTTTATCATAAATTTTTTTCCATGTTTTTTTATCTAATGCCGCAGAACTATTTTCGCCATTTAACACTAAATCAACTAGAAACTCTTCATCAAAGTTAGCTAAATAAAAATCAATAGCTCTTTTATTTAAAATAAAATTATTTCCTTTGCTTAATGTTTTTAAATAATTATTATAGTTATACAGCTTCCTATAAAAATCATATTCTTTAGGAATTAAATTCATTTCAATAAGCATATTCATATTTCTTAGGTTAATCACTAACTTTTTACCGCAAATGGAATTAATATAATTATCCATAGCTTTTTCTCTATTATTGTCACAAATACAATCAAAAGCTCCAGATTTTATTAAAGAAATCATTTGAACTACATTTACTTTTACTTTTGAAAGAAAATCATCAATAGAAGTATATGGACGATTTTTGATGATGTCATAAATTAATTGGTCGCCGATTCTATTCAATCCCTTTATCCCATAAAAAATAGAATTTGTTTCAGCAGATGGTGAAAAAATTAATTCAGATGTATTTATATTCGGAGGTTTTACAATTATATTATGCTGTTTGCAATTAGCAATTGCCGTGCTTATTTTTCCATAGTTCACAGTTTTATTCTTTTTATCTTCTGATTCTTCATTGGACGCATTTAATAGTTCTGCTCCACCAGCGTTGACAATTAAACAAGCACAATTCCAAAAAACTTCTGGAAAATGAGTCGCTAATAACACTGTTTGAATCGCAATAAAAGAGTAGGCAAGAGAATGTGGCCGGGAAAATGAATAGCTCATCTGTGGTAGCATAACTGTTTCCCAAATATATTCACCAAAATTCCGATTAGGACATTGACTTACAAATTTTTCTTTCAATTTAGGGACTTCTTTTATAATCTTTTTTGCAACCACTTTTCTGGCCATGTTCCCTTCGGTTAATGTAAAATGAGAAATGTTTTTGTCCATACACACTTCCATTAAATCTTCTTGCAAAGCTGGAACACCATAATTGGGTAGATAATATGGTTCAATGATTTTAATTTCTTCATCAGTTAAGTTCCATTCTTTTAATTCCTTATACCATTGATTCATATCGTTTTTTAATCTACAATATCTCTCTAATGGACGTTCTTTCCCTTTCTCTCCTGCCAATCTCATTAGAGCATTTGCACTAACCAATTCATTCGGAGATTTTGGTTTAATAACTTTTGCAGCGGATAATCCTACATCTGTGCTAAATTGAAATAAATCCATGATAGAGCCATCAGCAATTTTATTCCAAATTTTTTCTTCACTCAAGTCGATATTTTCTGGATTTAAGACTTCATTATAAATTTCTCTTAGACTTTTATCTTTATTTAAATAACCATATTTAATTAATTGCTCAATACAGATTGTAATTTTATCACATACTTCTGTTACTAAGAAGTCATATTTAACATCACCCAATTTCTCACTAGTATGGAGGTCATATTGAGTTGTTAAATCACCATTTGGACTACGCATAAGAGCATTCGTTTCAAATGGAGTCTTGTTATATAATACCACTCCACTTGCGTGTTGTCCTCTTTTGTTCTTTAACCCTTCTATAGCTTCCAATATTTCTAAAAGACCCGGATATTTCTCTATTTCATTTATAAAACTTTTTATGGGTTTAGTTCCTTTTTCTTCATTTCCATATAATACATCTTTCAACGGCGGTAAAAAGCCACGCTCTTTTGGAATTAAACTGCTTAAATATTGTGCTGTTTCTATCGGCAATCCATCGGGATATTCTTTAGAACGATACCCCCGACATCCACTATTAATTGCACTTTTTAATGTTTCAGTTCCGAAAGTGCATACTTGAATTAGATTTAATTCTCCTCTTTCTTCTCTAATCTTTTCGAAAATCATCTTTCTTTTTGATGGAGACAAATCTATATCAATATCAGGTAATTCAATTCTCTCTTTATTTAAAACACGTTATCCCTTATCGCTAAGGGTGTAGACTATATCTTGCTCTCACAATATATTTTAAAACCTAAATAATACTTTTTTTGTTTAATCGCTTCTCTTACAGCATAAGATATATAATCAACATTATCAGATTTAGTATATCTGTTTTTAATGAAAAAAATAGCACAATCTCTATTATCTTTGAAATAGTATCTTTCTTTTTCATTTTCGATAATAATATTATTATAAACTCTCTGTTCTTTTAATGTAAAGCGTTTAATTTTATTCTCATTTAAAATTCTATCAATAGTTGAATGGTCGCATCCAATTTCTTCGGCAACTTTTCGAGCAGATTTTAAAATCACATATCTTTCAATAATTTTATCAATATCCCATTCATATAATTCTACTAGTCTTCCTCCTAAAGTGGAATTATAACCATCATAATAGCTATTGTAAAATGAAATCCAATATCTTTCTCTTTCATCCAAAAATTCATTATTAACCTCTTCGATAGGAGAGAAAGTAAAATTTTCAATTCCATATTTATTAAACGCTTTATATAATGCCAATTGTGAGAAGTATTCTCTTTTATAATTTAATCTATGCTGTTCAAAACGCTTTTCATAAAATTTTATTGTCTGTCCGATATAAACTTTATGATTAATATTATTTTCTATTTTATAAATATATCCCATAATATCACCTCATTAATATGATATATTATGAGAGCCTCCGCACTTCAAATGATAAATTACATTCTACTCTACTCGGTTTAACTACTTTTCGATAGTCGTTTCACCTTCGACTTAAATATTGGCTCTCCAATATTTAAGTCGCTTGGCACAGAGTTCTCTTTAACGTATAAAGACTCTTCTCTGTTAGCCGGATATTTATATAATATACCGACACTGTTTTATGAAACATTCACGGAGTTGTTTTCTATATATCGCTATATAGGGAGACTTTTAAATTAAAGTTAATCTCCAATATTTTAAGTTCCATTTTATTGGGTCTAATTGAGTTATTCCCATTAAATAATTTGACAGAAAACAAACAGAACTCCCTCTTCCACTTAATAGAACAGAACCGCAATCCCAAAATAAATCAATATAATGTTTAAAAGTATTAAAATATTTAAACAAAACATTGTTTAATTTTTCTCCAATTACTCGAATAACATCTGCTTCTATTTCTAATCGAGCTAGATATTCTTCATTCCATTTACCTATTCTTTTTAAAGAAAATAAACATTCATTTATCCAATATCGCTCTTGAGCCTCATCCGATTTTAATAAGTAAGAAAGAGTAGGATATTTCTCAAGTCCTTCTTTTTTAGAATAATTCTTTACTAATACTTCTGGAATAATAGGTTTTTTAAAAAAATTATACCCTTCAATTTTTTTATAAATTTCCATTGAATTATTACAAATTTGTTCAAATTCTTCTAAACTATAAAAATCAGAAATATTATTATATACTTCTTTATTGTCCATAAAATGTGCGTCCCAATAAAATTGGTCAACCTCTCTCTCACCTTCTTTAGAATTTAAATAAGCTTTATGAAGAGGTCTTTCTTTAGCAGTAAGATAATGAGCATCAGAACCAATTATTATTTTTAAATTATACTCTTTAACAATATCCTTTACTCTTTTGTTAAAAGCTCTTTGTTCGTCTGAATTTCCGGCGGCAATTTCAAAGTAAAAGTCTTCTCCAAATAGTCCTATATTCCATTTTAAGAAATCATCAATATCTTTTTTAATCTTATTTACTTCTTCCAATAATCCTCTTTCTTCAGCTTTTATCAAGCTCAACACTCTATTTCCTATATAACCGCCGATACAATTATGAACAATACAGCCATTACAACAAAAACTATGAGAATCAACATTTAAGCAATAGACTTCTTCGTTTAAAGTGATTGGAACTATTGATTTTATATATACTTTTTTATAAGTAACCCCATTTATTTCAATAAATTTCTTTTTATCATGTTGAATGGCTGCATTCATATAACTTATTATATCATTATTATTTATAGGGGACTTTTTATTTATTTTTGTCCAAGCGACATTACTGCTACTTAAATAATAACTTTTTTGATGATGCGTTCCATCTTTTGATGTACGCTCATCTCTAATCGTTATTGAACTACGAATTCCAAAAGTTTTTAATAACTCTTGTGTATCTATTATTAATCTTTTAGATATTGAACCAATAACCATTTCTCCACATTCATATTTTTCTTTCTTTCTTTTTCTAAAATAACCATCAGCAAAAGCGTATCCCATGAACAAATTATAATCTAATTCTTTTGAAATATGTTTAATACGAGAAGGGATATATTTTGTCTTAGCCTTATTATTCCCAAAAAGATAATAAAATAATTCAACAAGTTCAATGCTGCTTGTTGCTATGTCTACTCTATGTTTTTCTAATCTTTTGTTAATTGACCATGTAATACCTATTTCTTCACTAGCGGTTTTTACAAAATTTTCCCAATAATAATCGAATTCTTCACTCGAAAAAGTGATATTGACACGATATAAATTTTTGTTAGGATAAATAGTTATACTTCCGTCTCCTAGCCATAGACCAAACAATCTCATAACTTCAGGAGTAATTTTTATTTCTGATTTTATTCTTTTTTTAGGCTGATAATTCTTTTTTAAACAATTTTCCCACTCTTCTCTATATATAACATCTCTCTGGGTATATTCTATATTTTTAATTGGAAATAGACAGATGTGTTTTCTTGAACCATTTTTCATATTTAAGTCTTTCGCTTCAACCCATTGAACAGGATTACATCCGGTCAATTTATATTGCTGTATTTTATTACAAGTGGTTATTAAAAATTTATGATTCTCAGTGCAAGTCATAGGAATAGGATTCTCGTAAAAAGTAATTGTTCGTCCTTCACCATTATATAATCTATGTGTTGGATAATTTACCTTTTCCCATTCGCCATTTTTATTTAATATAAAATCATTATCGTTTATATTTTCGATATTCTTTTCGCCTAATTTTGTTAAAACTTTTGTCCCCTTGACAAAACAAGCGTTAGAAGCAATTAAACTATTTGGATATTTCCTAACTATTCGTTCTAAATCTGACATCTCTGTGGGAACTCTGTACATACCTCTTGAAGAAAAACCATTATACCAAGCAATGGAACTCAACTCTCTTAATGCTCGATGTCCTTGATTATTCTTTGCTATTAATATATAGTGGAAATATTTTTCTATATTCTTTCTGTCTTTTACTAAATAAATCTCATTCCCTAAGGCACATTTAAATTTTTCTGGAATCACCTTTTCTTTTTTTAACCTTTTTTCCTCTTCCAATAACTCAATATGTCCGCTTAAACATTCATGGTCTGTAAGCGTTATACCCATTAATCCAAGATTATTCGCAGTTTTTATCATATCTGGAATTTTATTAATACTGTCAAGCAAACGGAGATTTGAATATTCACTATGTGCATGAGTGTCAAACCTAAAAAACTCTTTTACCACATTCATTCTATCACCCCTTCATCTTTTCTATATTAATTATACACCTAATTACTTACTTTTTCAATTCTTCATAATAACTAACAAAATCTCCTTTTCCAAAGCCCGGAATCGTAGTATTTCTTGCCGCCAAGTTATTAAAATCCATCTTTAAAATTTTTTCTTTTGCTTTTTGATTCAAAAATTTTATAAAAAAGAATTGCTGACCATCTCTCATTCTCTTTATAACTTCACTCTTATCTTTAGGATAAAATAGTTGATTATAATCATGCCAACCCTGTCTAAACACTGCTAAACCCCAATCTTCATAAACATTATTAAAAGATTGTGAAGTAGCATTATACTGCCAAATTAAAAAGTCTTTATGACTAGTTTTTGGCGGCGAAACTATTCTTTTATTTATTGAACACAATTTTTCTTTTGACCAAATCTGAAAGACTGTTCTTATCTTATAATCTTTGTTGTTTTCTAAAAAAGAATTTTCGGGCAAATAAAAATATTCAATCAAATTATAGGTAGTATTTAATTGCTTTTGAACACTCCATTTCATAAAAGAAACAGGAAAAATCATAGCAATATAATCGGCGAAAGTAGCTGATTTATTAAAAAATAATATAGCATCATTTGAACGCTTACCAAAAGGTGGATTTCCAATTACAATGTATTTTTTATTTAAATCCGGAAAGTAATTTAAAAAATTTAATTTTTTAATAGCTTCGTTTTCTGGATATAAATCATAAGCTTCACAATTCTGTAATTGAGATGAAAAACTTCCATTTCCAGCTGATGGTTCTAACAGAATATAGTCATTAAAATTTGGAATATGTTCTTTTGTAAAATTAATACACTTTTTAGCAATATTGAGTTTTGTATAATATTTATCGTTTTTTATCATAAATTTACCTCTAAAAAAAAATAAGACTATCAGCGATTAAGTCAATAGCCTTTCTTCGCCAGCAAAATTAATAAACTTTTACTAACTTAACAATTACCCAACTTTCGTCTTTCTTACACTTCTTAGTAGATGAATAAGATGTTAATTCGTATCCATCTTCTAATTGCTTAGCCTTAGCGTTCTCAATTAATGCTTTGGCTTCTTCTTCGGTATTGACCATAAATTCTTCTGTTCTTTTTAATAATAGTCCTTCATTCATATAATATACCTCCTGTTTGTTGGTGTTTCTTTCACCTTTTTATAACAATATTATACCACATTTTATCTTAAAAGTCAAAAACTTAAATAATCATCTTCTTTTATTTCAACATCAGATATTACAATTTGCGGCGACACATTACCCATATATTCATTTCTATTAGGTGTCCCGATGACAGTTAAATTAATTTTATTATTCAGTCCATTAATTTCTTTAATAATTTTCTCTGCTTTAAACATTACATACTTGATATTATTAAAAGTAAAATTAATAACATTTTTCGCCGCACCAACAATTCTAATATCCTTTTTATTTAAAATAATATTTTTTACTAAAATTTTTGGTTCTGGATTAAACTGCCCAAAGCTTTCACCATCATTTTTTGTTAAATCAAGAATTAAATCGTCAAGTTTAGAATAATTGCCAGCAACAATAAAATCAACTTCATAAACACCTTCGTTGAAATTAATTTCTGAAAGTTTTGTATTGGCATATTCTAATAGTTTTGGAATGTTTTTTTCTTTGATAGAAAAACCAAATGCTTGTGAGTGCAAGTATTCCTTAGGTTTCCCTAAGGTTTAGACTATATCTTCTATAAATATAGAATTCCTGTTTCTAATTGTGTATCAATAACAATTTTACTCCCATAAAAGGATAGTCGTTAGAAGTTTAATTTTAAAAAAAATCATTTCTTACGGGATTGGCATTTCAGCTTTCCCCGTTAGCCTATAATAGACCTCGTTGATAAACGACAAAAGAATTAAGAGCCATATTATTAACCCTCTGCGTAATCCATCAAATTGCTATCCAGTAAAAATTGTTTAGTATCTGTAAGTTCACAATTTGATACTCCTCTTACAGACCCCCTAAATAATCCTTCTGAATTCGTTCTGCCTAATAGAACTGGCTTTTTATAACGTGATACAACTTCAGTAGCACATAATCCAGTTAGTGTTGTTGAAACATTTAAATCATCAGCGTGTAAAACTAAAATTTGATTTTCATCTAAACAATTTTCAATAATTTGAATATCTAAAAGCTCTCCAGCCTTTTCTTTTTCTTTATTCTGTCTAGCACGAGCATTCGCACAATTTCTGGCATTTTGTTCAGAAATTGTTTCTGTTTCATTACTATGTCCTCTTTTTGTCGATGGAATTTCTTCAAGAGCATAAGTTTCTGTAAAAGCTTTAAATAATAAATCTTTTTCATTTTGATTTCCTACTCGAATTAAAGCATTTACTAATGGAGCAATATAATATGCCACTTGAGTTTGTGTAAGGCGGCAGTTATCCAAAAAATCTTCTGTAATATCTTCTGTTTTCATCCGAAATAATGAATATGCTTGTTGTTTAATTAATGCTCTAAGTCCTTCATTAAAAATATTAGAAAGTCCAACTTTATTAATATATCTATTTTCAAGAGTGTTAGTATTCATACAGTCGGCAACATGAGCAACAGCAACTAAATCTAAAAAAGCATCAGCAAATTTAGCTTCTTTATTACTTTCAAAGTATTTCAAAAATTTATAAACTACACCAGCACCACTTAATGCTTTATTGGGATAGTTCTTTGATAACTGATTATTAATTATTACAGCGTCTTGACAATAGCCAGAACTAAGATGGTGGTCAAGGATTAAAATATCATATCCTAAATCTTTAAGAATTTTACACTCTTCTGTATCATTACTGCCAGCATCAGGAATTATGATTAAGTCATAAATTTTGTCCTTTAAGAACAAATCCATTTTTGTTTCTAAACCATGTTCTTTACCCTCTGGAATTAGATATTTTAAAGTATATCCGTATCCTTCATTCGCTTTTAGCATTGACAAATAATTATAAATTATTGTGCTACTAGCTACGCCGTCTAAATCTGAATCCATGATGATTAATATTGTGCTATTATTTTTAATATGTTTTTCTAATAGTTCTTTTCCCTCTTTCATATTATCTAATAACTCAGGCGGCAATAATTCTTTTGCTGTAGGATTAAAATATCTATTCTTGTAGTCTTCATTATCTTCTAAAATTCCTCTATCAATTAATAAATTTTCTAAAAAGTTTTCATTAATCTCTCTTTTTGTTCTTCTTAAAAACTTCAAACGTAAATCGCACTCCTCAATAATTTTTCAAAAGTTTCTTTTCCTTTGTCTAAAGGACTGTCTTTTAATTCTAATAATTTCTGATAGTCCCATAAAAATCCCATTTTACATAAAGAACTAAATTTTAAACAATAGTTTTTCAACTTTTGATAATATTTTTGTTTCTCTTTATAATCTTTACCTTCTTTATCAAAAGCAATAATAATTCTATTTACTCCAATCTTTTTTAACATTTCTATTTGATAACGATGAATTGAACTGCCGCAAGCCGCTACACAAATGTTTGCCGCCGAGCCGTAATAAGTTTCGTACAATAAAACAGATTTTTCACCTTCCACGAGAATAGCCGTTTTATATTTTTTTAAATTATCTTTTACATTATTTATTCCATACAAGTTAAATCCTAATGGATGAGAATAGGTTGTTTCACCAACAGAAATAGGCATATATTTTCCTATTTTTAAGTCTTCTGGATTTAATGAGCGACCTCTTATCCCAATTAGTTTGCCATCTATATTATAATGTGGAATAATAATTTTATTTTGACTGATAGAATAAAGAATATTATATCTATCCATTGCTGCCTTTGAAATTCCATCACTTAACCATTCGCTTGTATAATATTTAATAAAACAATTTAAAATGCCACTATCATATTCTTTTAGATTAATGACTGGTCGATGTCTATGAAAATCAGAATAAATCGTTTCATAACTTTTGTAATCAAAAGATTCAATATAATTTTTCTTTTTTAAATCATCAACAACTTTTAGAACTATGTCTCTGTAAAAATCGTATTGGATTCCTAATAAATTGTATCGTCTTTCAAAAAGACCAAAAATATCAAAGGATTCGCCGCAATGTGTATAACAAGTAAAAAGTTTGGAATTTTTATAATAATATAATTTTAAACTTGCTTCTTCCGGATTTTCATTATGACACAAAGTTTGAAAAATGATACAATCTTTTTTTTCAATATGGGTTGTGCCGCCCAAAGAATAAACCAACTCAATTATTCTTTCGGGTGTTAGTTGCTCATTTAATTCCTTTAATGTCATAACATATCATCCCAATCTTTTTTTTCAGCTAAAGTTCCAAAAGCTTCTTTAATATCATCAGCAGTTAAATTTTCAGTTTCCTTTGGTTCAATGGCATAACTGCTTTCTAATAAAGAATCACTAACCTCACCAGTGTTATATAAGTTTAATTCATCATTAAAACCACCTTTTTTTAAAATGGAATAGTTTGCTAGATTAAAATCGGTTAATACACGACCTTGTGCATCTGTTATAAACAAGTCTTTTCGGCGGCAAATGCCCAAATCATTCTTACAAAAAATTCTTACCATATTCCAACGTCCACGCCGATTTTTATAAACATCAATTACTAAATTTGGTTCACCAAAACTAGAAATATATTCTGAATATGGTTGTAATTCTTCTCTTGTTGGTCGGCTCATGATACAACCTACGTCTACCAAATCGGCTATCGAGCGTGAACCTCTAACTTTCTTATAATCTCTGAATCCTCCTTTTGGGTCATCATCTCCAGAAATTTGCGTTGAAGTCATGATAAAACTATTTAATTCTACTGCCAAATTTTTTAATGCTGTTGTAAACAATCTTAAACAAACGTGCTCCGGCAATTTTAAATCTCGATATTCTTCTAACATTGCCGGACTTGAGAATATGTAATCATAAAAGAAATTTTCTACACCATATTGCAAATTATATCGCCTGAATAAATTCTTAATAACACTTGAACTTGGGTCAGGTACTCTGGCAAACAAAATATTATCTTTATATTTTTCCATAATAGAAATTGCTACATTTATTCGCTCTATATGAGCATCTGTGTAATTCCCATATAAAAAGATTTCTTCGTTATATCCAGTTAAATAGGCTAATATCATTGTTTTAATTTCTTCTGGGTCTTGTTCGGTCATTACATACAAGACTTTTTCGCAGTTCCCCGTAGAAATCCATTTATTCTTAAAGATATCATAACGAATTGGATAGGCGATATTACAGCAGTCGCCAACCATTTGACGAGTGTTATGCGACACCCATAATGTTTCGCCTGCCGCAAATAAATGTTCGCCATCAACATAGAAACACGTCATTTCAGTATAAAAGTTTGTCGACTCAATCTTTACTATCCTATCTTTATTAATTTCATTTTTTATAAGATTAGTTATTAATAAATTCCCGTCTACTCTATAGTTATTATATCCTACAGAAGTCAAAAGAAACATTAATTTATCTCTAAATTTTTGACTATAAGCATTAATATAAGCCTTATCATCTTTTTTATAAACTTTACATAAAATTCCACTAATCAGTTCTTTTCTTTGTTGTAAATTACTGACTAAATATTTATCCAATAGTTTATAATCTTGATTCTTATAAATCTTTATTCCAATTTTATATAGTTTTTTATTCCTAATATTTTTTGTAGGTAAATCAAATCCGCCTGTAATAGTGGGCACGCTATAAGTTGTATAGTCTTCCTTATAAATTTCTTTTAATTCTTTCGTTTGAAGAGAATTGCTACCGTCTTTATAGAAACTCCATAAATGCTCATCACAACATTCAGCGACCTTTCCACTTTCAAAATAAATCTTATAAACTTGTTTCTTTTCTTCTTGCGGATAGACAGCCAAAACTTGGGTATAACTACCATGTCTGTTTATTAATAAATCGCCTACTCTTACTTCGCTAATGGTTTTCCACCCTTTAGAAGTAATAATTTTTGTATAATTAGGAAGAGCCTTACCTACAGATGTCCCCGCACTTCTTAAATATAATTTCCCCTTTCTTCCGCCACGACAAATAGTATTAAAAATATCTCCTTGCAATGGACATCCAACTTCTGGTTCTTCTTTTAACTCCTTAATTAAATCTCTAATATTGTCAGAAGCTCGGCTTTCAGATAGTTGATTGTTTAATACAAATTTCTTTTCATAATTTGCTACTTCACTTTTTAAAAGATTAATGATGTCATTAGGAGTCATTGTTTCAAACTTGTCATTAATCTTATTATAATCTGGACTTAAGACATCTTCACAATAAATATTACTAACATCTTTTCCTGTTCTTTGCAAATCTTTTAGCAAATTAAGCTTTTTTAAATTGTTATAATAATAACTAAAGTTTTTTGGTTCACATTCATTTTCACAATCTTGTAAAAAACTAATTCCATTTTCTTTTTCAATCAAGTTTTTTGCTTTAGAATTAGTGTCTAAATAATTCACAATATCAACAGTTCTAATAGCTTCAGCACCTTGAGTATATAAGTTATAAATTGCTGAAAAAATGTATTTATCCATTGTTTGTGGAAAATCATCTTTTTCTAATAAATATTTATCTGTATCGTTTAATAATGATGGTTGTGCCATTAGTGAACCTAAAATTTGAATTACTGTATGTCTATCAACTTGAATCAATAAGTATCACTCCTTTTCTATAACAATATTATACCACATTATTGATACAATAGCAAAATAATTAACAATAATAACTAGCCGCTTCACCTCTAGTGATAAAAAAATGAATTCCAGTAGAGCATTCATCCCATCTATTTTCATTAAAATCTTTTACTTCTACTGTTTCACCAACTCGGTAAATAAAATTTTCATCAAATATTGAATGAGCTAAACTATAATTCACAGCTCCATCAATAGAAGTGATAGATAAAACTTTAGCTTTACTACATCTACATTTTCTACTTGTGCCCGATGAGCGTTTTGCATTTTCTGGAATTAATAATTCTACAACACCAATTCTTCTTCTTTCAGTTATGGCACTCTTATAACCAATAAAACTTCCCTTTTCAGGACATTGTAAAGGAAAAAGATTCTGTTTTTCTCTATGCTTTACGGTAGTAAGGTCTGTATTAATTAAAATACTGCCATCAAGACAAGCTCCATTCAAATTGGTATAAGCTAAACAAGCATTTAAAAAATTCGCATTGTTAAGAATAGCACAAGATAAATTTGCATTTTTTAAATTCGCACAGAAGAAATTTGCTCCAGTAAAATCCGAATAACTCAAATCAGAATTTTCTAATACAGAAAAGTCTAAATTAGCACCAATTAAATTAACATGAGATAAATCCATGTCGCTCAAATTTGTCCAGCTTAAATCTGCACGAACGCCGTCTTTTCCTCCAAGCCATTTTTCATGTAAATTTAAAACTTTTCTTAATTCTTCATCACTAATCTTTCTCATAATAATTCTCCTTTTATTCAATAGAATCTAAATCAATTTGCTTCTTTTTCTTTCTTTTTTTATACAAAAATTGAGACGGGTTGTAAGGGATTTCAATTCTATCCTTTTCTAGTTGCTTTTTAATTTGTTCTTCAATTAACTTTTGTTCCGCTGCTTTTTCCTTATAATAATTTATTGAATCTTTCAGAACATAAGTGATAATACCAATTGTTTTATATTCTTCTTTTACTTTATTCCTTTTAATTTCATAAAAATATTTCAAAGTTAAAAGCTGGGCTTTATAAGAAATTCCTTGATTTAACATACGATTCATTAATGTTAAATTATGAGTGCTTACTGGCTCTTCTTCTGAATTAACTCCAAAAAGTCTAATAATGTAATAAAACAAAGCATCTCTATCATCATAATTTTTCTTTTTTAATTCTTTATTTTCTTCTGATAAATATTTTCCGGCAGTAGCATATGAAATGTTTAGTTCTTTTGCTACACGAGACAGATTTCTATATTCTTTGTATTTTTCATTTATTTCATTAATCAATTCGGGGGTTATTTCTTTTCTAACTTTCTTCTTGTTTGAGTATTTGCTTACAGTTGCCGGGCTTAGTTTCAAAATTTCTGCTACTTCTTTTTGTGTTTTTTCTTTTAAAAGTTCGTTAATTTGCTCTACAATTTCGGGTGTAATTTTACTTTTCATATCACCGACCGACCTCTCTTTTCTTTTTCTATATTTATTATAACATATTTCAAAAGGAGAATCAAGAAAATTCTCAATTCTCCTTTTTGTTTTATTTTATTTTAAATTTCATCCAAATATTCCGCCGCCTGAGCAACTAAACTACGTTCAATTCTTCTCAATTTTACTGCAGCAAAAATCTTAGAATAAATTGGAGACTCTCTTAGTTTCAATAATAGCTTTAATCCACTCTTATCTTTAAAAATTAAACTATCCGTTTGTTTTAAATCGCCATCAAAAAAGATTCTACTATTTTCACCACAACGAGAAATTAAAAGCTTGATATGATATTCGGTTAAGTTTTGTGCTTCATTAATAATAACAATAGCATTTGAAAAACTACGTCCTCTAATAGAAGCAATAGGAACGACTTCTAGTTCTTCTACTTCAATCATGTTTTGAACTCTATCAATTCCAATTAAGTCAATTAACGGGCCAATTTGACCGCTGATTTTGGGGAGTAAATCACCCGGCAATGTGCCTACTTCCAAAGAGTCTTTTGTATAAGCATTGTTTGGAACATAGATAATTTTTGAAATTTTCCCTCTTTCTAATTCTTGTAAAGCAAAATTTGTTAAGATAAAGCTCTTCCTTTATACCGTCCTTTTCAGGATACTTTAACACTTTTGTCGGAGTAGACTATATCTTCTTCATTGGAATGAAGTGTGGTTTTTCGAATTTAAAAAATCTACTTCCATAAGGAATAGTCGTTGAACTTCCCGTTGGCTAAACGGTTTAGCTGCTGATTGCCATATTAACATTAATTTAGGTATCCCAGCAATTAACCACATTATTCAATATATATTACTATATAAGGGAGCTAATTAATAACCCGACCCTGCACAACCTCCAGCATAAACAATCTTATTATCTCTATCAGATAAAGCAGCGAGTAAGCATTGTTGTTCAGTGTTTCTGGCTCTTAGAGTATCAATATACTTATTATGAATAGCATAAGTATCTCTAACTAAATTAAGTCTAAAGCCATCATAGCGAAAGGCGGCAATGTCCTTATAATCTTCAATGCCATATTTGTCGGTCTCTTTTTCATACTTATTCTTAACAATTAAAAATTGATTATAACTAAGCTTTAGACCTTCCGGCACAACCCCTTTTTCATAGATATTTTCTAGTTCTTTAGAATATAAATTACTATCTAAATTTGGAGACCAATAAGCTACACCACTATATTCATCTTTATCTCCATATCCTTCAGTTCTAATACCTTTAATAATAGCTTGAACTTTAAGATACACATCGTTTGTAATGAGAACGCCGTCATTTTCTTTTGTAATATCTAAAAGCTGTTCATCTACAACTTTATCTCGATAAGTTGAATCCCATTTTAATTTATCTAAATTTCTTGAAATATATACCGCCGCTCGCCGTGCTTTTTCAGCAACTTCTTTGTTTAAATGCTTTTTTAATCCGTCTAATTCCTTCAAGACTGATAAAGCAATTAAATTATCATCTTCTTTTTCTACAATTTGCGGATAATCTAATAGAACATTTGTATCAATAATTTTTTTCAATCGCCGCCACTCCTATAAATAAGTAAAATAAAAGGGGAGATAATTACTATCTCCCCAAAGAATTAGTCGAGATTTAGACTATCTTTAATTTCTCTAAGAGAGTCTTCTAATTCAGTCTTCTGTTCTGCTGTAATTTCAGAAAATTTAATTGTTTTTCCAAAATTCTTTTCTAAAATGGTCATAATTGCTTCTTTTTGGTCTACTGTTGCTTTAATCCAAATGCTTTTTGCTTCTTCCATTAATTCATCAAAAGTTTTGCTAAAATAAATGTTTTCTTCGTCAGTTGCTTTATCACCACTTGCGGCGGCTTCTTTATCAATAGCATCATAAATAGCATTAATAAAATCATTATAATTTAACTTAACTTTAGGAACAACATAATGAAAACGACACTTGGTTAAGAATCTTTCATCACTTCTCAAGAAAATATATCTTTCATGAACAATCTTATCATCTTGCTTTTCAGGTACATCTCTAATATAACCAATGATGTCTACAAACTTGTTAATAAGCAAGAATGGTCTATTAGGTAGAGCAGGAACAATTTGATTGTATTCTTGCCCAAGGTCATTAATCTTTGGTTTTTCGGTTTCGTGAGAAATGAATAATAAGCCATATCCATAATAAACTAATTCTCTAAAAGAATCCATAAATTCATTATCAAGAATCTTATACCCGCCACCAAAGCCTGCAACATCCTTGATAGTCTCTGCGTCATGTTCATTACAAACATATTTTTCACAAAGCTTATATGCTTCATCTACTGTATCAATTACTAAAATTTCATATTTATCTAAAAGCAAAGGTTTCTTTGTTTTAGGGTCAGTTCTTTTTAACTGCTTAACAAAATCTTTATAATCACTCCAGCTTTTAACAGGAGCAACATACTTATCATGTAATCCATTTGTGCCGGGTTCAAAGGATAATATAAGAGACTTAGGGAATTTTGAAGCTAATGTAGTCTTCCCACAACCCAATTTGTTATCATATAGACTTTTTATTCTATATATCTTACCATTCTTTTTTCTGGCAAGTTCAGCATACCTTTCACGCATTCAGCGTTGGAGTCTCTTGGAAATTTTATTCTTTAATAGGAACTTCTAAAAGTAATTTCTCGTATTTTTCTTTTTTTCTCTCTAAGAATAAAGAATTATTTGTGTAAAGAATATCATATATTTTTCTTGTGGCGTTAGTGCTGTAAACAAAAGAATAAAAATCTTTTTCATGAGAACTATCTTTGTGTATATTAACATTAGGAATATTATATCTTTCTTCTAAAACCCCAATAATCCATTCTAACACAGGTTTAGAAGCTCCACATATTCCCCATCTTAAACTTTTGCTTTTTCCTCCACGAGTAAGATTCAAGTTTATAGTTCCATCTCCATCAAAATATCCTCTTATATAATCAATATAAAACTTTTCATTAAGTTTAGTTGGAGGTAAGAGTGCATAAGTCTTTTGAGGGATTATATTATATTTTTCTAAATCTTTTTTGTGTTCAGCACATGACCAATCAAGACTAGCGAATACAAAACCTCTTTTATTTTCTCTTATTTTGATAGGATTTTCAATTTTTACTATTTCTTTTATTCTTTCCAAGATTTCTTTATCTACAACAGACAACTCTATTCTTATTCTATTTCCATTTTTAGAAATATTGCCGTCAGAAGCAAGGAATCCAAGAAGCCAAGCCATATTTGAATTTTCTTCTTTAAAAAAATTAGGATTTTTTTCATAATGTTGAGTTGTTCTATCATTTGTTTGATTTGCTACACAAATTGATTCATGTAAATTTCTAATTTGAATATTATTTTTTAACAAAATATTTTTCACAGTTCTGCCAGATAAACCAAATTGTCTACCAGACTTTAGCTGTCCAAATTTTTTATTTACGTAATTATCAATTACTATAGATTCAATTTGCTCTAAAGAAAACCCTTTATTTCTTTTTAATACCCATGTTTCCGCAGCCGTGCGTATGTAAATGTCTTTATTTTTTAAGATTTTTTTAACATCGCCCTGTGTAATATGATATTTTTGAGATAATTCCTTTATTGTATAAAGATTCTGATAATCTTTTATTAGTTTCTCCATAATTGGACAAACCTCCTATTAAAGCTATTCTTTTCTATGCGTTGTGCGTGTTTATTCTTTTAAAAACAAACTTCCGCTCGGATTAGCATCTCAGCCTTCCCGTTTTTACTCCATTTTTTCTATTGTAAAATAGAAGCCCAGTTTATCTAGGCGAGCCGTATAATAGAGTTATCTTTCCTTTTAAATTTCTACTAATTTTTTGTGGTTCAAGTTCAAATAAATTTAAAGCCATAAATATTAATTCCTCCAAAAAGTAAAATAGATATAAAAATAGGGGAACTTAATCCCCTATTAATTTAGAAATCAAATTCACTACCCATTACATTTGATGTCTTCTGTTTATTTACACTATTTGCCTTTTGCTTAGCTTGTTCAATTCTTGCCTGTCTTTCTGCTAAAGCTTGCTGAATATCGCCCATATCATAACTCTGAGCTTCATCATTTGGCATTGTGCCGCCAGTAATGATTAACTCTCTAACATTTTTGGTATAATGCTCTACTAATGGTTCACCAAATGCCTGCTCAACCTTCTTTACTTCGTCCTTTACAGAATATTTAATTCTTCCTACGATATTAACTGTATCACCCTTATTCCAATTTTCAGAAATAAAGTCATATGCCTGAGAATTTTCACTTTCAGCAATAAATTCTACTACATCCACACGACCTTGATAGCCCACAAGAATAACCTTAACCTTTAACCGTCCTGTATTTTCACCATCTCGATTAACTTCTTCCTTAACAGAACCAATTACAACATTATTAAGATTAAAAGTAGCACAATCAACATCCTTTGACGCAGCTTCCTTTGCCCCCAACATTCTGAACTTTGTAATACTCATTTCCTTATCTGTTCCAGCTGGAATATAAACATTTTCGTTAATTGTGCCGCCCTTTTTGCCATCAGCACCAATAGAAATTCTTGTTGCTTTTTCAGGCTTATCTCCTGCGGCAGATAAAGAAATAAAATCCTTAAATTTCTGACCGTTAGTGTAAATAGGATTAACATCACCCTTAGAATAGTCCTTATTGGCATATAATTCAATTGGAACTTCACATTGAGTTAATACGCCATTAATTTCTTGGTCTAAACGAACCATAGCATTTACTCGAACATAATCTCGTCCTTGTGGATACGCATCTGTTGACTTACTACGTCCTTCCTTAACATCAATTGTAGATAGCGTTCCTGTAATTACAAAATTATTATAGCTTTTATTTTCTTTAATATTTAACATTTAATATCCTCCAAAAAAAATAATAGTAGTAAGTTTTAAGAATAAGTGGGGAGATTAAACTCCCCTTATATTATTCAATTGTTAAATTCATGCCTGCTTCTGTTAGAGTAAAATACTTTACATCCTTAACGGTTGTAGTTCCATCTGGATTCTGAATTTCTGTCGGCATAGAGAATCTTTCAATGTAATCCACACCTGCCTTCTTACCCTTACGTTCAATTGTTAGAACCGCACCTGTAATCTGCTGAACCTTTTCAACACCAAGAGCTTGCTGAACCTGCTTGGCAGTAAACTTAGCACCAGCACCATTACTCTTTAGAAAATCTAGAACCTTAATTGTATTAATACTTGCCATAAAAACATCTCTCCTTTAAAATAATAATAATTTTATATCTTAAATAGCTGGTGTGCTATTTAATTTACTATAATTAGTATAACATAATTTTTATTTGAAA